TCTATGCTTTCTTATTATACCGCTTGGCTTAAGTGCTATTATCCTTTGGAATTTTTATTCTCGATCCTCAAAAACGAAGGCGACAAAGACGCCAGAACAGGTTATTTGATTGAAGCAAAAAGACTTGGGATTAAAGTAAAGCTTCCCCATGTAAATGAATCTGATGTAAACTTCTCGTTGCAAAAAGATTCAATTAGATTTGGATTGGCAGAGATTAAATTTATTTCAGACAGTATTGCAAATAAAATTATTGAAAAGAGACCCTATGAAAACTATAAAGACTTTGTTGATAAAGCATCCCAAAAGGGCAGTGGCATTAATTCTAGGGCCATCTCTTCTCTTAACGCTATTGGCGGTGCTGCTTTTGATGATAACCCTAGAAGCGGTAAAGAAGCCGAGTCTTATTACGAATTTTTAGGTATACCATCATTTAATCTATCTAACCTAGATCCAAAAATTAAAGCTCAAGCAAGACCAATTGATGAATTTGAAGAGCTCGGATCATTTGTTATGTTCGGAATGGCTAAGGCAATAAAGCGTGGATCTGGCTGGTCAAGAATCGAACTTGTTGACGAAAGCGGATCGGTTGGTTTGTTTGATATAGAACAAACAAAAATAGAAACAAACAAAATGTATTTTGTTCTTGTTGGTGACAATAGAATATCTAGATATGTAGAGGTTGATTTAATTAATAAAGACTCTGAAGATGCTTTTGTTAAATACCTGTATGCACAGTCTTATCCTATTGACGAAAATCAAAGGTTTGTGATAAGCTATACACCATACAAAACAAAAGCTGGCAAGACTATGGCACACCTGGTTCTGTCAGATAAAGATAAGAATCTAAATAGAGCAATTGTATTCTCAAGCATGTACCCATTATCGTTGGCAAAAATGCGAGAAGGAATGATATGCGAACCAGTTCTAAAAACTTTAGAAGATGGAACACTTATGGTTAAGGAAGTAAAATGACAGATAGCACAGAAGATATTTTTAAGACAATGAATGCATCTAGGGTGTTAGTTGCAATCCTAAATAAAATTGGATCAATTGAAATTTCTACAGAAGACTTTATTAATTCTAACAATGAGGACACTCAGCTTTCAGTTTCCTACAATGATGAGTCGTTGTCATTTGAGTTTAAGCTAGAGCCTAAAACTTCAGAGTCCGATGAAGAACTGGCTAACAATTAATTATTATGGACATGCAACTAGACGATATCTTAGCAAAACTAGACCCAAAGACTAGAGCAAGGGTTCAATCAGCTGTCGACATTCAGATAGACAGACAGCCTACCCCAAGTATCGGACTAAACTTTGCATTAAATGGAGGTTTTGCTTACGGTAGACAGATACTTGTATGGGGAAATAAGTCCGCAGGAAAGTCTTCGTTTTGTTTGCAGATGATTGCCTTAGCGCAAAAAGAAGGCAAGACATGTGCTTGGATCGACGCAGAGCATTCCTATGACCCAGAGTGGGCTGAAAAGCTAGGAGTAAACTCTAAGGAGCTAATCTATTCACCAGCAAAAACAGTTAACGATATGGTTGATGTTGCAACAAAACTTATGGAGGCGGGTGTAGATCTAATTGTAGTTGATTCCATATCTGCACTTCTTCCAGCTATTTACTTCGAAAAAGATGGAAATGAAATGAAAGATTTGCAAGATACAAAGCAAATCGGCGCAGAAGCAAAGGATATGACCCACGCAGTCAAGATGTTAAACTATGCAAACAAAAACACACTACTTGTTCTCATCTCACAGCAACGAAATCAATTTGGATCTATGCATGCTAGTCACATCCCCACAGGTGGCATGGCAGTTAAGTTCTTCTCTTCCACGGTCATTAAGCTATGGTCTTCGGAAGCTGAAGCTAATGCTATCAAGGCTGGCATTAAAGTTGGCGACAAGATTATTGAACAAAGGGTTGGAAGGCCAGTTAACTGGATTGTTGATTACAACAAAGTCGGCCCCCCAAATCTATCAGGACAGTACGACTTTTACTACCAAGGGGAAGCTCTTGGTATAGATTATGTTGGAGAAACATTAGACGTTGCGGAAATGTGCGGCGTTGTTGAAAAAGGCGGAGCTTGGTATACTATTAATAAAGAAAGGCTTCAGGGTCGTGCAAAAGCAGTTCAGTATCTTCGTGATAATAAAGAAGTGCTTGAAGATCTAAAAAGGGAGATAGATGCCAAAAATTAATGAGTTTTTTACTTCTAAGCCAGAAGACATACAGGATAGCCGAGTTGAAAAAATAGATCAAGAAAGGCCGTGCAGTAAATGCGATCTGTCTTCTCCATTCTATAATTTTAATCAAGTAACTTTAGAGATGTATTGGAAGTGTCCTGATGGTCATGAGACAAGGTACAAACTAAACTGATGTCGGAAAGAGCAGAAGTAAAAAGAGATGGCGCTAAGGCACAAAAAAATAGTGGCCGTGGCGAATATCAAAAGGGTGATGCTAAATGGAGAAACTTCGTAGTAGACTACAAAGAATCTAAAGCCTCATTTAATTTGAATAAAGATGTATGGGCTAAAATCTGTACAGATACTTTTAAGGTTAGCAGGGATATGCATCCAGCCCTTAAAATTATTATCGGTGGGGATTCCAAGGTCCGTCTTGGAATCATAGAGTGGTCAGTTCTAGAAGAACTTATCACATTTTGGGAGGAAAATAAAAATGGCTAATCCAATTATTACAATTGTAGGAAGAGTTGGTAGTGAACCAGAAACTGTAGGATCAAATGGTCTTCGTTTTAGGGTAGCAACTAATGATCGTGTTAAGAATGATACTACTGGAGAGTGGGAAGATAAGAACACATCTTGGTGGACAGTCAAAGCTTGGCGTACACTTGCAGAGCAATCAAAGTCTGTAATTAAAAAGGGCATGGAAGTTATTATTGTAGGAAAGATATATGAAGAAAACTGGACAGATAAAGATGGAGTTAAGCGAGCCTCTTATGAGATTAATGCTGATTCAATTTCTGTAACCGCATATACTTTATCTAAGGATAAGGCGCCTAACAATGATCAGTTCCCATCATATAAAACTTATGCAGAGGTTCCTTTTTAATGGTATTATTTACCTATGGAATAATGATCGGCTTCGTACTTGGGTACGGAGTCGGTCTTCTGATGGATAGATGGGACAAGAAGATTAAAAATGACAGAGGATAAAAATACACTAGAGTTGATTAACTCTATTACTGAGTTTAACGACCTTCATGAATATATGAACGATGCTCAATTAGATAGAGCATTGGCTGTTATAGTTAAATTGTTGTTGAACCCAGATGTACCTGCTGCCAAAGCGCCTCAGCTTATTATAGAGCTTCAGGCGATGTCCACTAAGTTTGCTATGATGGCATCCTACTATTCAACAATAGCAAAAGATAAAGCTGGAACAGCAAACAATAACAAGAAAAATATATATTACTCAGCAAAGGAGTCCATAGACAAACTTGTAGATGCACTTAAGTATGTCGTTAGGTATAATTTATAATGGGCAGAAATATAGTAAAAAATCTAAAGTTTAAAAAACATACTGGTAAGTTCTTTGACCCAGAATTATTTGCTGAGATGCTTGATGAGTCTTATAAGAATACTAAAAGAGCTGATGGAGACATGACTAAGAAATCATTTAGTCCGAGCTCCCTTGGTTATGGGCATGGAACATGTCCTAGGTACTGGTACATGGCATTTTCTGGAGCAATGTTCATTGATAATAACGATGCAGTTGCTGTTGCCAACATGGCCCAGGGAACTCAGGCTCATGAAAGACTTCAAAACTTAATTAAAACAATGCCTCAATGGAAAGCGGAAGAAGAAGAGATCATTAATGAATATCCTCCTATCCGTGGCTTTATTGACTTAATTATGGAGTATGATGGTGAAACAGTAATCGGAGAAATTAAAACTGCTAAGCAAGAGGTTTGGGATGCAAGGCAGGCGGAGATGAGCCCATCTGCAAATCATATGCTACAGCTTTTGACATACATGAAACTCAAAGATGCAAAAGAAGGCTTCTTCCTTTATGAGAATAAAAATACACAAGAGGTACTGATTATCCCAGTAGTTATGAATGAAAAGAATAAGCAAATAATTGAGGATGCTTTCCTTTGGATGCGTGAGGTTTGGGACAATTTTAAGGATGGCGATTTACCAATGAAGCCTGAAGGTGCTACAAAAACAAAGATGCCGTGCACCTATTGCCCAATTAAAAAGCAATGCTATTCAAAAGATACCCCTACTGGCACAGTACAAATAGAAAGATTTAAGGTACCTACGCTGTGATATGCGCTAATTCAGATTGTTTAAATGATAAAGAGTTTACTCCAAAAACTCATAATCAAAAGTATTGCTCTGACGAATGCTGCAGAGTGGCTACAAATAAAAAAATCATGGAAAAGTATTATGAAAAAAAAGCTATTCGATCTGGACAAAAAAGACACTGTAAGAAGTGCAACTCTAGTCTAAGTAGATATAATACCTCAACAGTTTGTGCAAAGTGTGATAAGAGTATCTCTACTTCAGATAAAGAAAAAGTTTTGAGGATGCTAAATGACTCTGGCCAAATTAGCTAAAACAAAAGCAAGTAGGGTGCTTGGAATTGATGCATCTACTTCATCTGTTGCATTCTGCTTAATTGAAGATAACAGGCCAGTAAAATGGGGCAAGATCAATATAGTTGGAAATGATATATATGAAAAAATCTATGATGCCAAAGTAAAGACTGCACTAATGCTGGATGAACTAAAATCAGATTATATAGCAGTTGAAGGAGCAATACTTGTCAGATCACCTGATGCTGTGATAAAATTGTCTTATGTGTATGGTGTTGTTATTGCTGAACTTATGTCTACTGGCGCTTCCGTTATTACTATATCCCCTAGTGCTTGGCAGGCTCATATTGGAAATAAGAATCCAACAAAAGATGAGAAGGAAGCAATAAGATTATTGAATCCAGGATATGCTGATTCATGGTATAAGAATAAGTTACGTAATATGAGAAAGCAAAGAACTGCTGATTACTTTAATAAGAAGTATGGATTAAGTGTAGTTGATTTTGATGTGGCAGATAGTTTTGGTATTGCCCATTACGCAAATGAAGTGTTGACAAAGAGGTGAAATTGTACAAGAATAAAGACTGGTTGCATAGAAGATATGTTATACAGAGAAAAAGTATGGAAGAAATTGCTAGCGAATGTGGCGTAACAGTTATGACCATATATAGAGCTCTAAAAGAAAAAGGTTTAATTAAATGAAGCTAACCCCAGTTTTTGAAGATTCAAAAGAGTTTAGGTATGATGATCTTTATATGCTTACAGTTGGCACTGAAGCAGGACATGAAATTTTAAATACTTGCCTTGAAATTGCTCACATGCTTATTAAAAAGAATATTTCCTATGGGAACTCCGCATTGGACCCAGTTCGTATATTTTCAAAGGCGGGGCCAAAAGAGCAGCTATACGTTAGAATTGATGATAAACTAAATAGATTAATTAAGGGTGAAGAATATCCAGGAGATAATGATATCGACGACCTTATTGGGTACCTTATATTATTAAAGGTTGCTAAGGAATTTGCTATTTCAGTCGACTAGAAGTATAATAAAGTCATATGGAAATTGAATTAGCTGATCATTTTGATCGCATGAACAAAGTAGTTGAAGAGCTACTTAGAGGAAACAACCCCACCCAGATTGCTACCCTAACAGGCCTTAAGAGGGCAGATGTTATTGGGTTGATAGATGAGTGGAAGAACGTCGTACATAACGACACATCAGCTCGTGAACGTGCTAAGGAGGCTATCTCTGGCGCAGACCAACACTATGCAATGCTTATTAAAGAAGCTTGGAAGACAGTTGAAGATGCAGATCAGGCTGGACAGCTCAGTGTTAAATCTGGAGCGCTAAAGCTAATTGCTGACATTGAAGGAAAAAGAATTGGAATGCTTCAAGAAGTTGGACTGCTTGATAACGCAGAACTTGCGGGACAGATTGCAGAGTCAGAAAGAAAACAAGAAGTATTAGTAAGAATATTAAAAGAAGTAACAGCATCATGCCCCAAGTGTAAGATGGAAGTTGCTAAACGTTTGTCTCAAATTACTGGAATTGTTGAGCCCATAGAGATTATCGAGGAAGTCAGTGGAGTTTGATTTTAATGACCTCATTGATATCTTAGATGGCGAAGAGTTTGATGAAAGACCAGTAGATCTTAAAACTTTTGTAACAGATAAGAATTACTTAGGATTACCAAGCTTATCTGATCATCAGTATACTCTTATAGAAAAATCATCTCAGATATATAAAGAATCAACTTTAATTAAACTATTTGGTGAATTAGAAGGATCTGTAAGATATAAGCAGACAGCCAATGAAGTTGTTGCACAATTAGGTAAGGGCAGCGGTAAAGATTATTGCTCTACCATATCTGTAGCCTATATAGTATATTTACTATTATGCCTTAAGGACCCAGCATCTTATTATGGTAAGCCTCCTGGAGACTCAATCGATATAATTAACATTGCTATTAATGCTCAGCAAGCAAACAACGTTTTCTTTAAGGGCTTTAAAAATAGAGTCACACACTCCCCTTGGTTTGCTGGCAAGTACTTTGAAAAAGCTTCAGAAATTAAATTTGATAAGAACGTAACTGTGTACTCTGGTCACTCAGAAAGAGAAGCATTTGAAGGATACAACGTTCTTGTTGCGGTGCTAGATGAAATCTCTGGCTTTGCTTTAGACAGCACAAGCGGTCACGATCAAGCAAAAACAGCAAGCGGCATCTATGATATGTACAGGGCTTCTGTAGATTCTCGTTTCCCAGATTACGGCAAAGTAATCCTTCTATCCTTTCCAAGATTTAAGAATGATTATATCCAGCAAAGATATGAAGATATTATATCTGAAAAAGAAATTATATCTAGGTCACATAAGTTTAAGCTAGATCCAGAACTACCAGACCATACCGTTGGAAATGAATTTGAAATTTTCTGGGATGAGGATCAAATCATTTCCTACAAGTATCCTAGAGTTTATGCTATCCGCAGACCAACCTGGGAAGTTAACCCCACAAGAAGCATTGAGGATTTTAAAATTGCATTCTATAGAGACGTAACAGATGCACTAGGAAGATTTGCTTGCATGCCACCAGAAGCAATTGATGCCTTCTTTAAATCTCGTGAAAAAATTGAGATGGCATTTAATGATCTCTCAATAGCCGTAGATGGGTTTGGAAGATTTGAAGAGTGGTTTCAGCCAGAAGAAGATAAAGAATACTTTATCCATGTTGACTTAGCCCAAAAGCATGACCACTGTGCTGTGTCTATGGCCCATATTGAAAAGTTTGTTAGCGTAAAGGTTACTGATACCTATTCTCAGCCAGCACCAATAGTTAAAGTAGATGCAGTAATGTATTGGACGCCGACTTCAGATAAGTCAGTAGACTTTGGTGAAGTAAGAGATTACATTTTGTCTTTAAGGTCAAGAGGGTTTAACATTAGAATATGCACCTTTGACCGATGGAACTCTCACGATATGATGCAGCAGCTAAAGCAATACGGCATTAATACGGAAACTTTATCTGTAGCTAAAAAGCATTACGACGATATGGCGATGGTTGTATTAGAAGAAAGATTAAACGGACCACACATACCACTTCTTGTAGATGAACTGCTAGAGCTAAGAATTATGCGTGATAAGGTTGACCACCCTAGAAAAGGTTCAAAGGACTTAGCTGACGCAGTTTGTGGATCTATTTATAATGCAATTAGTTTGACTAGAGCGGCATTCGGAGATATAGAGGTGCACGATTATTCATCTGTCAAAAAACAATATAGAGAATCTTTAGTCGTAGATAGCCCTAATCTAATTAGAGCACCTTCTCCAATGCCAAGAGATCTTTCTGATGCACTAAGTGGAATGGAAATAGTATGAGCATATATCAAGAAAAAGCTAAAGAGTGTAAGTGTTGCAGTAAGCACGTACCTCTTCCAACAAGGCTAAAAGAATATGGTGGAGTTCTAGTCTGCCCAACAACGTTTGACAACATCCATGAATATAAAAGAGTATGGTCTGATATAGGTCACAGGCCACCAGGAAGTATTAGAAAGCACTTTTCAGAGTATGTTCAGCAAATAGTTGAGCAATCTATTGACAAAACTGATAGTAAAATACTATAATTCAACTAGGCAACAGTAGCTTAGTTGGTTAAAGCCCCGAACTCATAATTCGGTAATCGTAGGTTCAAGTCCTACCTGTTGCACAAGGGGGAAATATGTTCGATGAGTTTGATGATGAAGAAGAAATAATGGATAAAATTCAACATTATTTAGATATAGGTGCAATAAGAATTGCTGGATTTACCTCAGACGGGGAAGCAATTTTTGAGTTGAATGAAGAAAGAACACGGGAATTAGCTCCAGATCTATGGGAAGCTCACGAGCAATACATAGATGCAGAGCTGCTTGACTTAATGGATAATGATTTAATGCAGGTAGAATATGATGAAAATCTAAATGCTACATTTAATTTTACGCTAGAGGGATACGAAATTGCTAAAAGAAAAGGAATCGTTCCGTTAGATAACATTGAAGACTTTGATATTTAATATACCTCTGTAGCTCAGAGGAAGAGCAACAGACTTCTAATCTGTTGGCCGCTGGTTCGAATCCAGCCAGGGGTGCTTGAAATGTTCCTATAGCTCAGTTGGTAGAGCAGCAGACTTTTAATCTGCGGGTCGATGGTTCGAAACCATCTGGGGACACAATGGGGGTTAGCTCAGTCGGCAGAGCGGGAAGCTGTTAACTTCTAGGCCATAGGTTCGAGTCCTATACCCCCAGCGGATGAATATCCAACTTATATAAGGAGAATAAATGAAAACTGTAGGAGATAAGATAGGTAACTTTGCTGTTACTGGAGTTAAACCTGGGGCATTGTCATATGATGATTCCTCATTTGAAGTAATTACACAAGATTCTTTTCCAGGCAAATGGAAAATTATTGCGTTTTATCCAAAAGACTTTACTTTTGTATGCCCAACCGAAATTGTTGCGTATGATGCATTAGTAAATGATTTTAATGACAGAGACACTGTTTTGTTAACTGGATCTGTAGATAATGAATTCTGTAAGGTCGCATGGCGAAATGCTCATGAAGATTTAAAGAAGACAAACTCATGGTCATTTGCAGACACATCACATGCACTAGCAAACGATCTCGGTGTGCACCATCCATCTGGCGTAACATATCGTGCAACATTTATTATCGATCCAGATAATGTTATCCAGCATGTCACATGCAATAACCTAGATGTTGGACGTAATGCAGATGAAGCTTTACGTGTTTTGGATGCACTACAAACTGGTGAGCTATGTGCTTGCAACAGACCACTCGGAGGAGAAACTCTATAATGACATGGGTAGAACAGCTTAAAGAATCAATTCCAGATTATGCAAAAGATATAAAGTTAAATCTGGATGCCGTTATTAATAGGTCTACTATTGATCCTGATGATGCAACATATATTGCAATCGCAGCAGCTTTTGCTACAGGGAACGCAAAACTACTTTCTTTTATTGTAGCAAGCGCAACAAATGAAGTTGAAAAAAATGCTGCTCTTTCTGCTGGATCTATCATGGCTCAAAACAATGTGTGGTATCCCTTTATAGAGATGGCAGACGATGCTAATCTTAAAGGGCTGCCAGCACAATTGAGAATGAATGCCATTTCATCTCACGGTGGAACCACAAAGGCTAAGTTCGAAGCATACTCACTGGCTTCTTCCATAATTGGAAAGTGTCATTTTTGTGTTAAAGCACATTATGAAACATTGAAGCAAGAGGGGTACAGTGTTGAGCAATTGCGTGATATCGGAAGAATTGCAGCAACCATCAATGCTTTGTCAAAAATATTGTCTGCTTAAAAGGGGACAGTGTGGGGAAATATAGAAAACTATTAGACGGAACTTCTGCTAAAGAATATGATTACCCTATAACTGTTACAATATATACCAAGTGTCCTAACAAATGGAAATTGATAGACATGGAGACTGGCCAAGAATATCTAGCAACCAGGGATATAGAAAATCCTAATCTAGATATTTTAACAGCAATAAAAAATGGCCTATCTCCATCTATCAATATTCATTATGGATCATGGATAAAGTTTAATAAAAGACATGAGTTGAAGGAGGATGAATGAGAAAAGATACAAACACTAGATCAGTATGCTTTGATGACATACTTCTTGTACCTCAAAAGTCTAACATAATAACAAGAGGTGCTATAAAATTAGATACTGTAATTGGAAATCCAATTAGACCAGAAGCTTTTATTAATTTAAAAGCCCCTATAATTATGGCTCCTATGGATTTTATTACAAGTAACTCTATGATAGAAAAGGTCACATCATTTGGCGGAATGGCAATCCTGCCAAGGTACGCTAACTTTGAAGAAAGAATTAATAGGCTAAAGACAATCCCTGCAAATGTCGATAAAAATTTAATTGGCTTTGCCATATCTATTGAAGAGTCTAGGGATGCAAGATGCATTAAAGACTTAAAGGATCTTGGAGTAACAGTATTGCTTTTGGAGGTTGCGTTTGGGCATTTACAAATTGTTGTTGACGCAGTAAGAGAGCTTAGAAGCACAGTAGATTCTGATGTGCACATTATGGTTGGAAATGTTTCTTCCTATGAGGCTTATAAAAGCTTAATGGATGCTGGTGCAGATTCAGTAAGAGTCGGCATAGGCGGTGGTGCAGCATGCACAACTAGAGTTGTTACAGGATTCGGGGTCCCAGTCCTTGCATCTGTTATGGATGTTTATGATGGAATTGATATAAAAAATGTAAATGGAATAATATCTGATGGAGGTATTAAGAACAACGGAGATGTTGCAAAAGCTCTGGCTGCTGGTGCTTCTGCTGTAATGATGGGATCCTTTTTCTCTGGTCATGATGAATGTGATACTGACAAAGACGGTAGGCATGTATTTAGAGGTTCTGCTTCAATGGAGGTTCAAAGAGATAATAACCCAGACATAGTTAAAGATTTAAAAAATGTATATGTTGAAGGAGTTTCAGGCTTTGTTAGCCCAAAAGGCCCAGTAGAGTACTCTTTGAATATGCTTTTGAACAACTTAAAGAGCGCTTTATCTTACTCTGGATCAGAAAACCTATTAGACTTTAGACAAAATTCTACCTACATTGAGGTTTCATCAATGTCTAGCTTAGAGTCTGGTCATAGATGATTAGCAAAATAGATGAGCCATTTAACTATAAGTTTCACGGGAAGTTCGACGTATCAAAAATATCAGATCACATATTGCAATATTCCGATGAGTGGTTTGTAGACAAAGAAAGACAAATGTCATACGAAGTGCATAAAGAAACCAACTCTATATTTATTTATGACCATACAACTAACTGGTTCCTCGGCAATAAATATGCTTTAAAAATAAATGATAGTCAGTCAGTTATGATTGATCTTGTTTCTCCAATTGTTAAAAGTCTTGAGTTAATTCATGATGGTAGGGTTGGCAAATGTCTTTTTATTAAGCTTCCTGGAAATAAAAATGTTGGAGAGCATACGGATAAAATGGACTATTTGGGGGCAGTTAGAAGGCACCACATTCCAATAACAACAAATGAAGATGTACTTTTCTTTGTTAATAAAGAAAGCAAAAACATGAAGGTGGGAGAATGTTGGGAAATAAATAACAGCCTCCTGCATAGCGTAGAAAACAATGGAAGCACAGAGCGAATTCATCTTTTGCTAGATATATTGCCTAACAAGTTTATTAAATGATCTATTCAGCAAAGCATAACTTTTTGCTATTAAAAAATTATAAAGTTGGTAGCACATCCCTAGAGGTTGAGCTATCACAAGTTTTAGATGATTCTGCAATTGTTACACCAATTTATCCAGAAAATTTATTGCATAAGCCAAGGAACTTTAATAACTTTCATAATCATATCACTTACATTGAGCTTGAGGGTCTGTTGGGCAAGGAGGTTCTTGATAAAGCGGAGTCCGTTGTTTTTGTAAGAAACCCATTCGATGTAGTTTTATCTCATATGTATATGTCATTTTCTTGGAGCGGTATAGATAGTCCATCTGAATCAGATGTAGATAAATACTTTAGTAATAAGACTATACTAAATAAGATTACTAGCCACAAGTCAAGGAATATATATGCAAAAGATGACGTAGTGATGGCAAAAAATGTATATAAGTATGAGAATGGCCTAGATCAAATTAACAAGACATTAAATGATGTGGGCATAGACTCAATAGTAATTAATGCCAAAGAAAAAATGTACAAGCCTAAAGACATTAAGCCCGTAGATATTTTTAAACCAAGACATATTGAAGAGATATATAAAGACTGGTCTTGGGAAATAAATAAGTTTGACTATGCTCCCAGCCCTATGGTACTATAGTTTAGTGGAAAGGAACACCATGATTATACAAATAATTGGTCTACCAGGATCTGGCAAAACAGAACTTGCAAAGGCTTTGAAAGAAAGAATTAACGCTATTCATCTTAATGCAGACGAGGTTCGTGCTACAGTAAACTCCGACCTAGGGTTCACACCAGAAGATAGATTAGAGCAAGCAAGACGCATGGGCGAGATGGCCAGATTGATATCTAAACAAGGTGTTGCTCCAGTCATTGTTGATTTTGTTTGCCCAACAGAGCTTACACGTGCAGCATTCGGAAAGCCAGACATTCTTATTTTTATGGATACAATTGAAGAGGGCCGCTTTGAAGACACAAACAAAATGTTTGAGCGACCAACAGAATTTGATTCAACATTTGAAGATCATAGGCTATCTGCTGAACAAAAAGCAACTGTAATAATTAAATATTTTAATCTGCATGACTGGTCTGCACCAACAACTCTAATGCTTGGAAGATACCAGCCATGGCATGAGGGTCACCACGCTTTATACAAAGAGGCGGGCAAAAGAACAGATCAGGTTCTGCTTGGAGTCCGTAATACATACAACACAAGTGAAAAAGATCCGCTTAAGTTCGATCAGGTTAAAGAGTATATTGCTAAAGATGAATTTATGGATGGAGCATTAGTATTAAGACTACCCAACATTACTAACATTGTGTATGGTCGTGATGTAGGATACAAGATTGAACAAGTAGATTTGGGGGCAACGATTCATGCTATTTCAGCAACTGAAAAACGTAGGGAAATGGGTCTTTAAACAATTAGAAAATGCTGGAAAGGCAATGAACGAAGCAGAAGAAAGACTTTTTTCTGAGGATAAAGATGAACGTAAGTAAACAAAGATCAGCATTAAAAGCAATTACTTGGCGTATCATTGGTACAGCAGACACCTTTGTAATATCTTGGGCAATAACCAAAGAGCCAGTTACGGCTGGAGCAATCGCAAGTTTTGAGGTATTTACAAAAACAATTCTTTATTACTTCCATGAGCGTGGTTGGAATAAAATTAAATGGGGGAGAAAATAATGTTTGAATATTATGTAAAGAAAGTAAGTAAAGTTGTAGACGGAGATACAATTGATGTTGATATCGATCTTGGGTTTGATATATCGTTTAGCTCAAGAGTACGATTGGCTGGGATAGACACTCCAGAAAGCCGCACAGCAGACAAGATGGAGAAGGCACTAGGCCTTGAAGCAAAGGCTTACCTTAAGAATGCAATTGACTCAGCCAAAACTGTTGTTATTAAAACAGAAAAAATGGACTCATCAGAAAAATATGGTCGCATTTTAGGTTGGGTTTTCTTGGACGGATCAGATAAATCTATTAATCAAAAGATGATTGAAGACGGACATGCATGGGGCTATATGGGAGAAACAAAAATTAAAGACTTTGACGCCTTAGCTAAGGCGAGGAAAAAAAGCGGTAAGTAATGCCAGTATACGAATATAAATGTTCATATGATGATGCACATCCAAAAATGTCAGTACACAGATCAATGACTGAAGATGACCCTGGTTATACATGCGTAGAATGTGAGTCTAAAATGACACGATTTTTTACTACAGTTGGTGTGCAATTTAAGGGTAATGGCTTTTATAAAACAGATAATCCTAAATAGCTAAGTGGTATAATTACTATGTAAACATATTGTTTACTTAGGGGCCCTACTTGACAAGGAATAAGTTATTTAGAATAACAGCAGCCACAATGCTTGCATTTGGATGGCTTTTTATGTCCCCCGCGTATTCTGATGATCCCCTAACAATAGCCGCAAAAAAGATTGAAAATTTAAATTCAGCCGTAGATAAGCTAGACTATAAAGACGGTCTAATTAATATGATTGACATAGCAGAAAATAAGTTTATGTATGCTAAAAATCTGCGGGATGTTAGAGATGCTGCCTATGAAGCCTACGAAGATGCAGTAGATGCAGAAGAAATATCTTTAGAAGATATGGATCTTGCCCAGTCAAATGTAGACGGACAGACAGCAACAGTAGCCCTAGCCCTTGAACATAGAGATAATGCCTACGATGCCCTTAGTATAGCCAACATTAATCTACAAACAGCCCAACAAGCCTTAAATAATTCTGGTGTGGCAGGACTACAATACGATGTTTATAGCCTGATTAGAGTTAATGGGCAAGCAGCCACAGATCAATTGCTATGTAGTGGTACATGGAATTCAAACTATATGCAACTGCCAGTTTGTGGAAATCGGTATCAGAATTTTATTGTTAAATTTACTGGACAGATAACAGTTCCTTCATGGTTTACACAGGCATACTTTGCAGGATATACAGATGATGGTTTTAGAATGTACATTGATGGAGAACTTGCGATTAATAATTGGCGGGAGCAAGGAACAACTTGGAGTGCTTATTCTCCTGTATATGATGTAACAAGCGATAAAGTTTTTGATGTAGAGATTTGGTGGTACAACGGTGGAGGGCCAGGATCCTATCATCTTGGATGGGGAATTCCTGGAGGATGGACTGGAGCAGGTTGTGACTATGCTGGAAATCCAAGAGTGTGGGGACAAAACTTTAGTTGTAATTTAAACACATTTTCTTCTGGATCTGGACCAACTGCAACACAGACTGCTGAGTATCAAGCAGCACTAGGTGCAAAGCAATCAGCACAGCAGGAATATAATGATAAACTAAATGTATATAATCAAGAAGTTGCAACATTAAATTCATATAATCAGGAGTTAACCAATAAAACATCTGAGTATGAAAATGCTGTTAACGATACAGAAGACGCTTTATCTGAAAAAAATAATTCCATATCCAATTTTAACAACGCAGTCCTTGATGTGAATAGCGCCATTGATGACGCATGGCGTTACTATGATGAACAATCACAAAGAGAAATTCAAAGAGCAATTGCTCAAGCAGCAGCCAATGCTGCAGCAAACCAACCAAAACCAGAACCTTCCACAAAGCCAACTGCTGAACCAGAAAAGCCAAAACCTTCTCCCCCACCAACAGATAAGCCTGAGCCTAAGCCAACTAACAATACTGCTACAGAAGAACCAGGACCAAAGCCTACACAGCCAGGTCCAAAGCCCACAGAGCCTGAGCCTAAGCCAGAACCAACAGATAAGCCAAAGCCAGAGCCTACCGATAAGCCAAAGCCAGAACCAACAGATAAGCCAAAGCCAGAAGAGCCTAAACCTACCCCTTCCCCAAGTCCTGAACCAAAGCCAGAGCCTTCTCCAGAGCCTCCTGTTGAGCCTTCTCCAGAGCCTAAACCACTTCCAAGACCAGACTTCAAGCCAGCAGAAAATATTGATCCAGTAATTAAGGATGCAGAATTGGCAGCACTTATCCCACAAAAGGGTACAGGAAATTCAGAAGATCTTTCTGGAGTTATAGCAAACCTTACAAGCAAGGACAATAAATTAGTTAAACTTTCTGTTGAGCAAACAGCAGCAGTTAGCCAAACACTTAAGTCTTTAACACAAGAGGCAAAGGCTGAAGTTGCAGCAGACCTTGGTATTTCTACAGCAGAAGTCGCAAAGGTCGCAGAGGCAATGAAATCAGATCCTGCAGTTGCAGAAGCATTTGTTGAGTTTGCAGAAAGAGCGGTGGATGCAGGAGATACCCCAATGCCATTTACATTAGCAGATGCAACAACAGAAGTGCAAGCAGAAGCATTCTTGGCAGACCCGCTTGGAACTGTATTTGCGGTGGACCCAGTAGAACTACTATCTAATTTCTCTGAATTAGGTATGGACATGACAGATGATCAGAGAGAAAAAGCGCAAGAAGTAATTGTCCCAGTGATCATCGTATCACAAATTGCAGGGGCAGTCATAAGGAGGAACAAATGAAGATAATCAAAAAGATGTTTAATCTTATAGGCAAGGCAATTAAGGGCTTGGCTAAATGGTTTAAAGACGCGGGAATGGAGCTAATTGCCCAGGCATTCACCCTCCTAGGCTTCTTTATCGCATGGCTAACTTTGACGGGCTCAGCTAGAGATATTGTTGGAATTGCAGTATTAATAACTACTGTAATTTGGCTAATAACTATACCACTTAGAAAAGACGATAAATAGTGTATAATTGTACTATGAGGAAAATATTTTATATTGCTTTAGCAAGCTTACTAATGATATCATTAAGTGCATGTTCACCAGACTCTTTAAATAGATACCGATATCCATGCCAAGATCCTAAAAATTGGGAAATTGCAGAATGTAATCCTCCAGAATGCGAAGCTACGCAGACTTGCACAGAAGATGTAATAAAAATTACACCTAACACACCAGAACAGGAAATAACAAATGGCTAAACAAAAACTAACGCCCGCAGATTTAGATGCTCGATTAAAGTTTATTCTAGGAATAACTCTTGGAAGTATTCTTTTTATGACAGCTCTTGGAATTATCTATGGGCTGTTGTTTGTAACACAACCTATTGGAGCTCAGTCAGAAAATGACAAAATGTTCTTCAATGTTCTAGGTAGCATTGCAACATTTATTACAGGAACACTTGCAGGAATTCTAATTGGTAACTCAGGCGCTAAAGATATTATGGCAGCACAGATACAAAATAAAGAAGTAGATGCAAAAAATACACAGGCAGATAAAAAATTAGAAGCAGAAATTGATGCAACTGCAGCTCGCTTGGCAGCTAAGCCAGATGGACAAATGCCAGAAGAGCAGCCAGTTGACACAGATTGGGACAAAGACTAATGGCAGAACAAGGTACAGCAGCACGTTTAATTGAAGTTGCTACTGCAGAGATTGGGACCATCGAAGGTCCAAAGGATAACGAAACTAAGTACGGTGCTTACACTAAAGCTAACTTCCAACCATGGTGCGGAAGTTTCGTAAATTGGTGCGGGAACGAAGCGTCCGTAAAAATTCCTAATACAGTTTACACTCCAGCAGGAGTAACAGCATTTAAAAAAGCAGGTTCGTGGATTGATGGAGACATTGCAGATCCAGAGCCAGGCGATATCGCCTACTTTGATTTTCCATCAGATGGTGTTGATAGAGTATCTCACGTAGGAATTGTTGTTAAAGATAATGAAGATGGAACTGTTTGGTGTATAGAAGGAAACACATCCTCAAAGAAGTCTGGAAGCCAAAGAAATGGCGGAGAAGTTTGCAAACAGCTTCGTGCATACAAGAAAAATAAAGCTGGAGTAATGATTTCTATAGTAGGATTTGGTCGTCCAAAGTTTGGGGCAGCAGCAAAGCCAGAAGAAAAAAAGGCTACTAAGCCTAAGACAAAAGTTTGTCCTACCTGCGGGAAGTAATGAATAAATATTCTATTAAGATAGAGATAACAGCAGTCATTGAAGCTTTTAATGAAGATGATGCCAGAGACTATGTTAATGAAATATTTGGTACTGATGAAGAGGTTCAATCAGTAAAAATTGCGAGTATAAAAGAGAAAAAATAGCTTGACTTCTCTTGCTGTCGTAATGTATAATTGTATAGATAAGGCAATTTAAATATGCTAAACTTAACAGAGCGAGGCGTAGAAATTCTGATTAAAAGATCAGATAATTTTTACTGGAACAACTATAATTTAATAGCGTGGGAAAAAAATAGTAGCGGGTATTTTAATCTCAAGGGTATTTATAGAAATAATTCCTGGGGAATCGCAAATGAGTTTCCAGTTAATTCCAAAGGTATATGGTCAATTCCGCTAAAACATGTCAGACATTTTAAATAAATTAAATTCAGACCAAGATTCTATAAGATGGTGGGATTTAGCAGCATGCAATGGCATGGACACAAATTTATTCTTTGATAAGTATGAGTCAGATGTTCAAATGGCTAATGCAATTGATCAATGTTGCTTGTCATGCCCAGTTATCAGCATGTGCTACAAATCTGGAGTAGAGCAAGATGAATACGGAGTTTGGGGCGGGGTATTTCTTTCTTCTGGGCTTGTTGATAAGATAAAGAATGTGCACAAAACTAAAGAAGTATGGAAGCAACTAAAGGTGAAGCATGGTATCTAATGTATATGACAACAAACACTTTAAATATGGAATGAACCAGTGGACTGGTGAACCAAATAAGCCAGTGTTCTACACAGAAGAAATGAAAAAAAGGGTATGGGAACTAAAGAAGCCCATGTTTCTTTTAATGGATATAGTAAAGTATCCAGACTTTCTGGCATTAAGATTGTATGAGGATAACTTCATTCAGTTTGACGGGGTAGAAAAAGAAAAAGTTATTGATTATGTTACAAAGGTTAAAAAACTACTTGAGTCTTATGGTGTTCGAGTAGAACTTGAAGGGAAACCAACAAATTGAGCGAAAAAATATTATGTTATTCATGCAACAAAACAAAAAATAAATTAAACTTAAAGAAGTCATCTCTTTTGCCAATTAATTTATTTTTATGTCAGACATGCATAGATGATAAACTTGAACCAAGGTGGGTAGTTTTAATTGCTGGAAGGCAATTTGGACATGAATTAGTTAAAGATTTTATACAAAAAAGAAAATACATTGGCGCTGAAATAACAGCTTCAGAGTTATTAATTTAGACTGAGTATAAGGTATAATATGATATATAATGCAGATATCATACATAACCATATTAGTATCAATATTAGCGGCAAGCCTAAGTGGTTTTGGAACTGCTATTGTTGCTGGAATTAGGGACGCCAAAAAGGAAAGAATTAGGCGGGAAGAAAAAGAAAAAGACCAGCTTAGATTAGATATAAAAGACCTTAAAATAGAGTTATATCAGTTGGAAAAAGAATTAACTGATTGGAAAGATAAGTATTATAAAGCCATACAGGACTTAATTGAAATGAGATCTGAATTAGATAGTGTAATGAATCAATTAAATCATTTAGAATATCATGAGATGCTGGACACAGAATAATTAAAATAGTACAATAAGGGTATGACTTGTATTGTTGCTATTGCCCAAAATGGTGTTGTGTATATGGGCTCAGATCATGCCGCCTCAGATGATAAGAGCGGATGGATCCTATCTCGTAAAGAGCCAAAGTGTTTTAAAGTTGGTCAGTATGCTATTGCATTTACAGATTCATTTCGCATGGGGCAAATTCTTCAGTATATGTGGACTCCACCAAAATACACACCAACAAAAACTAATTCTGGATTAGATAAGTTTATGAGAACTAAGTTTGTTGATTCTGTTAAGGCTGCATTTAAAGAGCATGGATACGGAAGCATTGGATCATCATCTGAGGAAGATACTGGTGGAATTTTTATAGTAGGTCTTGAAGGCAGAATCTTTACTATAGATGAAGACTTCCATGTTGGAGAAAACATAGTAAACTATATGGCAGAAGGAAGCGGCGGACAGATAGCATTAGGTGCACTTCATGCTACAAAGAATCAAAAGAACCCAAGACTGAGGCTTAAGGCAGCATTAGAAGCAGCAACTGAGTTTAATATGAGCGTAGCTGCCCCCTATACATACATTCAAGTTTAGTGTATAATTAGTTAATGGATATAAACGACTTAAGACCAGACTATTCAAAATCAATGGACATAAGAGGTGTACCAACACATGTATGTCCATGCGGTTGTGAAATATGGAACCTTAAAGTTATTTTTGATAGTTGTGAAATTGCAACTTATTTTTTAGATATGGAGTGTGCTAATTGTGGCACACTGGCAACAGCACCAACGCCACTGGATAGAGAAGAAGAAGAATGAGATCGCAAAGAAGAATTGACATGCTAGAACTTGAACTGTACAAAATTAGAATTGAATTAGATATAATGCACGAAATAATGAGCAACATTATAAACGTACAGACCCAAGCGGCAGAAGCAAGAAATATGGATTCTGGTAAGTGGTATCCACGCAAGAACCCAAATCAGAACTCTTAATCTGTTGACAAACACTGCACTATTTAGTAAGATTAGCTTTATGAAAAAACTAATAACTACTATGGCATTAATTGCCACAACAATCGCAATCACCTCAATGCCTGCACAGGCAGCCTTAAAAACAAATACATTAAAGTCAACTACATCAGTACCAACACTAGCTATTCTTGATACGGCTCTAGATACATCAATTGAGTCTATTAAGCCACGTATTGTTGCTGAAGTTTGTATTCTCGACTGGTCATCTTGTCCAAATGGAAAAAACTTTATGGAAGGCCCAGGATCAGCAGTTTTACCAATGAAGTTTCTAGCAACAAACAACTTTAATCACGGAACTCAAATGGTTTCAGCAGCCATAGCAGCTAATCCAAATGTAAATATTATATTTATTAGAATTGTTGGCAACACCTCAAAGGGCGATGTCCAGACTTATGGACTCAACACCCTTGTAAATGCTTTAACATGGGTAAATAATAATAAGTTAAAGTATAACATTGTTGCAGTTGCTTCATCTCATGCTACAAATGCTCCAGTTATTAATCGAAGCGCATCATCTGCATATTGCTTACCAACAGCAGTTGACACAGTAGTTTCTAATTTAAATAATTCTGGGGTACCAGTATTTTTCCCTTCTGGAAATAGCGCTGGAAACCCAAAAATGAATGGCAAGATTGAATGGCCAGCCTGTATTAGCCAATCAATTGCAGTTGGTGGAGTCGAAACTCTAAATTTAGATAAGCCTCAAGTTTCTTTAGTCAGCAACTACGATGCAAATCTTGTAGATCTATGGGGTGAGGTACAACAGCCAACAATTTATCCTGGAAATGTCAGCGGATATTCTTATGGAACATCTGTTTCTGTTCAAGTAATCGCTGCAAAGTATGTCTCCATAAAAGCATCAAGGCCCACATTGACATCAACACAGATAATTTCATTAATGAAGTCGGCGTCTGATCCAGTAGACAATTCTTATGGGCAAAACGTTTATCTATTTAAGTTGAGTAAAGTAATCAATGGATAAAAAGCTAACAGTACTTGAAGAAATAATCAAAGAGATTGGTGAGGAGTTGTACCAGAAATGGTACAACGCCCTTGCAGTTGAAGACAGAACAGAAGAGGCCTCTAGGGCAATGTCTGTTAACGCAGGAGAAACCGCAATTTGGGTAATCCAAAAATTTATGGATAAGTTTAATAAAGCAGCGGATGAATTAAAAGGAGAGTAAGTTGATAGTTACAGATGAAAGCTTCGATAGGGTTCTAGATTCTCATAATATAGTTCTTGTCGACTTTTGGGCTCCATGGTGCGGACCATGCAAGCAAGTATCTCCAATACTAGACGAGATATCTGCAGAACGTGGATTATGGGTCGGTAAGTTAAATGTTGATGAGAATCCTATAAAATCAGCAGAATACTCTGTAACTTCTATCCCTTATATGGTACTATTTAAGTCGGGGAAGCCAGTAAAAACTATTACTGGTGCAAAACCTAAGCATATTATGCTAGAAGAGCTTTCAGAATGGATCTAGAGAATATAGATTCAGATCATTTAGAGTTTGAGATATGGCTCAAAAGTGGTTACGACAGAGGCTGGATATCTGATGTATTTTGCGATACACATGATGGGCCACCTTTAACAGATGAAGAAGAACAAGAATGGAATGAGGGTGGAGACCCATGTTCATTCCATGTAAAAATAAATGCACTACACTAAAATTCTGTATTCGCAAAGAATACAGAGGAAATAAGGAGAATAAATTAAATGAACTCATTTAAGAAAATCGCACTAGCCATGGTTGCAGCCATGACTTTGGGCACAATGGTAGCAACACCTGCAAGTGCTGCTGTAATGACAGTCGCTGTATCACTAGATACTGTAGCAAATACTACAGCATCTGCAATTGCTACACCAGCTTCATTGCCAGTACCTGCAGACAACACAGTTGATGCTGCAGATGCACTAAAGTTTATTGCAACAGTTGATGTTGGAACAAGCGTTTCAGTATCAGCAACAAATGCAACAATTCTTTCAGCACTACATACAACAGCTGCTCCAGTAGGCGCAGCGTCAGGATCATCATCTTTGACAGTTGCAACTGGTACAGGAACAACAGCAACATTTTATGTCTATACAAAGACAACAGCAATTGGTACAGTTGTAATCACTAATGGTGGAACACAGCTTACATATTATGTACAAGGAACTGCTGGCAAGATTAATACTCTTACAGTATCTGCTCCTGCTACAGGCGCTGCTGGTACAAAGCAAGATATCTCAGTAACCGCAACAGATACATTCGGAAACAAAGTATCTGGTAAGTCAATTACTGCAACAATCTTTGCTTCAACAGCAACAGTTGATACCTCAACAGTTACAACTGGAGCGACACTTTCAGACTTTGGAGTTGCAAAGTTTACTGCAACACTTCCAGCAACTGGAACACGATCACTAATTACATTCTCACCTACTACATCATCTGATGCAACATCAGTAGACGTAGTCGGTCTTCCTGCTCGTGCGCTTGCGCCATTTGCAGAAATTGCAGTTCGTGATCTAGTGTCAGAACTTGCTGCTGCTAAGTCAGCAACAGATGCAGCGCTTGCTGCTAAAGCAGTTTCAGATGCTGCAGTCGTAAAGGCTGCTTCAGATGCTGTTGCTGCTAAGACTGCTTCAGATGCTGCTATTGCAGCGGAGAAGGCTGCTTCAGCTAAGGCTCTTGCCGATGCTAAAACTGCTTCAGATGCTGCTATTACAGCGGAGAAGGCTGCTTCAGCTAAGGCTCTTGCCGATGCTAAGACTGCTTCAGATGCCTCTATCCTTGCTAAGGATGCAGCCATTGCTAAGCTAACAGCAGATAATGCAGCAGCACTTAAGGCAATCAAAGCCTCTTTCAATGCACTCGCTAAAAAGTGGAATGCAAAAAACCCAAAAGCTAAGGTAACCCTAATTAAGTAATCTTTTAAGGGCAGTGGGAAACCACTGCCCTTAAATAGGGTAAACGCTATGAATCTACTTTCAGAATTTAAAGAAGCAGCCAAAAAAGACGAAGCTGTTTTAGTTAAAGATTATTTTAAAACAACATTTACTTGGCAAAATGTTTTAGATTTTATTTATAATCAAACAAAGATAAACAATGCTGACCTTCAAGCAAAAAGTAGGGACCCAGATGCTGGTGTAGATACATTGGGTAACGTGTTAGCTCAGAGGCCGCTGTGGCTTGCTCCTCAAACTGGATTAGTCTGGGAACACTTTGTAGAAATAAAAGATTTTTTAGTTAAGATAAACAACGAATCAGGTTTTAATGATGAATTTTCAAACTGTAAATATTACAGAGAATGGGATGATAGAGTCTGTAACTGTAAAGCTTTGTGGCATACAGAAGGAATAAAGGTTTCATTAGGAGAAAAAACTGTAAACGAGCATAGTGATCCCTGGCCAGCCTGCTATTTACAATCAATAGGAACTTCCTTTTGGGAAATAAAAGGAGAGAATTCTACAAAAATTTATGAATTAAAAAAAGGAGACTTATTGTTTTTCCCTAAAAAAACAACACATCGTGTTTGGGCAACTGGTCCAAGAGCTGGATTCCTTGTAAATGCTAATAAGAATAATCCTATTGCGGATGATCTTTAATAATGGTACAATTAGATAATGAATGGGATCACTTTCATGTGATTCAAAAAAAAGTTCTAGAAGATCTAATTAAAGAATTAGAAAGTTTAGAGATACCACCAGACTGGAGACCAAGAGAGGTTTTAAGTTTAGTACTTAGAAAATTAAAAGAAAAAGAGGAATCATGTTAATTAAATTAAAAATGAAGATTATGGGTTGGCTTCGTGTAACACCAAAAGAAGCTATGTTTGAAAAAGTTATTACGGATGCGATTTTAGCATCAATTAAGGCACCAGCCAAGAAGGCACCAGCCAAGAAGGCACCAGCCAAGAAGGCACCAGCCAAGAAGGCACCAGCCAAGAAGGCACCAGCCAAGAAGGCACCAGCCAAGAAGACTGGCGTTACTAAGAGCAAGTCAATAAAGTGATAGATCCTAATAAGAAAAGCCTATACAAATCAATTACATGGCCATTTGTGCATGTATTTTTTGTAGGAGGGTTACTTTATATTGTAACTAAACTTCTTACAGGAGAAGCTGAATGGGAATATATTGGAATTGGAGCTATATCATACTTGCTCGTAGAAATGTCATTCTATTATCTTCATGAAAAAATTTGGGAAAAGATTAAAGGTAAGTAATTAAATTAATGACCGATTTAGATAAGTGTGAAATTAAAGATTGTTTTGAAGAAGCAAAATATATAACTTCTACAGAAACCAAAATGATTCAAGTATGTAAGACCTGTTATAATAAAATTTATAAAAGGTAAAGGGCAAAGGAATAAAATGGAAAATTTAATTAATCTATTAAAAACATTTCAAGCTAACTCTGTGGTATACACAAATTTAGTAAGAGGCTTTTTCTGGAATACAGAATCTGTCTTGATGCGTCAATCACGCATTGTTTATGAAGATATCTATCTAGACTCTGAAGAGGGCGTACACAATACCTCAACATGGCTTCGCCGATTAGGCGGAGAGGCGCCGTATACCCTAGAAGAATATGCAGCAAACCAAACTTTAGGCAATGTTAAGCCAGACACATATTGTGGAGTTGAAATGGCAATTCACCTAGTTCCAATTAATAAAAAGATGATCGAGGAGATAAAGAACCTTATCTCTGTTGCCAATGAAAATAATGAGTACGGTCTATCATCATATTTGTCTGAAAGACTTTCATCTCATCAAGAGTGGAACTGGTTCTTGGAGTCAAGCTTAAAGCTTCCTCCTAACCCATGGAAGTCACTAAAAGACTAAGTTGTCACAATACAAAATCAGTGCAGTACAGATAGATGTAAATGGTCTATGCAATGCTGGTTGCTGGTTTTGCCCAGTTTCTTATGAAGGAAATCCAAAATCTGCTATTAGAGATATGGAGTTGGGGGAGTTAGAAAATATACTCTCTCAACTTCATAATGGCAAAGGAGATTTTGTAGATCCCAATCTAAAAAATATATATACCGCTAATTATAATGAAGTTTTATTATATAAAAACTTTGAAGAAATGTTTGATTTGTACAGAAAATATAATTTTACTATAAACATACTTACCAATGGTACTCCATTAACAAAGAAAAAAACTGATATTATTAAAAATAATATTGATGTAGTTGGTGGAATGCTTCTAAATATACCATCTGGAGATAAAACCAGATGGTCTAAGTATGTTAATTTAAATGAAAAAATGTTTGACAAAATGGTAGAAAACGTTTTGTATGCAGCAGAAGAATTAAAAGAATTAGTATTAGACAATAGATTCTATTTGATGGTCAATGGCTTAAACAATAACTCGTTAGTTGAAAATGGTGGATGGTTAGACATCCTTCCTGGAGCTCCAAATTTAAACTTAGATGTAGAAGGTGGAGATTTAGCTCAGGAGGTTGATCTGCTAAAGTCTATATTCCCTTCAATCCAAGTTTTCCCAGCTTACCATCTATACGATAGGGCTGGGCATCTTGCAGACTCAGGAATAATTGATCAGACTTCAGCCATTAATAAATATTTGGCGGGAGAAGGCAAAAAAGTAATTGGATGCAATGGCGGATTAGGTGTAAGAAGCAGAACTAATGAGTGGGTGCATATTAACCCAAATGGAGACCTATTTATATGTTGTGCTGATTTTGACTTTAAAACAGTCTACGGAAATTCTAATAATTCTACAATTAAGGATATATGGTTTAGCAAAGATAGAGCGGACATGATAGAGGATTCATACTCCAATATGTGTACTAAGTGCTCAGCGGCCATCTGGGGCTAATACAGATGTGTTGGATATGCGGATGTGCCGACCACGTAGGTCTTGGTAACGAAAGGCCTACTGAGGTGGAAGTTGATCCTAATCAACTAAATGATATAATAGATTCATAAGCGGAATACTAGTCCCGCTTAAATAAATAACCTATAGGAGTAACAACATGTCAGACGGAAAAGATTTAAAAGGATTTAACGAGACAGGCGAGCAATCAGGATCAAACGACCTAAACTTGCACTTGTCAGATGCACCTGCTGCAGCATTCCCATCAACGGATATGTCAAACCAGGCACAAGCTCAAGGCCCTAAGTAATATGTGCGTTGAGTGTGGATGCCAGAGTGTTGGCAGTGAGACTGGCATTGTTCCAGTTTCTATAATTGATATGACAAGCCAGGGGGCTTCTGGTTTAACACTAGATATGACATCAACGTCATCTCAAAGAGAATCTTTCATTGAAGAGAGCCCTCTTCATGAAATGGGCGAAGGAATAGAGGATCCAGACTAATGTGTAAAGATTGCGGATGCGGAAAAGATGAGCAGATTCAAAATGAATCAGCTCCATCACCAGCTAGTAATAACGTTGTAACTATCTCACAAATTAAGGGAGCATAGTGTCAGAAAACGTTGTAAGCTCTGGAGAAGCAACTAAAAAAAATCCTTCTCAGGGCAAATTTAAGTCTGGTGTACAGCCCAAAAGACCTCCGATGAAGATCGATGTTAATAAACATGGTATTCGAAGAGAAACTCCAGCTGTCCCACAAGCGCCTAGAAAAACTGGAAGAAAAAAAGTATAATGCCACCAAAAAAATTTGGCAGGCAAGTACCTTTTAATGACACTGTTATTCGTGATGGTAAAATCGTTAGATTAAGAAAAGACGGCAGAATAAAAGCTATTGTTGGAGAGTATACTCCAAGGCACCCTAAGAAGACTAACGCTTAATAAAGTATTAGCGTTGTATAAAGGTTAGGTATTGAACATTGATAATTGATGGAAATGATGTTGAAGTATTAAAACTCCATGACAAAGTTTGGGTTTTTAAGAATGCATTAAATAACTCAAAAGATATGCTGGAGTACTACCTAACCAATCATGAGGATCAGTCTACACCTTGGTATACATTTGGCTTTCATATAGCAATACCAACTACTCGTGGGTTCTTTGAGTCATTCCCTAGTAAAGATGAGTGGAAAACATTTTCAGATGAAAATTTTAATGATAAAGAAGATGGTGTTTCAAGTAATCAATACATCAAAAATTTGTTCAAGGTATTCCATGAATGTTCAGATGAGTATTTTGCTTCAGTTGAAGTTAATTATCCTAATTGGTGCTGGGATTCTGTTGATGTAGCATACTATAAAGATGGAATGGGCGTTAATGATTATCAGGGAATGAACTACCATACTGATTTTCAAGAAGAAAGAAGAGAAGATCCAGGCTTAAAGTTTGGGACAACATGCTTATTCTATTTAAATGATGACTATGAAGATGGCGGAGTAAACATAATAGAAATAAGCGATGACAAAGAAAATTTAATTAATCACATGTACTACAAGCCAAGCGCTGGGGACTTAATTATTTTTCCTTCTGGACATCCTTTTTATCATAGCCCAATGGTTGCAAAGGGTGGATCTAAAGCTTTGATTAGGGCGTATTGGAGATATGAGTTTGCAGGATCTGAAAAATGGCATGCTGAAAAAGCTCAATATAGTGAAGAGGAATGGACAGAAATTCTTCGTGAAAGACATAAGGAAGGTTCTTACAATCAAGGAAGGAGCCTTAACAAGTGGAACGAGTCTCTTATGAAGAAGGAAGACTAAAGCAGTTATATTTTTTACATATTCCAAAAACTGCAGGTAAATACGTTTCTGAAAACATAAAAAGATCATTAGATGCTAATGATATATCTTATTATATAAGCACTCATCATCCAAATAATAATAATTTTACTAAAAAAGTTTACACATCTATTCATGCTGGAACATACCCTATTGACATGGTACCTAATATTGATGTCGCTACAATAATAAGAAACCCTGTAGAAGCTAGGGTTAGCTATTTTAATTTTATATATAATCGTGCTCTTTTTAACAGAAAAGAGTATTCTGATATAGATACTCCCATAGATAAACTAAGGTACTATTTGTTTGAAGACCCAAACTTTGAACTACATAATAATTATCAGTCTAGGTTTATATGTAACTCAGCAGACTCTAGATCTTTTAGACCATTAGATTTTTACAAAACCCATTATGAAGAGCTAATGAACCCCTTTTTAAAAAAAGGAGAGGCATTTACTTGGTTCATAGATAATGCAAACACATCAAAGGAAAATGCCTTAAAAGCAATAAAGAGCTTTAAAATAGTTAACTCTTTAGATAGGATGGACCTATTTGAAAAAAATATTAATAACTGGTTTAACATTAATTATAATATAGACATAAAGTTTGACAAATCTAAAGTTGTTAATGCTGGTGTTTTTAGCTATGGAAATGAAAAAGAAATCACCACTAAGCATCTAATCTCTCTTTTATCACAATCAGAAATAGATTTAATATTAAAAAATAACGATATTGATTATTTTATATACAATTATGTAAAGGATAATGAAACAGTTGATCTATTATAAAGAAACTTCAGAAAAAGATGAAGCAGATTTTAATTTTAAATTTTATAAAAAATATAATATAGGCAGCATTTCAAATAAAGTAAAAAACATTGTCGATGGGTGGGATACCTATAACTTTAGGCAAAATGTTAAATATTTAGATAGAAGGAATCCTCATCTTTATACAAATACATTTGTTATACAGTATCACAGCTTCGACTGGAATTTTGGAGACAAAATTAACTCAGAAATTAAAGATATTGATATGCTAAATTCTGTTTCTGATATTGTAAAAGATCTAGAGTTAATGTGCGAAGGTATATCTGGCAGAGTTTTATTGCTTAAGCTTTTTGCAAATAAAGACGTGTCTGAGCATACAGATCGTGGAGAGTATCTATCTGCTGTTAGAAGGTTTCATATACCAATAATAACCAACGACCTTGTATCTTACACAGTTAATGGGGAAACTGTCAACATGAAAGAGGGGGAATGTTGGGAGATAAATAATCAAAAACCACATTCAGTTTTAAATGATAGCGATACTGATAGAGTACATTTATTAGTAGATATATTTCCTGGAACAAATAAAAATACTATTGACACAATTAACATAGATAAGGTATAATATAGTTATGAACAAATTTATTATATTAGGAGCAGTTGTTTTTACAACATGCGGATACATTGCGTATAATTTATATAAAGAAATGTCTGTAATTTTAGATGCAAAAAGAATACAAGAGCAGTTCAAGAAGGACAGTTTTTGGGAGACGCAAGAATCTTTTGAGGAGTAAAAATAAATGATTAAACCGTTTGGTAACCTTTTGTTAATTAAAGAAGATAAAGTTGAAGATAGGACTACAACATCTGGCATAGTGCTTATGGCTTCATTAAGTGAATCTAACCTTAGAACTGGCAAGATCCTGCAAATGGGCAATGGTGAGTACAACTACAAGGGTGAGCTTATTCCAATAACTGGCCTTAATGTTGACGATATTGTTTATTATAATCAAAACAGCGGAACTGATATTGAAGATACAGATGGAGAAAAGTACTTACTTTTAAATACAAAAAGTGTGCTGGCAATAAAAGGATAAGCATTGCGAAGCCGATTTAAGTTTAAAACAATTTTAAAATCCGTAACTTTGCAAGTTAAAACTAAATGTCCAGAAAAATGGCTTCTTGTTGACAGAGAAACTGGTCAGATTTATCAGGGTAGCAGTAATGGGCATTGGGATAGGCTAAACCCACTTATTAAAGACACGATAAGCAAGGAAGTGCTATAATTACCATATGACTACTCCTATAATTCACGACATGCCTGGTGGCGTAATATACATTGAAAATGCATTCCCTAAAGCAAAAGAGTTTTTAGATTTTGTTGAGAATAACGATAAAAATGAAGATATCCTAAAGGTTTTTCCTTCATGGACAACATGGATTGACGGGTACCCAGTCAGTCTTGATCCAGACGATATGACAAAGTGGGAGCAGTTGTTTCCAGACACAGAAGATGCTATCAGGGGCGTTGCAAAACTTTTAGATTGGGATCTATCTTATAACGACAACAACTCTGTGTGGCCACGTAAAGATATATCTGATTATGCAAACAATAGCGTAGAACATCAATTGTCGTTGCCAGCTATCAAGATGATAGAAGAAGATTACATTAGCGCTTTAAAAATTTGGGCAGAAAAAACAAATAATGATTTGCCACACCACATAACTAGAAACTATTGTATTAGAAAGTATAGAGTTGGTGGAGCAATGGGGCCTCACATAGATAGAAATATATTAAACCCAAAAAATACTATGGACTGGACATCTTTAATATATCTTAATGAAGATTATGAGGGTGGAGAAATTGTTTTTGATGACCTAGGCTACTCAATAAAGCCTTCAGCTGGCAGTGTAGTGTTCCTTCCATGCTTAACTTCCCATTCAGTAAATGAAGTTTTGTCTGGAAATAAAACATATATATTCTTATTTATGCACACTGGAACAGGAATAACCTCCGCTCTGGGAGAGCCGTACCATGCACTGGAAGAATCTTTAATTAATTTTAATAACAAATAATCTATTGACAGCGTTTAGTTTATATTATATAATAAACTATAATGATAAATAAAATAATATGTAAAGTAAAAGGGCATACCCTCGTACAAGCAGGAACATGCCCATATACTGGATCAACATATCAGTATTGTGAAAGATGTGAAGCCATGATTCCAATTCAGTTGGCAGTATGAAAGAGCCTAAGATTATGAAGATGGACTGGCGTCCATTAGGATATTGGCCCGTATATAAAGATGGAAAACTTACATGGGAAAAGGATCCAAAAGATGATTGAATGGCTAGCAAGACGCATATTTAGCTGGACAAGCCTTAGAGAATATATTTTTGATGAAGTCCATCTTTATGATCATTTAGATACAATTGTTAATGACCCAGAAGGAATGAAGATTGCATCATGTAGCTGGATGGAAGGCGATATGTGGTATGGTTGGAACTATGATAGTAACGCCAAGCGTTACTACTTTGATGACATTGGCAATAAGTCTCTCATTGGATTATGGGAAGATCAATGGCTAAAGGAAGCAGATATCAATGAGTGAATGGATTAAAATAGTTGGAGAACAAGGGCACTTTTGCGATTTGCCTTGGTCTATAGAGCCACCTAGAATGGGCGTAACGCATCTTCAAAAAAGACATGCTGGGTCTATTTGGAAATGTGATTGTGGATTAAAATATGAATGGAATGGCAAAAAGTTTAGCGGACCAATGTAATGACAATAAAGATAAATGCTTTCTGCATTCCTTGTAATAATAATGTAGAAGGAAAGTTAACCGAGATGGTTGTCTTAGATTCAGGTAATTGGTTGCATATCGGAGAGTGCCCAATTTGTTATCTTGAAATTAAGCGAATTGTCCCCAAGGACAGTTCAGGTTCCTATAATGGTCGTAGAGCAGTTTCCGAAACTGATAATGAAGGTCCGATTCCTTCACCTGAAGCTTAATGCCTAAACATTGGGAAGATAAATCTCAGTGGATCACCAGCTGTCCAATATGCTATTGTGCAGTAACACATCAACTAAGAGATTATCATATTCAGTATCATGAAAATCAAATAAGAATGGTACAGACAATAGATGAAGTATAACAAACTAAAGATATTATTAAAGCCGTATAGAGCACAATTTGATAGATCACCAAGACACATAAAGGTTCTGTCTATCTTGTGTGTTGTTTGGCTGGCTTCACCAATTGATCCATTCGATATATTGTTTCCTTGGGCGGCATTTACAGATGATATATTTATTGCAGGACTACTACTTAAAATGCTTTATAAGCACGGAGGTTTGCCAGAAGATAAAATTATAACCCCAATAGAGCTGCTAAAAAGCTTATTTGGAAAAGATAAAGAGCATAAGCATACAGCAATGACATACGAAGAGCTTGCAATTTCAGCTAAAATATACTTAGAGCAAGTGTCAAAAGATAAATCTAAGAATATGATATAATATGATTATGGACAATAATGATATTAATTTAACAGATGAAGAGATCTCAAAGGGATACAAATCAGATAACCCAGAAGAAGATAAGTGGGACAACCTTGAAAAGGCATGCTGGACTGGATACAAGCAGGTTGGCATGAAGGATAAGGGTGGTAAAAAAGTCCCTAACTGCGTACCAGTAAAGAAGTCTTTATTTGGCACAGAAGGGCCACAGAGCCTTGTACCAAGGAATAAGTGATGGGTATACTCGATAACTTTGAAGCAGCATTAGAGGCGGAAGAGCCACAGAAGTGTCACTACTGCACTAAAGCAGCTAAGTATAATGATTTAGCAGAAGTAGATACATGTAGATATGATGTAGTAGGCGTATGCGAATGCCATTCATTTAAAGGATTAAACTCATAATACCTTTATCTAGAGATGAAATAATTACTGAAATAGCACAAAAAGTACAGCAACGACATGATGATGGATCCTCCTTTGATAAAGAATGGACTAATCATCATGGACTATATAGATGTGATTGTGATGAATTAGTACAATTTATTAAAGATCTAATTTAATAAATATTGACCGAAAGTGAAGTCGAAAAGTAGAGATGAATTTTGATAAATCTGATCTAGAAACCATGCTTGACGCATGGAAAATAGATCCATACACTCAGGAATTGCTTAGCAGACTAGGCTCTGATTATGATGAAGATGGAATCCCATACTGGGATAAAGAAGGCGGGGAGCCTAAATAATGTGGTCATGGATATTAGCTATTATAGGCGTAACAGGTATCTACTTTGTAGGTAGAAAGACTATATGGGGATGGTTCATTCTTCTATTTAATGAATGCCTATGGATAACGTATGCTCTAATTACAAAACAATATGGATTTATAGCCTCAGCAATTGCCTATGCAATAGTCTATATTAGATCATATATACACTGGTCAAAAGAACCTGTAAATGAGATTCATTTGTGATAGAAGAAACAATTTATATATCTATAGCCGCATGTAAAGAAGAATTCTTAGTTCAAACAATTAAAAGCGCACTTGAAAATGCAGATAGCCCAGATCTATTATATTTTGGAATTGCTAACACAGTTATAGATGAAAAAGACTTTTTGTCAGATCCAATATTCAATAATCCAAGAATAAACTATGTAGAGATAAAGCATGAACGTCCATTAGGAACTGGGATTGGTAGACTTATGGCTTCTATGATGAACCATAGGGATCATGAGTATTTGCTCCAAGTTGATGCACATAATATTTTTGAAAAAGGCTGGGATACTACTCTCAAGAAGCACTACAAAGATTTGCTAAAGGTTTGCGATAAGCCTATAATATCTGCATGTCCTCCGAGATGGATAGATGGACCAAATAAAGAAGTATTATTGCATGGATTTAGCGGTGTGCAGATAGATCCATTAAACTTTAAGACTGAAGAAAACTTTGGCTCATTGGCAATAAGGATTATAACTGTTAACTCTTCTGACCATATTAATAGTACAACTCACAGCGAAGAAATGATAGAGCACCCTTTTATTGAAGGAAGTGGCATGAACTGGAAAGATGGCCAAGATTTTGTTGAGCATGGATTAATACATGCTTCATTCATGTTCACAAACTTTGCCTTTGCTCGTGAGATAATGCACGATCCAACTAATCCTTTTAATGGAGATCAGACTAATCTATCTTTTAGAGCAGGTACTAGAGGCTACAGGATGTTTGGAATTAAAAAATGTATAGCCTGGACTAAAGATAAGTTTAACGATGGAAAGCTTTTATCTGATAATGACTGGAGAGCTTTAAGTAGGGGCAGGATTGGTGTATACGATGAAAGAAAGTCAGCCTATTATCAGTCTCAAATATTTTCTGGAGAATACCTTGGGTATTGGGGAGCACCAAATAAGGAATCGATTGCTCAGTATTATGATAAAATAGGCATAGACCTATCTAATTTTTTTAAATTTAAGAGGGAGTATCTGGTTGGAAGAGATGAGTGATAGCCCTAGCCATTAGCCTTTAGGCGGGGATCCAATAGAGTACAATAGTACTATAGGGATAAACATCCTCGTTTACTATAGAAAGACATAACATGAATACTCCAATGTGCAAGACATGTTCAATAGAGACAAATAGAGCAGCATGGGCTAAATATCCAGATATGCTCGATCTCTGCAAAATGTGCAAATCCTTTCAACAATCAATTGAACATACCATAGAATCAGCAGACAAGGTAAGAAAGAAAGCTGCACAAATAGGCAGACAATTAGAGTCTTAGTTGACTAAGATTATATAGGAGTGATATAATAGATGAATGATAACTATACTAGCCATAGCCATTACATGGTATTTAACTAAGATCTATTACACAAGATCATTTACTTTTGATATAGAGCAATCTAATCTAATTAAAGCTACATGTCACAAATGTGCTCGAACAGGATATACTGCTCCAGAAAACCTTCGTGCTCCATATTACTGCGTATCTTGCAAATAGAGCAAAGTAGGAGCTAACTACTATATCCCCCTCCCCTTAATCTCCCTTGTATCAGCCTCCTATAGGCTTATTTAGTGGAGTATTGTGGAGTAAAGTGGAGAATCATACTATCAATTTAGATCCAAATACTATCATTATAACTATCTAAACATATGTATGTAATTGAGCATATCATATGATGGGACGTAATGTCAATAGCGCCCATATAAAGCATATTGGCCAATATTTGTCAATAGCTTTCATATAAAATTCCAGGAAATTTTTTTATTTGGTCGTAAAGAGCAATTTTGGCCCATATTTATGGCAAAAAATTATGTCTAATTCTGCATTATTTGTCTCATATAATGAGATATTCTATGCAGATATTGACAGATTTTGATCGATATGTATACAATTTCCAGGGGTTTTTTATATGCTTCGTAAAGCAAAAATTTGGCCCATAAGATGGGCATACAAAAATGGGACATACAGCTAATTAAAGCCATATGCCCCATAGGGGAAGTTATCTTAGAATGAATCTAGATCCATTATATATTTAGGGTCTCTTACTCTTGTTTCTTTCAAGGAGTCTATTGTTAGGTTTCTATCCACCGCTCCATATTTTGCTTCCAGCATATCATTGAGCGCATCTGCTAAAAGCAATCCTTCGGATGTATATCCCTTATCCCATTCTGACTTTAATCTAAGGGAATTGTATTGGATAATATATCTAACTAGTTCCATTAGTCTGTCTTGGGTATACAAGGTATGTTCAGTTGTTAATACATTTGCCATTACGGCAGGTGAGAAGTTAGCATTGTTTAGATAGTCTGTTAGTTTTTCTGCTGCTTTGAATTCGTTTGCTTTAGCCATTGAGTTCCGCCTTTCGTTTTGATTATACCATTGACCACTGACATTTGTAAATGAAGCGAGGACCCTCCCCTTTCCCGTTTCCCACGAGAGGAGGGTCCCCACACTTAGTTTATTACTTGGCGTTCTTCTTGTCTGAGAAGACTACTCCGTCTTGCACAGCCTTGCTGATAACTCCTAGAGCTGCAGCTGAGAAGCGACCACGCTTGCCCACAGCAATGCCCTGGGTCTTTAGGTATTCACGAGTTGTTGTTGATGTTGTCATTTGTTTGATCCTTTCTAGATCTTTGTTATATATATTATATATGAATTTCGGGGATTTGTAAATAGGGTACGTAAAGCAATATTTTTGCCCGTGCCCTTAGATTATGACCGTTATGTCCGAATTGTCCATAACGGCCCAACCTATCTTTATTCAGTTGTTAGTTCTTCTACTTGATAAGGTTCTATCTTGTCCTTGCGAGTGGTACCCTTTTTCCATTCCTTTTTAGGTGTGGCTACTGCTTTGTACCATGCTTCATCACTATCTTTGGCTTCTACTACAATGTAGTACTCCTGAATAATGTCTCCATAGACTTTAAACTCTTTACTCATAGTTCCACCTGTTCTATCTTTTCTTTAATTAGTTTAGCAATGATGTTATGGGCCTCGATGTTTTCTGTTTCGGACCCACCCCACAAAAGCTTTTGGGCTTTACTAAGTTGATCGTTTAAGTACTTATCACTCATCTTCATCTTCGTCCTCCTCTTCCTCATCATCAGGGTCTACGATGTAATCCCTGTTCATCATCCAATCTAAAACTTCTTCCTGATGTTGTTCGGCGCCCCATTCCAAGGAGAAGCCTTGTCCAGCCTCCACAGCCTCACACAGGTGGTTCCACATGTCATCTTGGGTTACCTTGGCAACATAGGTGTCATCCTCTAGGATGTTATTAATTGTTGACCATGTCCATAGCCAAACTAATGATAGACCTAGGTCAGTGCTGTCTAGAATCTCTAAACACTTGTTTAGTTTATCTTTATCGTCAGGCTTCATCTCGTGCTCCAATCGCAAATGATAGGTCGTATGTTAGTTGGTATAGTAAAACCAAGGTATCTAGTGCGCCTTCGCATTCTGTACGGACCATAGAGTCCATAGCCTCGCCTGACTCTTCTTCCCGTTCAATTGCGTCTGCTAGTTCCTGCTCGGCAATTAGCATTAGATTCTTTAGTTCACCGTGCATTATATCTAATCCACTAACACCTGCATTGACCAAGCGTTGCAAATGGGGCGGGAGCCCAATGTCTTCTGAGTTCATTAATATACCCTTTCGTTATTAATCATTATATCAGTTGCCACTGACAATAAATGTTCGGTTGCGTCAATTGCTCCCATATAGAATGAATCTGATTCCCAATATTCATCTTCATCTAAAGGTTCATTGTTTCTTGCATCCTCTAAATCCTGGTTAAGACTAATTAAATGTATCTTCATATATTCTATGAAGTGTGATGACTTAGTCAAAGTAACCCTCCGCCCATAACCCCTGGAGGAAATCATTTGTTTTTAACAAACCTTCAGTTAATAATGACTTGTCCATTAAATCGGACGGGGTCCTAAGATAAAATAACTTAGCATCATGTACTGAGTTAATCATCTCATCAAGATCTGTTTTAGTATAACCTAGCATTCAATTGCCTCCATATATTTAACCATAGTGTTTAATGTTATATGAATGTGACAATCACAATCATCTGATGTATCTCTGTCGTCAAAATGGATTAAGTTGTCATCATAGATATAATCAATTAGTTCTTGGCTGGTAATCATAAGCAGAAATCATCTCCTTCAATATAACCATAATACTCATTGTATGATTGTTTTAAGTTATCAGGAGCAAATTGCATGAACATATATTCAGCATAATCGCTACCCTCATCTAAATTCTTATCATTCCATTGTTCAAAGAGATGTTGCTCAATATCTACTTGAATTGCTCCAAGGATATGTTCTCCTACTGTATCTGTAAATGGTTCCATTATGCTTCCGCCTTTCTATATTCGGGTACTTTAGTGTCTAAGTATATCTTATGGGTCTGACAAATTGCGACAGCCTCTAGGTCTGCCTCGCCAAGCCAGTTGCAGTTGCTACAGATTTCACCGCAATCATTGTCGCAGTATTCCATTTGGTCAGTTGCATCACAATCACGGCACATGTTATCGTATTCTGATTCTGAGATAACTTCACCACGGAGGAATTCCATTTCTCCACCCCAACCTGTTTCTTCTTCATATGATAAAGTAAATAGTAGTGTTGGGTATTGTGCAGATAGTTTAGATATAGCACCAAGAGGTCGTGACCATGCAGTGTTAAAGTTGTAATGGACTACATAGTTCTCACCGTTCTCGGCTTCTTCAATAGTTGTGTCAGGATAAACATTATCCTCGGCTACAGCAACATCCCATTTGGTTCCCCACTCACGCACATTGAAGTTGTACCAGTCATTGGTTTCAAACTTCATTGCCTGAGAAAAATCGGTGGAACGAGGAGGCTGTCCATGATATACCTCATCAGTAATACCAGCATCTCTATAGTTATAGATATTATGAAAAGCAAAGATAGGATTAACATACTTAGTCTGCTTAACATCATATGACAAATCACCTACTGCAGTGATAGAATAAACAAATGGCTTATTCATTTGCTTGATTAGAGATTTTACTTGCTCAGGATTACCTTCAATAGTTAATCCATTAAATACCCAATTTGGCATTTTATATCCTTTCGTTGATATGTTCCAATTATACAATGGACCACTGACAAATGGAATAGAATTGGCATGTGATACATGCCACATTATTCAGCTTTGTGGTCAAGATCACACAAATTCCTGGGAAATATATTTGACAGTCGTAAGAACAATATGCTACCCTCAAGTCTTTGCGGGCAAAAAGAAACCCCCAGCTAAAAGCTGGGGGGTATGAATATGGCTGCTGATTTCCAACGAAAGAAATAAACCGCTTTACTTAGCGCCTGGCCCATAGACTAATAGACGCACCATTTCATTTCTATATTAAAACCAGGACCAAAGTCCTGATACTATTATACCATAACTAGTCGACTGTATTTGTCTACGAATGCTGCGAGGGACGAAGTAAACACTACTGTGCTCAGGTCCTCTTCATACAATGTAAACGTTTGGTTGGCCCAATCAATAACAGGCACCTTATGCTCATTATCTCCTAATTGATTAATGTAGATACCCCAGCCTGTTTTTTCAGTCCAGTCTTCTCCAATTAGATTAGATATAGCAATACGTGTTGCATATGATTCATCCTGCCAGCGAGGCTCTGCAGCCTGCACAGCATTGGCCAACTTGGCTAGCATATTATATCCAGCCCAGTGTCCATATAGAAATAGTACATTCTCCTTGGAATCTCTGAATCCAAAGTTTGCTCTGTCGCCCATTTTATTCCGCCGTTTCTAGTTGAGGTATTAGTTCTTCCTTTTTATTTAATTCTACCACTTCATATGAGACCTTGTCAAGGCCACGCTTGCTTGCATTGTAATGGTGCCCGCAGAAGAAAAGTTGACCTTCTACTAGTTTAACCATATACATTGCTTGAGCAGTGCCACATTGGTCGCATGCTATCCATCTTGTTAGATCTTCCGTTGTCATAGCTTTCCTCCCTCAATCATCTCAGATAGACGGTCAAGAATCCAAGAGTCAATGTCGTTGATATCAATCTCTGACAATTTCTCCATAATTTCTTCACGAGCAAATTTATATCCATCTGCCCAACCATCTTTATACTCTGACATAATTTCTCCTTAGTAGCCTGTTGTTTCGTAGTCTGATATGTATGATTCAGTTAAGTTATACTTATCTCGTAAGCGACTTACTTTCTCAATACTACCAGTTCCAATGTTGAATGTCAATGGAGCCATACGCTGCGGGTCTAGTCCATTTATTTCTGCATCCCAATAGGCCCTCTCCATGGAGAGCCTATTAGGAGCGGTAAGTTCAAAATACATTAGCAGTTCTCTCTTACATTACAGATTTCTTGGTCAACAACTTCAATGTTGCCATTATGTGAATCAGCATAAAGAGCATCTTCAATTTCTGAATCTAAATCAAAGTGAGTATCTTCAAGTAGATTAACGGTAATAATTCCGCTAACTTCAATAGATGCGCTCCATTCAATTTCCTTAACTAATTCAATCTCAAGTGCCTCGGCAATTGCCTGCAGTGTTTCTTGGTCTTCCGAATCAGCATATGCCTCAGAAATAATATCTTTAACTACGCTAATCTTATTTTGGAGAGAAGAAACTGCTTTAGAATTAGTTCTAGCATTATGTAGTTCCCATTCAATGTTGCGAACCTTATCTGTTTCATATGTTTCATCCGAGAATCCACGGATAACCTTATATGTAACTAATAGGTCAGGGTTGTACTTCTCTGAATCTGATAGCGGTAGATTTTCTACTGTCATTCCGTCCATTGTATTTCCTTCTTTCGTTTGGTTTAAGGATGTAATTGTAGCATGCTCCACTGACACTAATGTGGTCTTACGGCCACACGGGCATGTGAGTTGAGTCACACCTGATGGGAATCCAAATCCATCAGATGATGTTAGTTCTATTAAGCAATCGCATTCATCTGGGTCACAGACAAAAGTATATTTACTTGATACTAGTTCGTTGGTCATGAAGAGAATTATACAGGAGCCCACTGACATTTACAATAGATTCCAGGGAATTTCTTTGTGACTCGTAACACACTTTTTGCCCCCTTAGCATTGAGGGCGCTTGGCGATCCATAACGGACTTGAACCGTCGACCTCTACCGTGACAGGGTAGCGCTCTAACCAACTGAGCTAATGGACCAAGAAAAATTGTGAGCAGTTTTAAATCTTGCTCAGGATTTATTTTATTTAGAACGCAGAAATTAATTTCTTAATTTTATTTTTTTCTGCGGTTAGCACTGGGTCAAATCCTGATGCGCCAGCCATAAGCGTTTCAGAATTTCCGCGACCTGAGCGATAGTAGTCAAGGCGTTCGGTGAGAGCGTTAAACGCACCCCATTTAGTTCCCTTGATGTTAGCGTTAGTTGGTGAGTTATGATAAAGGTCATCAAGGAGAACAACTTTATTCTCCCATTTAGTTAGCGCAACCTTAGAAGCATCATCAGCAGGCTTTGGATAAATTGTGTGAATCAACTTTGAGAATTCAGCATCAGTAATTGCCTGAGAATAAAGTGCTTGCGCCTCTTTCTCGAATTCATCAAAGTAACCAAGAGCAAGCCCAAGAGTTTCACGAGCAACTTGAATGCGACCTTCAACAGATTGCGTGTGGCGAATCTTGAATGATTGCTTAGCGTTACGCATAGCAAGATTCAATGTGTTTTGGCATACAACACGAACAGGAGTAACAGCAGCCTGAACAGCAACTGACCCGTCATGTGATGTCCATACAATTAAATAGAGTTTAGTTTCATCATTGGCGCCTTGTGGGTCAAGAACCATTGTGCGAGGAATATCAACAGTGCCAAAAACTACTTTACCCTTTTTTAATGAGCCAGCAGATTCCCAACGGCAATCAGCGTTCGCATCATGAATAGCATCAGCGAATGCGAATAACTCTTCATTCTGTACAGGCTTGTAACGCTTGCCAACAGTGGCAAGAACATCAGTTCCATTATTGAATGGATTGTCACGAATGACAAGAGATGCTGTAGATACATCATTCCAAGATTCTGGAATGTGCTCAGTGATTGGAGATAGACGAACATTCCAATTTGCCAACTTTGCTTCTTCAAGCATTAGGGCGGTAGTAACTTCTTCATCTTTTGTGAAGATGCGATTTGCTAGGTTGTGCCAAGCAGGTGAGCCACGGAGAGCGAAAGCAACTTCGCCGTTTTCCATTTCTAGATTGTGAGCCATATATTTTTTACCTTTCGTTTGATTAGTCATAAGTATAACAGGTGCCACTGACATTGTCTATGATTAGATACAATATGTCCGAATTGATCCATGTGATTAATCTCACAAAATTCCAGGGTTTTCCACAGGCTCCCGTAAACCTGTGGATAACCCCTTACCTTTACGGGCCAGCTGCAGGATATGCAGCCAGTGTTAGATCTTTACAGACCTAACTCATCCCTAGTTAATTGGTTTTTGCGATTGAAGTTAATAACTTCGGACGGGAGGTAAAGAGCAGTTGTCTTAGTCTTCTTCAATGTATCATACACATAAGCACGAACATCACCAAAGAAGTTACGGCGATTAGAGAATGCTAATTCAGTTAAGTATTCCTTATCAACGCCTTGCTCTGAATAAATTGTTACATCATTTAACTTGTTCTCATCATAGATTTCTACTCTGAAACGATTTTTCATTTTGTTGCCTTTGTTAGTAGTTGTCCCCGAAGGGAGAGCAGTTTGGCGACATACTCAGGTCGTTGGTTTATTTAGAGATACTCAGCAACCGCATTGTAGGTTGATGTATTAACTGTTTCCTCATCTGTCATCTTTAGAATACGAATTGCGTTTTCCAATTCCTTCTTAGACTCACGATAAGTGCTAGAGTGGATTGTTTCATAGTCCTTTTGAGGTTCAGCAGGAAAGTCTGCCTCTTTGGTTGTTAAGTTAAAGTCAATGTTTAACTGGTTATTCCAAGAGCGGTAGTTAGTTCTGATGTCCTCAGCCTTAGCCCAGCGTTCCATAGCCCATTTGCCAATAGCCTTACGCCATACTTCCATAGACTTTTCATACTTTGCTTCGTTAGTTGCTTGTGCCGCATAATCTTTTTCTAGTTTAGCGAGTGCGCTTTCTAGTGCGGTGATGATTTTAACTGTTGCGATTTTTACATTTATTGCTTTGCTTCTAGCCATTTGTTGCCTTCTTTCGTTAGTGGGTTTAGTGGGTTTGTGAAGTTGTAATTATAGCAGGGGGGTCTGACATTTCTGCGACCCCCCTGCCTTTAGATTATACGCCTAGTAGCGTTTGAGCGGATACTGAAGTCCAACGAGTTTCTTTCGTTGGCATTTCTAGTAGCACACGCACCGAGCCAGATGCCTGTGGGTGGATTTCCTTAATCACACCAGTTTTCTTTGACTTTAGTGTGGTGAATAAATCGCCCACTTGGTACAACTTGTCGTTGATTGTCATTTATTGCCTCTTTTCTTTGTTAGGGTTGTAGTATAGCATTGGGGTCTGACATTAGTCTAGCCCTATCTCAGTATTTGAGAAAGTTATTGTGTGACCTTAGTCACTTTCAGGTAGCCAAGCGTCTAAGTGGTGCTGTTCGATAATAGCCCACGCTGGCGCATAAGAGTCACCCTTATAAGATACGCCTTCAGGCATTTCGATCATCTTATTATAATCCTCATCATAATAAGCATCGATAGCATCGATACAAGGCTGTACCATAGAAAGAGGGACGGGAGGGTAATGATTACCCTGTAAGTGATAACCTAGTGCTACCTCTAAATCTAATTCATTAGATAAATCTAACGCTGTATTGTATCCCATTACATATTCTCCAATTCTTCTTCGGTTATTTCTTCATATCCAACTACGCTACTGATATATTCTGGAAAGTTATTTTCATCTAAAGACTCACAAGCAGTAAAGTCTGGAAACTCATAGTTTAATAAGACTTCATTTATGTCACTTGTCTTTACAATATAAGAGTGTTCCATATTTACTTTATAAATCCTAATCATTACTCTGCCACCTTTAGAATTGCGTAAGAGCCATTAGCATTTATCTCATCAAGGATAGGTTGTAGGCGTGGTGCGACTAAAGACTTTAGCATACCCTCTAGCATTTCAATTTGTGATTGCTCATCAAGCATTTCTATTTGACGAGTTACTGGATGACCTTCCATAAATTCTGTAACGAATTTTAGATTATGTTCTATTTTCATTTATTGCCTTTCGTTGTTGGTATAAGAGTATTATAGCCTATGCCACTGACATTACCTAATCCATTCTCGGCGTGTCGCAGCTTTTGTGAGATTAATCACAAAATCCAGGGGGTTGTGGATAAGTCCCGTAACCCTGTGGATAACCCCGCAGCTTTACGGGCGGGCAGCGCTATTGATCAAATTTATTTTTATGTTTTATTTTTCTAAAATATTTTTTCTTATTGCGTACAGGCTGCGCCGCATTACTGCGACGCAATTCCTGTATGCGTTTAACTTTATCTCGAAGTGAGTTTTGTGACATGATAGCCACTCGCTTCATGAAATCGGTTTACATCAAATCGCTCATTATCTTTTGCGAACATAACTGCGAAATCATTTACAATTTTAGAAAATAAAGCAGGGTGCGCTTTATCACTAGCAAACTTTAAAATTTCAGCAACGGCAACATAATCTTTACGAGTCATCATTTTTATACTTCCACGCTTTCGTTATTGGTTAATTGTTTTATGTCGGCGACATAAACATTATCTTTATTTATTCCATACTTTAACTGAAACTGAAATACATCTATGGCTTCATCATACGACTCTGCTTCTACATCTATGAAAGTATTAAACTCAAAAATTTCCATTATTTAGTTACGACCCTTCTGCCTTCTCGGTAAAAAACTTTTGTGTAGCATTTGCCTGCTGGCGTGTAAATATTTACAGTTGAGAATTCATTAGCAAAACCCCAATCGGTAAAAGAAAAGAAATCTTTCCATGCTTCCATTTCATCATTGTAAGGCTTAGTCCAATGAGGAGTATTTGAGTCATAAGCAATAGTTATTTTATACATTAGTTATTTTCTCCATTTCTGAATAGTGAGCCATCATCTACGCAATCGCAAGACTCGACATCAAAATCCTCTCCACTACCAAAAAAGATTAAACCTGTTGAGTTACACTCTGAGCAATCTATTGTTAATACTGAGTTAATCATTATCCTTCACACTCGCATTTCTTATCGTAGTCAAATTCGCAAAAGTAGCAACCCATTTGTTCGCCATGCGCTTTACAGACATGGACAAATTGTTGCTCGTCACAATGAATTTTTATTTGGTCTTTAATAAAATAAAATTCGTTTTCATCTAAGTATTCTTTAATCATTAGTCACCAACCTTTACCGCGACAGTTGCCCAAAAGTTTTTAATTCCACGAGTTGAGCGAACCTCGATAGCATAAGCCTCAAAGCCTGAGCCGTACCAAATTTCAGGGCGAGGCGTTGCGTATTGGATAACGCCTTCATCATGGCGTGAGTGTGAGCGATAGTATTTTCCCTCTAAGAGGCTTACGATTGTGTATGGTTTTGCTGACATTAGTTGTCACCTTTCGTTTGTTGATAGTAGCAATTATAGCCTATCGCACTGACATTTTCACATTACTAGCGAGTAATTCCACATTTTGAGACGCTCAAGCCATGTGATAAACCTCACACAAAAATGTCCGTTTTGTCTGTCAAATCGACACGCCGTAAAACCTGGGTAATTTTGATCACACCCGTAACGACACGCCCGACCCCGCTCTTTTGCGGGCGGATCAGCTTTTGTCAAGCCGACACGCCGTTACTTATTCGAAATCTTTAAAAATTTCTTCAAGCTTTAAAATCTGCTCATCGCTAAGATGATCTAATTGAATTGCTTTTTCAAATCCAAAAATGTCGCTCATTCGTTTTCCATTTCTACGCAATCCATAAAACAATCTTCGCACATATAACCATTTTGCGTATAGTCATCTTTAATTTCACAATCGTGTTCGTCACAGGTACACTTATTTTTAATTTCTGTTTCTTTCATTATTCGTTTTCCATTTCTGCTAAATAATCTTCATGTTCAATTAGTCCGATTGAAAAAGCGATTGGGTCGCAACATTCCAAAATTTCGGCGGCTGTAAAAGTAGAGTAACCAATTTTTACATCAGGGTAAACATCATTTAGTAAATCTATAAAACTTTCTTTAATTTCTAAATCTTTTTCGAATTGTGTTTTTCCCATTTTATTTATTCTCCAATACTTTTATAATAATGTTTAAATCTTTATCTGATAATAAAACGCGAGATGATCCCCATAAGCAAGCAAGGTAGTTGTCTCCAAATTGTGCTTTTGCCATTTCGGTAATCTTAGCAATCTTTTCATCTTTATTCATTACCAGCACCCCTCACATGTAAATTTAGTAAAGTCGGCATCTTTAGAGAATACCTCTAGGTAGTTATCCGCACAGATAGAGCAAGCAATTAGTGAGGTAGTAGCCACACGATAGAATTGAGGCTCTGAGATAGAGAGGGCTCTATTCTCTAGAACCTCTGATGAGATTAGTACAGTCATTTTGACCGCCTTTCGTTTTGTTGATAATGGAATTATAGCAGAGGGTACTGACATTTTGCCTTATTTAGAGGGCGTGTTGGTAATTTCTTTTTGTGAGATAGCCCACAATTCTTTACACTTATTAGGGTTATCCCAATGGGGTTGCCCCGCATGGTATAGGGCAGGGGCTAACACTACCTGCCCGCATGGGCATAGGTTCATTAAGCCTTTAGGGTAATCGCTTACAGTAGCAAACTTAGTAAAGATACTCATTTAGTTAAATACCAATCTGTCCACATAGGCAAACGCTCAGGGTCATGGTCACCATAATAGCGTGAGATGTTTTGCTCACAATTCTCACAGAAGGTGAATTGCTCATCTCCTACATCTGAGATAGCAGGCTTATTAGGGGTGTGCTCTAGGCACTTGGTCATTTCTAGTGTAGTCATTTTAGACCACCTTTCTTTTCGTTATACCGCAATTATAGCAGGGGGGTCTGACATTTTGAGGTGTTTCTCGGGCGTGTCGCAAAACTATTTTTTGTGATTAATCTCACATAAATCCTGGGGTTTTCCACAGTCGTACGTAACCCTGTGGATAACTCCCGCAAGTACTTGCGGGCCAGCTTGACATTGTCAAGCCGACACGCCGTTAGGCTAGTGTGAGTTAGCCCACTCTCTAAAGTTCGCTACGATCTCACGCCACATCATGCGCCCCATGATAAGGGCGGGGATGATAAGGGCTAACTGTACTAGTGTGGTAAGTAGTCTATTCATTACTTATTCTTCTTTCTTTTATAAATCTTATAGGCAATAGTTACTAGCAGGGCGGTAGTTAAAAAGCGATAATCTAACGCTATGTAAAACCATGCTGTATCAACGCATAGTCCGTATTCGTTTAGTTCGATAGATAGTAAATTCTCAAAAGCGTTAATCATTAGTAAGTATCCTCCACGCCTAGTTCATAAGCCTTGTTTAGTAGTTCAAGAAAGTTAGGTGTTACATCATAGCCAAAATCTTTAGCCATGTTTGCTAGTGTATCGTTAGGGTACATCATTATTAGTTCTCCCATGTTAGTGCGAATAGTTTTGCTAGTGCCTCATCATCTGAGTCATCAAAATCATCTAGTGGAGGTTGTTCCTCATCTACCTCATCAAGGTATGCGTATGCGTCTGCGACATCTGATTGGATAGTATCCCATTTAGATACTGAGTTAGTTTCGTATGAGTATGCGTATGACATTATTTATTCATCTCCTTAGCAATAGCGTCTGACTTAGTTAGCGCCTCTAGGGCTACTGATAGGGAGGCAAGGCGTTGAGCCTCTACCATTTGCTTGTATTCATCTAGTGTCATTTATTGTGACCTTTCGTTGTTGTTATGTTGTAAGTGTAGCATGGGGGTCTGACATTTTGGGGACATTGTCGGGTGTGTCGCAAAAGTATTTATGTGACCTTCGTCACACTAGTTCTCCTCTTTTGCTAGTAGGTAAGCGTTATTTAATGGGCGGGAATTGTTAGAAAACATAGCCTCAATTTTAGCCTTATCTTTCTCACGCTGTATCGCATAACGCTCTTGTTGTTCTTTTCTAATTCGTTCTAGTGTATTCATTAGATGATTACCTTTCGTTTGTTTGTTATACCTTAAGCATAGCATGGGGGTCTGACAAATGTCTAATCCAAAATGCGTATAATTCGGACATTGTGAGGCACATCACAAAATAATTGCGTGAGATACATCACAAAAACGCTTAACTATGGGCGCACTATCCCAAATGTCCGTTTTGCCTAGATTGTGTATCATACATGTAAAAAATATATTAACATTTTGTGAAATCTGAAAAAGCAGTCAACTAGAATATATGGCGGGGAATATGGTAAGATACTACTTGATCAACATAGCTGTTATATAAGCTATTGACTTTGGTAAAAGTAAAATGCTACACTTAGTTTGCTTTGTGGGGGGCTTACCCTGAAACTCAATATGTACCAGATAACATCTGTGGATATATGTTCCAGGAATTGCTTTCTCTATCTTTCCAAAAAGAAAAAATTTGGGGGGTAGGGGGGCTTTCCTAAAATCTAATATCCCCAGATAAAATCTATAAAACAAGATAAAGAATATAAGACAAATAGGTGATAGATATGTGTAGAGAATGTGGAAGCTGTACAAAGCAACATACTAGAACGATAGATGATTCTATGGATCAAGTCCTAGATTCAATTTTTAAAAAAACGGGGATAGAACAGTGAAACTTCTTTTGGCTATAGCCATAGTAACTGCAATGACTTTTATCCTTGGTATCATATATCAGATAATAGGCTAATATAAGGGCCTATAGCTTAATCTGGTTAAAGCAATTGTCTTATATGCAATCGACTTTGGGTTCAAATCCCAATAGGCCTACTTGGATTAAATTGGGAGTATAATACCTATATGCTAGCTTATGATGTTCCTCTTTCCGCCCTCCTTTTTATTCTATGGGCAGGTGTACCTGTACAGGAATATATAAAGGGGCCATCTGAGGAAGATGCACTGGCATATATAGAGATGTTGAGGAAAATACAGGAAAGTGAAAATGATGGTCTCTAATTTTCGGCTCACTTTTCGCCGCACTTTTTATGACATTGAATCTGTAGAATATGTAGGGTATAATATACTTATTCTTAAAAATTAAAGGAGATACACCATGGCATTTTTTAGTACAATTGACTCTGAAAGAGTAGAGGCTATCTGGAATAAGTTTGACCTTTTTCTAGTTAAAGAATTTAAAGCAGCAAACCCATCACTATCTGATGAAGACATTGTTGAAGCAACAAAAGATGGCAAGTTGACACTCAAGTATCAAGAAGATCAAAATTACGATGAATTGACTACTGATACAGCCAATTTAAAGTTGGAAGAATCGGAAGAATACCTAGTATCAAACTTTGGAACAGAATCTGATATGTCAGATCTTGAAGCTTGGAAGGCTGCAAAGTAATGGGAATACTTGATGATGTAACTCACGCTGGAGAAGAGCCAGAAATCACAGGCCTTGAGCCTAAAGTTAAAGAGAATATTTTTTTTATGAGTATTCCAGAAGAAGATATAATTGCTCTTAAAGAATGGCTAGCAACTGCAGCAGATGATGAAAAATTTGTCGATGTTGATGGCAATATAACAAAAACTGTTTATTATCATTCAAGATTTTTAGTAAAACCTATTTTTGTTGGAATTAGAACAAAGCTAGCAGAGCTTTTTGAAACACAAAATGGTTCTTTCCCAACAGTAAGTAAGTATTATACAATTGCTTATTCTAATTCTGAGCCATTTACATATACAAATAATGTTTTTTATGGATCAGAAGTAGAAGACGATGCCGAAGAGCGGTACAAGATGTATATTGTATTTGACGGAAGCTTAAAGACAAGCCTTGTTGAAGAAAAAACTTTCAGTGCAAATGAATCATATTGTATACTTACAAATCCTTGTAGCGAAGAGCTATCTAATTTTGGAGAAGAAGACTCTCTTATTTTGTGTGTTACTTTTTCATAAAAATTAAGGCTTATAAAAGTTAGGTATCTTTATAAATCCTGGAAGGACATATCTCATAGGTCCTTCCGTTACAAACCTTACTCCGTGTTCCCACTCTGGATCTCCACCAAATAGTAAAAGATCTCCAGGGGCTGGTTTCATTTCAAAATTCTTTTTAGCCCAAAAAATTTCTCCACCATTATAATCGTCATTTATATATATTACTGCAGCATGCTTAATTGATTCATCTGTGTTTTGATCATGATGGGATACTAGCTGAACACCGTCGTACATTCTTTGAAAGAAATAAAATCCACTCAATATTAGTCCTTCATCTGTTTTTTCAAGAACATCATTAAATCTTTTATCTATTCTTCTATGAATTTCTGCGTTGATAAATGAATAGTTTTTGTCATTCCAGTTTGATGTTATTTCATACAAACCTTCTTTGACTAAATTTTCAACATCTTCTCTTCCAAATTTTTGTTTTGTAAAAACTTTTAATTGGCTTGTATACCACTCATCCCATTGCTCTTCCGTAATATTTGCAATAATAGATTTATATTCTTCAATTTCTTCTGGTGTTATAAAATTTTTAACAACTAGAAGCCCATCAATAGGGCACTCTACAGAATATCCACTATCTTCAAATTCTTTTTTCATCCAAGTAGTCATAGTATTATTGTATCATTTCTTCCACATAATAGCCTGGCCAGTCGGCAACTCAAGTATATTGTGGTTTTCAAAAGCATCTTTTACAGCTTTCCTAGATCCTTCTGTTTTATAAGATCCGTAGTCATCACATATTAATACCCCACCAGAAACTATTTTAGGCCAAAAGTACTCTATAGATTCTTTTGTTGGTTCATATAGGTCTACATCTACATGTACAAATGAGTATTGCTTATCTTCTATGTCTTTAAATACTTCTGGTATCCAGCCTTTTTTTAATTCTATATTTTTGTATCTAGATAGGTTGTTTTTTGCCCACGCCATTTCAGATTTTAACTTTACTGTTTTAAAATATTCTGTATCGAATTCTCCTGGCTCAGAAACACCTTCCCAAGAATCAATGCCTATAAAAGATTTATTACAGAACTCGGCGGTAAAAAACATTGTCATTCCAGCGTATACACCAGACTCAGCAAAATTTAAATCAGGGTTTACTACAGATTGATGTCTTGCTAATTGCCTAAGTATATATATTCTTCCGTACTGGGCATTGTCCATAGAATTTTGTATGTTACATATTAAATTAAAATCATTATGTAGTTTTACAAAATCTTGGTCTTCAGTCCATCTGCTTAAATACGAGTCCATTTTGCTCCTTAAACAAAAAACCCCAAAGGAGGCGGATCCTTTAGGGTTTTTGTTGCGTTATATCCGCATAGTGTAATTAATATTACACACTTATATTGTAGTATATTTTTTTTGACAAAGCAATACTATTTTACGAGTTCTTTTTCAAGAAGCACATCGTATACAGCAGTCAATGCATGATTAATAGAAGGAGTGCTTTGCTCAATAAACTTATCTACTTCAGCCTCTTCCATACCGCTTGCTAGAGCCATGCTCTTATTTGTTTCGCTAAAAACCTCAGTCATGAGGTTGATTATTTCTTCTCTATCCATTATTCTCCTCAGAAATAAATGCTGGGGAAGGTCCCAGCAAGAATCCTTCTTTATGATATTCTACCATTTTCTCTATTTCTTTTACATCCCCACCTTGCTTGGCTATCAGGCATAATACGTCATATATTCTATGAAGCATTATATAATTTACCATAGGCAGATTGTCTTCTAGGTTGCTAGAATTAGTTTCAGTCATTTTTTACTTTTATATCTTCAAGCACTTCGTCAATTGTATTTAAGCCTCGAACTTTAGCTAGCTCTAAATATGATTGTATGACATTTAATGCTTTTTCAGCAAGAAATGCCCTAGGTATATGTGCACATGGTATATTAGAAGACATATCTAAAACCAAGTCCTTATTAAACTTGCTTTCTATTTGCATTTTTTATTTCTTTCACCATTTTGCTATAAAGGGCTGTACCGACATAGCTTTTGTATTTACAAGAAACACAATAAATAAAAATTTTATCTTCGTTGTCTGTGTTAGAAAAGAGAAGGCCTTGATCTAATGGACAAGCCATTTCTGAAACAAGACCTTCTCTTGAAAGGCTCAGATATTCAGATACCAATTGTATCTTAATAGTAAATCCTTTCTAACTTCTAGATGGAAATTTGTTTAGCCACTCTTTTGTTTGAGGAGTTAAACCTTTCCATGACGACCAATCTTGACCGCCATTGGTCATATAATACGTTATCTCTGCGTTGATTGCTGGATCAAATAACGAATAGTTACTGTCCAGTTTGAACTTTTCTTTACGATTATCACCTAGGTTTCCCAACATGTTAATCTGAAAAATTCCATAAGAGCTGTCTCCAGTTTTTATGTTGCCGTTATAAGCCATTGGGCGTCCATTAGACTCCTTTTTAGCTACGGCCCACGCCATTTTAAGGGCGCTACCCTCAAAGCCTACAGCTTTGAGAAGTTCAACCAATTCTTTATCTGTTAAAGACTCAGATGGTTTCCACACAGTATTACTGAATTGCTTCAGCGTTTCCTTGTCAAGTTGTGCTTCGGTTTTTACATCTGGTTTTACAACCAGTGCAGATGCTGATTGAATCATTTCTGGTTGACCAGTAAATAAAAACAATACAGCTACTGCTATTGCAACATAGTGATGTAAAACATCGCTAAGCTTTTCTTTTATATTCTCCATAGGCATTTCCTCCAATAGAGATAACGAACTCTAAGAATACCATTAAAAAGTTTAATCTGTCAACCTAGAGGTCATGTTATATTTGTTTTAGTTAACTAATAATAAAGCTATTTTCTTTACTTTTAATTTAATGCTCTTCCCATGCGTAAAAAAGTTTGGTAGAATAGGACTCTACTTAAATTAAATTAGACCGCTAGGCGGAGAAACAGGTACTATAAATGTCAAATACTATTGCAAACCCTTACGAAAATTTTATTGCGTTATCGCGTTACGCTAGATGGATTCCAGAAGAGAACCGTCGTGAAACGTGGGGTGAAACAGTAGATAGATATTTTGACTATATGCTGAATCACCTAAAGCAAAACCACAATTACATTCCAACTGAGAAGCTTGTAGCGGAATTAAAAGACGGTGTATTTAAAAGAAATGTCATGCCCTCAATGCGCTCCGTAATGACTTCAGGAGCAGCACTAGAACGAGATAATGTTGCAGGATACAATTGTGCTTTTTTGCCAGTTGACTCACCACGTTCATTTGATGAAACAATGTATATCCTTATGTGTGGAACGGGTGTAGGGTTTTCTGTTGAATACAAGTATATTAATAAACTTCCTGCCGTCCCAGAATCTTTAGAAAAATCAACTACAGTTATTATTGTAGAAGATTCAAAGCAAGGATGGGCAAAAGCGTATCGTGAGTTGCTAGCCCTTCTTTGGTCTGGTCAGATTCCAGCAATAGATGTTTCTAAGGTTCGTCCTGCAGGCGCAAGACTTAAGACAATGGGCGGAAGATCATCTGGTCCACAGCCCTTGGTTAACTTGTTTGATTTTACAATTGCAAAATTTAAAAATGCCGCAGGAAGAAACCTTAAGCCAATTGAATGCCATGATATTATGTGCAAGATTGGTGAAGTAGTTGTTGTAGGAGGAGTTCGTCGCTCAGCAATGATTTCTCTTTCTAACATTAACGATATTGAAATGGCACAGGCTAAATCAGGAAACTGGTGGGAGCAAAGCCCTCAGAGAGCATTGTCTAATAATTCTGTTGCATACTCACGCAAGCCAGATATGGAGCAATTTATTGCAGAATGGAAATCTCTATATGACTCAAAGTCGGGAGAACGAGGTATATATAATGTGGCCGCAGCTCAAGCCCAAGCAGCCAAATATGGAAGAAGAGATCCAGATATACACTATGGCACTAACCCGTGTTCAGAAATTATTTTACGTCCTTACCAGTTTTGTAATCTTTCAGAAGTCGTATTACGTGAAGGTGATACAAAGAAAGATATTGAACGCAAAGTAGAACTAGCTACAATTCTTGGCACATGGCAATCTACGCTTACTGATTTTAAATATCTTAGAAAGATATGGAAAGATAATACAGAAGAAGAAAGATTACTTGGAGTTTCTCTGACTGGACAATTTGGAAACAAGTTTATGTCAGGGAAAGAAGACCTAGTTTCCCTTGAAGCTTTTTTGATGAATCTTCGTGAATCAGCAAGAGAAACAAATAAAAAAGAAGCAGGAAAAATTGGAATTCCAGAATCTGCAGCCATTACATGCGTAAAACCATCTGGAACCGTGTCTCAACTAGTTGGAGTATCTTCTGGTATGCATGCGTGGCATTCCCCATATTATATTAGAACTGTTCGTGGTTCAAAGGGAGATCCTATTTCTGTATTTCTTAAAGAAGTTGGAATTCCAGTAGAAGATGATGTGATGAAGCCAAATGAAACGTATGTTTTTTCTTTCCCAGTAAAAGCACCAGAAGGAGCAATTGTTAGAAATGATTTAACTGCTATTGAGCATTTAAATATTTGGTTAGTTTACCAACGTGCATGGTGTGAGCATAAGCCATCAATCACAGTTTCTGTAAAGGAAGATGAGTGGATGGAAGTTGGTGCTTGGGTATATAAGCATTTTGATGAAGTGTCTGGAATTTCATTCCTTCCACATTCAGATCACTCTTATAAGCAAGCCCCTTACCAAGAAGTGACCAAAGCAGAGTACGAGATCCTTGTTGCAAAAATGCCAAAAGAAATTCGTTGGGAGGATTTATCTTTTTATGAAACAGAAGATGGAACTTCAACAAATGCTACTCTTGCTTGCAGCTCTGATGGAAATTGTGAATTGGTAGATATTAGCGCATAGTGGTACAATTATAGAATTGGGCTAAGGCTCAAAATTCCTAGGCTTCCCGCCTAGAAATAAGGAGGATCAAAAATGGCAAAAGCTAAAGAAGATCTTAATGGAGATGGAAAGGTTACAATGCAAGAGAAAATTCTAGCAGCACTGGCAAGTTACGGACGTCATTTCTTGGGAGCCGCAATTGCTCTATACATGACTGGCAACACTAGTCCAAGAGACCTACTAATGGGCGGTTTTGCTGCCACAGCACCCGTAATTTTAAAAGCACTCAACCCAAACGAAGCATCGTTCGGTTTTACAAAAAAGTAAAAATATAGTCGATTAGAAATACTCCTGTGCTAAAATTAGTACAGGAGTATTCCTATTTAGGAGACTATGGCAAATGGCAGGACAAAAGAATTTTGAAGTAGATCAGAATGCAACATTTAGCTTTGTAGTAGAATATAAAGACGATAATGGTAATGCGATTGATCTTACTGGCGCATCTGCAAAAATGCAGGTGCGTGATGTAAAAGGTGGAACAAAGTTAGCAGTAACTTTAACATCTCCAAGCGGCGGAATAGTAATAAACGGCACACTTGGAAAAGTAACTGTAACACTTACACCAACTCAAACAAATAAACTCTTTTATCCAAAATCAGTATATGACATTATGGTTGTAGATTCTAATGCGAATAAGATCAAGCTCCTTGAAGGGTTTCTCACCCTAAATAGATCGGTAACTATATAATGGTTGATTCCGTAGTTGTTAGAGAGCAAATAAATAAAGTTGTCGTATCCTCTCCAGGTCCACAAGGCCCTAGAGGAAGAACCATTCTTAATGGCTCTGGAAATCCTTCACCAAATTTAGGACTTTCTGGAGATTTTTATTACGATACAGTTTCTTCAGCATTTCACGGTCCAAAAGTTTCAGATCTAACATGGTCTGGTTCAAATAAAATATTTTTAACAAATAACACATTAGCTTATTCATGGGAGCTTACTCAGGTTACTGGGCCAACTCTAGGAGTATATTCTGTTGCTATTAGCCATGGATTAGGGTATCAACCAAATGTTACCGTAAAATCTAGTGCTGGAGATATTTTAGAAACTGGAATAGATTACAATAGTACTAACCAAATAACACTGACAATGGCTCAACCATTTTCAGGGACAGCATACCTGTCATAAGGAGATAGCAAATGGCAAGAAAATTTTTAGTTAGCGTTGATCTCAACAAGAATGAGTTGCTCAATGCTAGAATCCAAAACTTAGGCGCAGCACCATCAAATCCAGTATCTGGTCAAATTTATTATGATACATCAAATCAAACGATGTACTACTACAATGGACTATCCTCACCTAATGGTCCATGGATGGCAATGTCTGGATCTACAGAGGTCATTCAAGACGTTATTGGTGCATCCGTACTTGCTGGTACAGCATTAACAGCAACATATGATGATGCCGCAGGCACAACAACATTAAAACTTAATGATACAGCTGTAACTGCTGGATCATATGGATCAACCACAGCAATTCCGACATTTACAGTTGACGCTCAAGGTCGTTTGACTGCAGCAGGAACAGTAAACGTAGCAACCAATCTTTCGGTTGCTGGAGATACTGGAACCGACACCGTAGACCTTCTTACAGATACTCTTACAGTAGCTGGCGGGGAAGGAATAGATGTAGCAGTAACAAATAACACTATTACTGTATCTGCAGAAGATGCAACATATACAAATAAGGGTGTTGCTTCATTTAGCTCAACAGATTTTACAGTAACAGCAGGAGCGGTATCGCTTAATAAAGATCCAGTAATTACACTCTCAGGAGATGTGACTGGTTCTGCAACAATGACCAATTTGGGTGATGTAACAATATCAACCACAATTCAGCCAAACTCAGTCGCTCTTGGAACAGATACAACTGGAGACTATGTAGCCACAATTGTTGGCACAGCCAATGAAGTTACCGTTTCTCCAAATAGCGGAGAATCAGCAGCTGTAACAATTGGACTCCCAGATGACGTAACAATTGCTAATAACTTAACAGTTGGTGGTAACTTAAATGTAACTGGAACAATTAACTCAGTAAACACTACTCAAGTAAATATTGTTGATAATAAGATTAATCTTAATACAGATTTTGCTGGAGCTCCAACAGTTGATGCTGGAATTCGTGTTGAACGAGGAACATCTCCAGATACAGAAATTTTGTGGAATGAAACATCAGATCAGTGGACATTAACAAATGATGGCACAAATTACCACGAAATAACAAGAAAATATAAAACTACTCTTGGCACATCCGCAACATCTTATACAATAACTCATAATTTAGGAACAAAAGACGTAGTAACTGCTATTTATGAAGTTGCTTCTCCATTTGCACAGATAGAAACAGATGTTGAGCACACATCAGATTCAGTAGTAACTATTAGATTTGCAGTTGCCCCAACAGCTGGAGAATATAGAGTAGTTGTAATAGGATAAGGATTTAAAATGGCCAAAAAGTTTAAGTCATTACTCAATCTCCTTACACTTGCAGAAGATCCACTTGTTGGCTCATCTGGAGATGTATACTTTAATGTTACAAGTAAAAACATTAAGATATACAATGGTGCAATTTGGGTTGACTTAACTCCTGGTTCTACTGATCCCGCTCCATTTTATATGCACACTCACTCTTATGATGGAAATGTACATACAGTTAATTTACAACAAACAATTGATTTTTCTGATATTAACAATAACGCAGGAGTTGTAGAAACAAGTCCTGCTATAATAGGCATAGACGGTGGTACTCCAACATCATCGTATGTAAATGCAAGTTACACGCAGTTAACATTGTTGGACGGAGGCCAAATTGGCGACTAATTATCCTACATCAAAAGATAACCTTACAAATCCCGCATCAAGTGAATCAATGGAGGGCCACGCAACGCTGCATGGCAATGTAAATGATGCAATTGAAGCAATTGAAAACAAGCTTGGCGTAAATGGGTCAACTGATACAAACTCAATAGACTATAAAGTTACACAACTTGAACAAAATCTTGCTATTCTAGATTCTGAAAATGCTTCAGAGATTTTAGGACTAGATGGCAATAATGATTTAACTATAAACGGTATAGAGAACAAAACAACTATTGATTCGTTTTCTAAAAATGTTTACAAAACAGTTGAGTATAAAATTCAGATTGATAAGCAGGCTGGAAACTCAACTACAAGCTCAACAGTACTGATTCTAAATGATGGAACGAATGTCTACATGTCCGAATCTAATGTTATTTCAAATACAAATGATGTTTTGGGTAATATAACTTTTGAAGAAAATAGCGGTATAATAAGTCTATGTGTTGCGCCGATATCAGGCTCAATAAGAGTAAGATATTTTAGAACAGCACTAAAAGCATAAAAAAGCAGTAAAAGGGAGTCATATCAATGGCAACAGTAAATAAGAATTTTAGAGTTAAAAATGGTCTTATCGTTGAAGGTGGTTCAGCCACCGTTAATGGTTTTGATGTATTAACAAAGGCACAAGCGGACCAAGACTACATTGTTAGTATTATTGGTGGTACAGCAACCTCAGCCAATACAGCTAATACTGTTGTAAAAAGAGATGCCAACGGAAATTTTGCTGCAGGAACAATTACTGCAACATTTACGGGTAACCTTACTGGTAACGTAACTGGTGATGTAACTGGTAACGTAAGCGGTCAAGCTGGAACAGTATCAAGCCTTTCAGGACATAGTTCAGACGAGATCTCAGAAGGATCAACAAATAAATATTACACAGATGAAAGAGCTCAAGATGCTATAGGTAATTCTTTAGGTACTGGTCTTTCATACAATGATGCAACAGGTGCAATATCTGTAACTGCAAATACTTATGATGCATACGGTGCAGCTTCAGCAGCACAGACTGCAGCAGCAACAGATGCTACTACAAAGGCTAACGCAGCCCAGGCAGCAGCAGAGGCCACAGCAGCAGCAGATGCTACTACAAAAGCTAACGCAGCCCAGGCAGCAGCAATTTCAGCAGCAGCAACAGCAGCAAACTCAGCATTAACCTCTGCAATTTCAACAGAAGTTTCAAACCGAAATACAGCAATTTCAACTGCAGTAGACAACCTTGTTGACGGAGCACCATCACTTCTTAATACATTAAATGAATTAGCAGCAGCAATTAATGATGATGCCAATTACACAACAACTATTACCACAGCCTTGGGAACAAAGGCCCCTCTTGCTTCACCAGCACTTACTGGTGTGCCAACAGCACCTACTGCAGCAGCAAACACTGACACAACTCAGATTGCAACTACAGCATTTGCAAAAGCAGAAGCAGATGCATCTCAAGCAGCAGCAGAAGCCACAGCAGCAGCAGATGCTACTACAAAAGCTAATGCAGCTCAGTCAGCAGCAACTACAGCAGCAGCAACAGATGCTACTACAAAAGCTAATGCAGCTCAGTCAGCAGCAACTACAGCAGCAGCAACAGATGCTACTACAAAAGCTAACGCAGCTCAGGCAGCAGCAGAGGCTACAGCAGCATCAGCACTTACTGCAGTAAAGAATGGTACTACAAAGTTTACAGCAGTAAACGTAAATGACCTAGTTTCACAGCGGGCAGCCCAGGCAGTTCTTGCTTCAATAGCAACAGGCTCTTCTGTAATGTCATGGGCTAAGTCAGACTATCCAACAGCTAAATTGTGGGTAAAGTTTGCAACAGCAACACATTCACAAATTTCAGAAATTCTACTAACTACAGACTCATCAAATAACATAGCAATTACTGATTTTGCTGAGACTGGCACAAATGGTTCCCTTGGAACAATTACTGCCTCATATGTGGCGGGAAACATTGGAATAGAAGTAAATACTGTTTATGCAAATACAACAGTAACCGTAGTAGCAACACTTATTAAATAATTAAATAACAAGGTTATGGGGTTCCTTTTAAAAACCCCACCAAAACACTTAGGGGATATGTGAACTTAAATGGCAACAGAAAATAAGAATTTTAAAGTAAAGAACGGACTCAATGTAGCAGGCACTGCCACATTTGGGTCTAATGTCATTTTAGGCGAAACACCCCTTAGATTTGATACAGTAACAAATAAGTTGCAACTTCAGATAAATGGAACTTGGGTTCCAATTGCACTTAATTCAGAGATTCCAGACATAGCTTCACAGGTTAGTTTTATGGATATTGGCTTAGCTATTGATTATAATGGTCAACCAATCTATACAGTTCAAGCAAATGGAGTAAACCCTGCTGGAACAAGCAAGTTTGTAGATGGTGGGTCTCCATCTTCTACAGATGCCGACGTTTCTATGGTTTTTGACTCTGGAGTCATATCTTAAAGCAATAAATGATACAATAAGCAGTATAAATAAAATATATAAGGGGTAACAAAATGGCAACAGTTAGATTACAATTAAGAAGAGGCGAAGCAGATCAATGGGATGCCGCCAACCCAACACTAGCAGCAGGAGAAATTGGTATTGAAACAGATACCAACACATTTAAATTTGGAGATGGAAGCACCCCTTGGAATTCATTAAGTTATGCTCTCTCACAAACGGTAGACGATTATATTCTTTTAAGCACTAAAGGTGTTGCAAATGGAGTTGCCTCATTAGACTCATCAGGATTTATTCCTTCAGCACAGCTACCCCCACTTGCTAAAGTAACAGTTTCTTCAGCAGCTAACCAAGCTGCACGTTTGGCTTTAACAGCAGAACCTGGAGATATTGCAATTCAGTCAGACAACGGCACAACATATGTACTTGCTTCTTCCCCTGCAAGTACAAATGGTAACTGGCGGGAAATATCAGCAACAGCAGCTATTTCTGCTGCAATCGCAACTCACGAATCTGATACAACTGGCGTACACGGTATTGCAGATACAGCCGCTCTTGCAACTACAACAAATGTAGCTACTGCTAAATCAGAAGCCATTACAGCAGCGGGAACTGATGCAACTGCAAAAGCTAATACAGCTCAAGATGCAGCAATTGCCGCAGCAGCATCAGCACTTTCAACACACGAATTAGATACTACTAATATTCACGGAATTGCAAATACTTCACTACTAGCAACTACAGCAAACGTAGCTACTGCTAAATCAGAAGCAATTGCCTCATCTGGAACTGCAGCAGACACTAAAATATCAACTGCAGTATCAGCACTTACAAAATCTTCAGTAGGACTTTCAAATGTAGATAATACATCAGATGCCTTGAAGCCAGTATCAAATGCTACTCTTGTAGCTTTAGACTTAAAAGCTCCACTAAATTCACCAGCAATTACTGGAGATGCAACTGCAGTTAATCTAACACTTTCTGGCAACTTGACAGTAAATGGAACGACATCAACAATTAACTCAACAACCCTTACTGTTCAAGACAAGGATATTGTTTTAGGACAAACATCAAGTCCAACTGATGCAGGAGCAGATACTGGTGGAATTATATTAAAGGGAACAACAGATAAGTCAATTAAATATAGTGTTGCAAAATCGGCATGGGATTTTTCAGAAAACATTAATCTTCCTGCTGATAAAACAGTTAAAATAAATAATATTGATATCCTGACATTAACTACTGTTTTAGGCAAAAGCCTTCCAGGAGTAGTTGTTGGAACAACTGAAACTCAAACTCTTACAAATAAAACAATTACCTCTCCATCTGGCTTAGTTAAAGCAGACGTTGGTCTTGGATCTGTAGATAACACTTCAGACGCAGCTAAGCCAATATCAACTGATACTCAGACAGCGCTTGATCTTAAGGCACCATTAGCAGCACCAACATTTACTGGTACAGTTACACTGCCTTCGACAACATCAATAGGTTTAGTTGATTCAACAGAACTTGGATATGTAAATGGAGTTACTTCAGCTATTCAAACTCAAATTGACTCTAAAGCACCAATTGCATCACCAACATTTACTGGTACAGTATCTGGTGTTACTAAAGCAATGGTTGGTCTTGGATCTGTAGATAACACTTCAGACGCAGCTAAGCCAATATCAACTGCTACTCAGACAGCGCTTGACCTAAAAGCAGATTCTTCTGCTATAACAGAGCTGGCTCAAGATGCTGTTAATACAGCAATAATTGCTGGAAATGGTTTAGATAAAGTATATGATGATGTAGCAAATACAATTACAATTGATATTGATTCAACAGTAGCAACGCTATCTGGTACACAAACATTAACTAACAAAACACTTACATCTCCATCAATTACTACACCAACTGGAATTGTAAAGTCAGATGTTGGCTTATCAAATGTTAATAATACATCAGATTTGGGAAAGCCAATATCAACTGCTACTCAGACAGCACTTGACCTCAAAGCACCAATTGCATCACCAACATTTACTGGTACAGTATCTGGTGTTACTAAAGCAATGGTAGGATTAACAAATGCTGACGATACTTCAGACGCAGCTAAGCCAATATCAACTGCTACTCAGACAGCGCTTGATCTTAAAGCACCATTAGCCTCACCAACATTTACTGGTACAGTAACTCTTCCTACTGGAACAATTACTACTGGAATGATTGCTGACGGAGCAGTTGCAACAGCAGATATTGCAGACGTAGCTGTATCAACTGCAAAAATTGCAGATGCAGCAATAACTACTGCTAAAATTGCAGACGATTCAATTACTTCTGCAAAAATTGTTGCAGGCACAATTGTTAACTCTGATATAAATGCCACAGCAGCAATTGATTGGACTAAGTTAGCAATCTCTTCAACAGTTGATGCAACAGAACTTGGATATGTAAATGGAGTAACATCAGCCATTCAAACTCAGATTGATACTAAGTTATCTTCAGCAACTGCAGCCTCAACATATGCCCCACTAGCATCACCAACATTTACTGGTACAGTAACTCTTCCTACTGGAACAATTACTACTGGAATGATTGCTGACGGAGCAGTTGCAACAGCAGATATTGCAGACGTAGCTGTATCAACTGCAAAAATTGCAGATTCTGCAGTTACTTCAGCAAAGATTGCAGATTTAACAATTGTAGATGGAGACATAAGCGCCTCAGCCGCAATTGCACAATCTAAAATTTCAGGGCTAACATCCGCACTTGATTTGAAAGCACCGCTTTCCTCACCAGCACTTACAGGTGTTCCAACAGCCCCAACAGCAACAGCTGGAACAAATACTACACAAGTTGCAACTACAGCATTTGTAGGAACAGCAGTGTCAGATCTTGTAGCATCAGCACCAGCAGCTCTTAATACTCTTAATGAGTTGGCAACTGCTCTTGGAAATGATGCATCATTCTCAACAACAATTACAAATAGCATTGGCCTAAAAGCTCCACTTGCTTCACCAACATTTACTGGTACAGTAACAGTTGCAGCAGCAGGCGTAGCATTTACAGATGGAACACAAACAAAAGCTGGCGTACCATCACTTACAACAATTGGAACAACAATTGGAGCAGCATATAACCTAGGAACAGGTGGAGTTTCAGGTCCAACTCATGGTCTTACATTAAGAGATCAGTTAATTCCAATTTCAGGAACATTTGCAGTGACAGTGCCAACAAATGCAACATTAGCTTTCCCAATTGGAACATCAATTGATTTCTATCAATCAGCTGGAACAGGTGCAAACTTTGTTGAAGCAGTAGGAGTCACAATTCTTCGTACACCAGGTTTAAAATTAAGAACAACATACTCATCAGCAACATTAACTAAGGTCGCAACAGACACATGGTTACTTGCTGGAGATCTAAGCGCATAATAAAATAAATGGATAGGGGTTAAATGAATGGCAAGTAAAAGAAGAGGTATAAAATCATCGGCTCAAGATAATTTCTTAGAGCCAAGCCAACCAACAATTACTGGAGCTTCAAACGTTGGAACATCTCGACCATTTAATAATGGAGCGGTGACAATAACCTTTACTTTACCAGCAGCATCCCCTGCAGCAACATCTTTTACAGTAACAGCAAGTACTGGCCAAACAGGAACAGGATCTTCTTCACCAATTACTGTTGAAGGAATTGCTTCTGGAGCAACTCCAACATTTAGCATGACAGCATCAAATGCAGCAGGAACCTCAATTGTTTCAGCAGCAACTGGAGCTATTACCGTTACTACAGTTCCTCAAGCACCAACAATAACAGCAACAAATGTAGGAACAGGACGAGCATATAATGATGGTGCAATAACTTTAGCATCAACAGGTGGCGCCACTGGTGGTTCTGCAATTACCGCTTACACTGTTACATCTGGAGCTCTTAGTGGTTCGGGATTACTTCCATTAACTATTGGAGGCCTTGCATCAGCAACAGCTTATACTTTTAGCGTAACAGCAACAAATGCTAATGGAATATCAGCAGCCACAACATCAAGTTCAGTTACGGCAACTACAGTTCCTCAAGCACCAACTGTAACAGTAGCAGACGTAGGAATTGGTCGAGCATATAATAATGGTGCAGTAACCATTACAGCAACTGGCGGCGCTACTGGTGGTTCTGCAATTACCTCTTATACTGCCACATCTGGCGCTCTTACTGGTTCTGGAGCTTCCCCAATAACCATTCAAAGTCTTAGCTCAGCAACAGCTTATACTTTTAGCGTAACAGCAACAAATGCTAATGGAACATCAGAAGCCACAACATCAAGTTCAGTTACGGCAACTACAGTTCCTCAAGCACCACAAAACTTAACAGCAACAGCTGGCGTTAATCAAAATACAATTAACTGGCAAATAGGAGCTTCTGGAGGATCTGCATTAACACGGCACAATGTTACTGGATCAGATGCTTCTGTATCTGGAAACCTAGCAGCAAATGCAACAACTACTATTATTGCTGATACAGCAAATACTTCTCAAACATATTCAGCTACAGCAACTAATGCTAATGGAACATCTTTAGCTTCAAATAATAGTGCTAATATTACTACCATAGCTCCGTTTTTCCCATTCTTCCCGCCGTTCTTCCCACCGTTCTTCCCACCGTTCTTCCCACCGTTCTTCCCACCGTTCTTCCCATTCTTCCCACCATTCTTCCCACCGTTCTTCCCGTTCTTCCCACCGTTCTTCCCACCGTTCTTCCCATTCTTCCCACCGTTCTTCCCACCGTTCTTCCCACCGTTCTTCCCACCCTTCTTCCCATTCTTCCCACCATTCTTCCCACCATTCTTCCCGCCGTTCTTCCCACCGTTCTTCCCATTCTTCCCACCATTCTTCCCGCCGTTCTTCCCACCATACTTCCCGTTCTTTAAGGGACCAAGCTTCCCGTTCTTCCCATTATTTGGACCGTTCTTCCCACCATACTTCCCATCATTTGGACCGTTCTTCCCACCGTTCTTCCCAAGTTTTGGCGGCGGACCGTACTTCCCATACTTTAGAGGATACTAAATAAAATATACTTTTCTTTTCTTGAATAGTATGATAAGATGTTATAGTAGAAATGAGATACTATGGAATGGTATGACCTACCAAGAATTGAAAAAACAACTTCAAGAGTTGAATCAAAAAAAATTGATGAAAACATTGTTGTTGAAAACCTTGAATACGGGATAAATCTTTATAGAAATGCAATAAGTAAAGAAGACTGCCAAAATCTAATTGCCATGCTTGAAGAAGAAATATCTTTAGAAAAAGTTGGAATTCAATGGAATGGCGCAAGAGTTAATGGAAAAGATAGAACTACTCATGCCAGAAATTGTTATGATTTAAAATTTAAAAAAGATCAAATTGGTAAATATATTTCTGACAGTGATGTTTTAAGAGAATGCTATGATATTGTTGATATTGGATTAAATAAAGCATTAAGACATTATGAATCAGAATGGAATTTTAATATTAATTATAAAGAAGCATTTAACTTTGTAAAATATTTACCAGGAGAGTTTTTTAAAATACATGCTGACCATGGTCCATATTACACATGTACGGTATCAGCAGTTGTATATTTAAATGATGATTACGTGGGCGGAGAAATTGAATTTCCAAGACATGATATGATTTTAAAACCAAAAGCAGGAGATATAATACTGTTTCCATCTAACTTTGTTTACGAGCATGCTTCTTTAAATATATCATCTGGAACAAAATATTCTGTAGTTATTATGATGGATTATAACGATCTCTATCATAAAGAAGAGACTGGACAAAAATATTAAAATACTATTTCAATCTTTTAGACCATGGCTAGATAAATTCAGCCCTTCTTTACCAAAGCCAACTCAGGGCAGTATTCCTGAATGGTACAAAGAGGCGGACAGATTTGCAAAAATGCCAAATGGAGAATACTATAAAGCCACTAAAGAGGTTTGCCCTATCCCAAGGGAAGGCACAAAAGATGACTATGGTAAAATTCCAACATGGAAGGCTTGCCCAGCAATACTAGATGCATTTATGACTGGATATGTATTAAGCACGCCATGCGATTTATTTTTTTCAAAAAATAAAAAGGGAAAAATATCTGTAGAGATAAAAGATAAAAAGCATGTAGGCTTTGTAACAGAAAGACCTCCTATGCAGCAATTTCCATCTCCAGTTGGTTATCACGAAGATCATTTTGCTTGGTACCCAGAATGGGGAATTCAAGTTCCAAAAGGATACAGTGCATTATTTATGACACCAATGAATAGATTTGATTTGCCTTTCTTGAATACCAGCGGTATTGTTGATAATGATGAGGTCCACTTACTTGGTACATTTCCATTTTTTATTGCAAAAGATTGGGAAGGAACTGTCCCAAAAGGCACACCATTTCTACAAGTACTTCCATTTAAAAGAGAAGACTGGAGCCACGAAGTTGAGTATCTTGATGTAAAAGAAATGCAAAAAAAACTAATGGATAATGCAAAGTTTTATCGTCAGCCCGACGGTGGAGTGTATAAGTCAAAAATTTGGAAAAAGAGAGAATATAAATGACAACAGAAAAGAAAAGCACATCTCCAACATGGAGTAGCAAAGAAGAGTTGGCTCCTGGAATATTTGTATATAGAGACGTATTAAAAAAAGAATTTGACATTATAAATAGACTTGAAGGCTCAGTTGGTCCAGTTGGCAGTAAAGAAAAAAGATATTCTTATCAGCCAGCTTATGTTGGGTATCAACAGTTAATGCCAGACTATAGAGATTGCGTAGATTTCAAATTTAAAAAAAGCGATATAGCTCTTGATAAAAGTGAAGATGCTGAAAAGTTAAAATCTCTATGGCAAGATGTTTATGATGCTCAATATCCAGTAGTTGTAGATTACTGCAAAGCGCATAATATTATGGAGCTTAAATATTGGGAAGCTTTTAATTTTATTAAATATGGAGAAAGCCAACATTTTATGGAGCACCAAGACCACGGATATTCTTATAATTGCGTTGTGTCCTTGGTTGGTTATGTTAACGATGACTATGATGATGGAGGATTGTATTTTAGACTTCAGGGCCTAGATATTAAGCCAAGAGCTGGAGACCTTTATATTTTCCCATCTAACTTTATGTACCCTCATCAAGCAAAAGCTGTAACCAAAGGAACAAAATATTCTATAGTAACTATGCTTGACTATAGTAAAAAATTTCATACTCAAGAGATGTATGATCCAAAATGGGATAACGAAATCAATGAAAATAACAGCCTATAAAAATAAACAGACTAGGTCTAAAATAGAACAAACTAAAGTTAAAAGAGACTGGATGGATGAAACTCTAAATGCCCATGCATACAAATGTTTTCCAGTTTCTTTGGCAAATACAATTGGTTGGTCAATCTCATTTTTAGATGATATTGAGTTCAGTTGGGATGGTATTTCAGATACGACTCCAGATCATGTAAAGATAATATCGGATCCAGCACAAGTTGCTACTGGCCAAAGAGCAAATGGCACAATTAGTTTTTACTCTGGGTTTTTCTTTGAGACGGATCCAAATGTTTCAATGCTTCAAATAGTTCCTCCTAATTTTTTTGTAGATGGAGCTACTCCATTTACAACAATTATTTCAACATCTGTTTTAAAAGAGGGCATACCAATTGCATGGAAAATAACAAGACCGAATACTGTTATAAAGATTCCAGCGGGCATGCCAGTGGCAACATTTATCCCTATATCTTTGTCAGAGTATCAAAATGTAGAGCTCGAAGTAAAAGATAAAGTATTTACTGAGTCAGAGCATATACGTAGACAAGCGAGACTTAAGGCCTGGGATAAAATTACTCAATCAGGTGGATTCACAAATTTCTATAGAGATGCAGTAGATTACGATGGCACCGTCCTTGGAAGCCATGAGGTTAAGTCTTTAAAGTTAAAAATTACTGACCTTACTTCAAGCAATGAGAAATGATATAATAAGAATATGAATCAAACAAATCAAGACGCTTCAGTCGTATACAAGACTCCATCTTTAACCCCATCTGGATTTTTTGGATCTGGCAAGGACATGATAGTTGAGCTAGAAAACTTTATGACACAAGAAGAAATAGAGTTTCTTGAAGCAGCTGCTAGAAAGATTACCATTTGGGATGTAACGGAGAGCCATGTAAATGAAAATGGTACAACCGTATATGATCATAATTATTGGAAAGATAGAGTCTGCACAAGCCCATCTTTAGACAAAAATGATCCAGCAATTAGGCCCGTTCTCCAGGGTTTGTTTGAAAGACTAAAACCAATTGTTGAAGATTTTTATAAAGTTAAAGTAACTCCAACTGGAACAACAATTGTTCGTTGGCTTCCTGGACAGTTCCAGAAACCACATGCAGATAAAGAGCTTCATGAACTTCCAGATATTGGATTGCCAAATGATTTTCCATACTACGATCTATCAAGCTTATTTTATTTGAATGATGATTACGAAGGTGGGGAATTATATTTTCCACTACAGGGAGTTCAATTTAAACCTAAAAAGGGAGCAGCTTATTTTTTCCCAGGCGATATGAATTATATCCACGGAGTAACTGAAATTAAAGGTGCTATAAGATACACTTGTCCATTTTTCTGGGAAATTTTAGAGCATACTGGAGAAAACCAACCAGATCCAAATAAAAAATATCATAGAACACTACTAGATGGAGATATAAATAAATGAGTATTTCAGAAAGATTAACGCCAGATATTTTAGTGTTTAAAAACTTTTTAACAAAAGAAGAATCTTCCGCAATTATAAAAGTTTTAGAAGCGCAGGTTGCAAATGAAAAGCTATCTTGGACACCTATCACTTTCTATGAATCATACTCATCAGTTTTGCCCCAAGACGGAGATGAAGAACTAGAGCAGTTCGGCTTGCCATCAGATTTTTTTTCAGTTCTTCAAAATAGAATTATTGATGCTGTAGCTGAGGTGCATGGAAATTCTTCATTTGATATTCATAAAATTGGATTTCATGCTCAAAAGTGGGAGCCAGGAGCTTATGCTAAAGAGCATTCTGACAATACAGATTTGCAGGGAAACACTGGCCCATTTGAAAGAAGTAGATACGCAGCCTTCTTGTATTTAAATGATGAGTTTGAGGGCGGTCAGTTAATATTTAACAAGCAAAATCATACACTTGTCCCAGAGACTGGAACGCTAGCAGCTTTTGCAGGAGGCTTTGATAATACTCATGAGGTTACAATGATAACTTCTGGAATAAGATACACCCTAGGTTCATTTTGGGATGATCGGTCACCAGAATCATATCCACAAGAAACAATAGACGCTTGGGATGCAGAAATGAAAAAAATTAGAGAAGAGCAGGAAGTTATAAAGTCAGAATGGCAAGATGCATTAAAAGAAGGATACCGAATAGATCTAGATGGAAATAAATATAAAATAGAGGAGAACGACAAATGAAGCTAGAAGAAAAATTACATGAAAATGTTTACATGTATTCAGATGTAATTGAGAACCCCCAGGCAATTATTGATTTAGTTAATAAGCTTGATTCTGATGAAAGAGTTCATAAGGTTATTCCAAGCTGGAAAAACTGGAATTCAAGTAGCAGAGACGGCAACATCTTTGGAAAGAAAAAAGATTTTAACCTTTCTGAAGTAGAAAACCTAGATGATGATTTAAGAAAAGATGTCGACCTAATTATATCAACAATTAGAAATGCTATTAAGAATATATCAGAGTCTTTTATTGTTGATCGAGGCCTTAAGGGAGTTCCAAACGTATCACCGTTTGTTGGTATACAAAAGTATATTCCAGGCTGTGCAATGGGAGCTCACTTTGATAGACAAGCTGGAGATAATAGCCTAGAGTGGTCAATTATTATTTACTGGAATGATGACTATGAAGGCGGAGAAATATCGTTTGTTATTAGACCAGAAGATCTAAGATTAGAAATGAATGGTCATCTTAGACCACCAGATGATGCGCTAGACCCAAGGACTAAAGACATGGTCACATTTACTGCAAAGCCAAAAGCTGGAAGCGCATTAATTTTCCCATCTACAGATCCATACAAGCACCAAGTTCATATTATGAAAGAAGGAGAAAAGTTTATTACTCCTGGATTTATATTTGTTGATGGTTATGTTGTAGGTGGCCCAGGTGGACCATCAGAAGAATACATAAAGGCCTATCACGAACAAAACCAAGAATAATGTAGTTGATGTTAGACTATAAAATTGCAAAGTTATCTGATCAAGTTTATGAAATACAAAATTTTATAACACAAGACGAGCTTGATCAGGTAATGCAGTTTGCTGAATCTAAAGATAATTTAGATTGGTCTGAAGAGGGTATACAGTATGATTTTTGGACAGACAAAGTTTTAAATAGCAGTTTAGTAAATAAAGAGTCTATATTTAGTGATATATATAAAAGAGTCTGTAATTTATTTAATGGAAATCTAGAAGTAACTGGAATAAATCTTCAAAGATATATGCTAAACGATGCCCTTGGTGAGCATACAGATGATCATGATGGCCACAGACTTAATGGAGAACAGGTTTTTTATGGAGTAGTTATTTATTATAATGATGACTATAAAGGCGGAGAGCTAAGGTATCCAGATCTTGGGATAACCCATAAACCAATTGCAGGATCATTGCTTCTGCATGCTGGAGAGATACTTCATGGAACACTTCCAGTTCAAGATAATATAACTAGATACATATCTACAATGTTTGCAAAGCATAAACTAAATGAAGTTGTGTCTTTGAATAAAGATGTTTTTGGAGAAATAAATGGAATATAAAGGTAATAGTGGTCAAGAAAGATTTGTTACTCAGTTACTTAAAAATAAAGAAAATGGGTTTTACGTAGAGCTTGGTGCTTTTGATTCAAAGCAAGGAAGCAACACCTATCATCTAGAAACAGACTATAATTGGAACGGCGTATCATTTGAGATAGACAAGCAAAGACACGCAGAGTTTGTATCAAATAGAAAAAACCCATGTATCCTTGGAGATGCTACGCATTTTAATTACCTTTCATATTTTGAAGAAAATAATTTCCCAAAACAAATTGATTACCTGCAAGTAGATATTGATGCTGGATATACGCCACAAGGAAATGCTGTAGGAAATCCCTATCTAACACTGCATGGACTATTAGCAGTTCCATTAAGCAAATACAGATACTCTATAATAACTTTTGAGCATGATGCCCAAATTGAATATAATAATAAAGGCATGAGAGAAGCCCAACGAGAAATCTTATCCTCTCTCGGCTATAAGCTAGTTGTAAGGCAATGGCATGAAGACTGGTGGGTAGACCCGTATGCAATTGATTATCTAGAATATAGAGAACATTTTAACATGGGATGGACGTAATGAGCGGACAACTAAAGCAAGAGCATCACGATGTAGTTAAAGAGTATCTTGAAGCGGTAGCTAATAAAAAAGGTGATGCCTATATGCTTACAATTGCAAGAGACGGGGAAGAACCAGCAAGATCAATTATCTTCTTTCCTAACGCAATTGAAGCAGCAGAAGCATATAATATGTATGAAGACTGGGGCTTTGCAAAGCAGTATCTAACAGTTAGATTGTATGAGCCCAATGGAAGAATTAATGAAAAGGTCTTTAAGAGAAATCAGGCTGGAGACCCTAGCTTTTTAAGAACAAATTATATTGATGTCACAGAGACCCTATTGAAATTAAAGCCTTTAATCTCAATTCAAGCATACGAAGATACCTGCATGGAAATAATGACCTCATTTGCCAAAGATAATTGGAGATTTGACCCAGAAAGATTCTTATCAAATCTGGGAATTGATAAAAAACTAGACTCTTGATTTTGGCAGTTGTTGTAGTATAATATTAAATATGACTCCTTATAAAAGAATCCCTAGAAGGCACTTTACAGACCTTCAATTCAACCCGTACTTTAAGAGCCATGCCTTTACTGAAAGAACAGACGCTGCTTATGAAAAAAATAAACAATCTGCCTCTAATATGTTAAGGAAATTTAAAAAGATATTTTTTAGGAAATAATGTCATACTATCTTTCTACAATAAAAGATTTACCTACTGGACTATGGAAGCTTGATGAGACTTCAGGTTCTGTTGCTTATGATATTTCTGGTTGCGGTAATAATGGATCTTATGTAGGTGGAATTGAAATATCGGGCATGCCAATAGTTTCTGGTGGCCGACATTCAAATAAAATAGATAGCACTAAATCAATTCAGTTTGTTATTTCAAAAGATTTTTCTGGAACCACAGGCACAGGAGGTTTTGGAACACCATCAACATATGACAATGACTTTACGCTTGAAGCATGGTTTCATCCAAAAACGCTAACATCTATAACTCCAATATTTGCAGACATAGACGGAATTGGTTTGTATTGGGATAATGGCAACGTAGTATTTAAATTAGAAAATGAAAGGCTTGATTACTCTGTTCCTAATCCAAATAGAGTGCTTCATATTGTTGGAGTGTATTCTATAAGCTCAATGAGTTTGTATATAGATGGAGTTTTAGTTGAAAGCAAACCTATATCCATATCTTTTACAAATACAAGTATAACACTATCATGTGGACCAGCGCCAGCAGGTGAACATTTTATAATAGACTGCCCAGCAGTTTACAGATATGCTCTTTCTGGAAACTCAATACTATCACACTACAATAATTTATTTTTAAATAATGATGAGCAGATTGCAGTTCCAGAGTTAGGTGAGTTATTTAGAGGCGCAGAAAGATACCAAGACATAACAACAAAATATGTTTATCCAGTTCAGGTACCTTGGAAAGACCTCATATATGATAATGCAGCAATTTCGTATAATCAAAATAACAATAGCATTTATTTAAATTCAGGATTTACTAGCGGAGAATTTGTAGAAGATATAGTTTTAAACATTACAAATCAATATGTATCTTCAAAGATAGAGTGGGTAGCTTCAAAAGGAGTCTCAGTATATGTGTCGGAAACATCTGAAACTGGACCGTGGACACCGTGTGTAAATGGATCATCAATACCAGGCTTTTCTCAAGGTTCTGCATTTTCTTCAACCAAAATACTATACTTTAGATTTGTATTTACATCTACAAACTCAGACATTTACTTGCCAGAACTTTACTCTTTAAAGATTTATTTTCATTCTGAGAAGAAGATGTTTTCTCATAATGGAGGAAGTACTCTATCTACTTCGCAACCAACCATTGGGGGCACTTGGGATTTTGATGTGTCCAACAATAAATATCCAATTAGAACCAGAAACTATGACAACGGTATAAGGCCAAAATCTTCAGCATTTTTTATAAACTCAGCAGAAGATGTTAGAAATATTGAAATGATATTTACTCCAAAATCATTATCTAGTGGCCACTTAATATTTAACAAAACTGGATCTACAGAAACCTACCTTTCTTGGGCGGCAGGCGGAGCAATATCAAAAGCCAATATAAGCAATATCTATATTAATGGCCAAGATGCATCCTCAGCAACAAATATATCCTCATACTTATATATAGATGAGCCTAACTATATATTAATAAAAACCAATTCAATAGTAAGTGGTCAGATCTGGTTTAATGGCAAGCAGCTTTTGGGAGTAAGAACTGGAGTCCTCGAAGATAATTTATATCAAAATATTGCACTGTACACAAATCCTCTAATTAGCCACCAAGAGCATTACGACCTCTATATAGGAAAGCCTTTATCTGTTGGGCAAGGATCGTCAATGTCATTGACACAAGGCCCCGTGTCAACATATTCAAGAGACAGGGTAGTGTTCCAAACTCTGTAATTTTGTCAGGTCAGGTGACAAAAGGCTGGACTTGTAGACATAAAGATGGTAAAATAATTAACTATGGACATAAAAAGAATTAATGCTCAAATGAAATCTGGGGATACCAGATTGGGTGTTTATGTCTGGGAGATGCCAGATGGCAGATGGGTTGGAGATGAAGACAACAACTTCCTATCAATAGCATCAATGATTGGTAATAAAGAAAGAATTGCTCTGCTAGCATCAGCAGTTGCTCACTATGGAATTGACGTCGGCCAGCCTAAGTTTATTGAGGGAAGCAGACAAATTGACGACGAAGAGTTTGAGTATCAAAAGCAAAGATTAAGATGGGGACTTACTCCAGATCCTTTAGATATTAGTGTACATAAAGAAGAGATGGCTAAGCTGAATGGTGGTAAAAAATGATTGAGAATGAAGACGATATGCTTATTAATAACATAGAGGTTTCTAACGTGGCGGACTGGATGAGATTTAATAATCCAACCACTCAAAAATCAGACGATCTATTTGATATAGAGGGCGAAGATATTTTAAAGCTTTCAGGACTGGGAGCTTCATTTAGAAGAAAAGTTTCTAGAGATCTGCAAAAATCTTTTGTTGGAAAAGACGGCGCAGTAAGCCAGCAGCTTCAACATCAACAAGCAGTTAGCGGGTACGCCACGTTTGATCTAATTCAACCAGAATACAACTTAGATTATCTATCAACAATTTATGAAATTTCTCCATACAACTACGCTGCTATAAATGCAAAGGTAGCAAACATAGTCGGTCTTGGATTTGATTTTATTGAATCAAAAAAGACAACGGATGCCTTAGATGAAATTAATGATGAAAAGCAATTAGAAAGAGCACGTAAGAAGCTGAATAGAATTAAGCAAGACTTGCATAAATGGCTTGAAGATTGTAACGAAGATGAAACTTTTAAAGAAACACTTATTAAGTTCTATACTGACGTAGAGGCTACTGGTAATGGCTATCTGGAGGTCGGTAGAACGACGACTGGAAAGATTGGGTACATTGGCCACATACCCTCAAAGACAATGCGTGTGAGACGCCTTAGAGACGGTTTTATACAGCTTCTTTACGGCAAGGCTGTATTCTTTAGAAACTTTGGGGATACAGAAACAATAAACCCTATAGCAGGACAAGAAGATAGACCTAACGAAATTATTCATTTAAAAAAGTACACCCCAAAAAATAACTATTATGGAATCCCAGATATAATTGCTGCACAAAATGCAATGGCTGGAAACGAATTTGCTGGTAAATATAACTTAGATTATTTTGAAAATAAAGCGGTCCCTCGATACATTATTACAGTAAAGGGAGCAAAGCTTTCTCCAGAATCTGAAAGAAAATTGCTTGAATTTTTCCAGGTCGGATTAAAGGGAAAGAACCACAGATCTTTATATATACCACTTCCACCAGACTCACCAGACTCAAAAACTGAATTTAAAATGGAGCCAATTGAAGCAGGGGCGCAAGAAGGTTCATTTGAAAAGTATAGGAATTCAAATAGAGATGAAATATTAATGGCTCACAGAGTACCAATTAATAAAATTGGCACCCCAGCAGGGATTAACTTGGCTGCAGCTAGAGACGCAGATAAGACATTTAAAGAGCAAGTTTGTCTTCCAGCACAGCAAAATCTAGAAAAAAAGCTAAGTAAAATAATTCAAGAAATGACTGATGCAATGGATCTAAAGTTCAATGAGCTTTCTCTAACAGATGCAGATACTCAGTCTAAAATAGATGAAAGATATCTTAGATTCCAGGTAATTACTCCAAATGAAATTAGAGTAAGAATGGGAATGGTCCCACGAGAAGGTGGAGATGTCCCAGTAGACCTTGCAGCCCAGGCAGCCGAAATTAAGGCTCAGGCTACTCAAAGTAGAACTCGTGACCAAGAGAGATCAGCAAATTCCCCAGATAAATCTGGGGAGGGCAGAAATGCAAAAGGAGATGGAAGACAAGTCAACTAGTCCTACTCAACTAGTTATTTGCCTTTTGATACAATAATCTCTATAATATATAACATATGATTATCGAAAAGTCACATTGGTCTTCAAATGGAAATGCTATTAATTTAGCTGTTCCATTTACAAAGGTCAATCGAGAAAAAAGAACAGTCTCAGGTTTTGCAACATTAGATAACCTAGATCAGACTGGTGACGTCGTTACGCAAGAAGCAAGTATGAAAGCGTTTGAAGGTTTCAGAGGAAACCTAAGAGAAATGCATCAGCCACTTGCAGTTGGCAAGGTTGCTTCATTCAGACCAGAAACTTTTTACGACCCAATAACAAAAGAATTTTACAACGGAGTTTACGTTGATGCATACATTTCAAAAGGCGCCCAGGATACATGGGAAAAAGTTCTAGACGGAACTTTAACTGGTTTCTCAATCGGCGGAAAGATTCTTGAATCAGATAACGAAGTAAACAAATCAACAGGAGCATCAGTAAGATTTATTAAAGATTATGCACTAGTTGAACTATCAATCGTTGATTCACCAGCAAACGAACTATGTAACATTTTTTCTATTGAAAAAGTAAACGGACAAATGATTTTTAAAGGCATCGCAGCAGATGTTAAAATGGAAAATATATTTTATTGTGCAGACAGCGATTCTGTTTTTATGTCAACAGAATCAGAATACTTGTCTCCAGTTACTGGAAAAAAGACAGAGCTCATTGGATGGGTAGAGTCAAACGACGTAAACAAAGGAAAAGAAATAGAGAAGATTCTTGATTCACGTAGATCAAGATTGCAAACATTGCCTGAAACACAAAATATAAATACGGCAATTGCAGAAGGAGGAAATGAAGTGGAAAAGCTTAATGTAACAGAAGCAACTCCAGTAGTAGAAGAAGCAGTTGTAGAAACACCTGCAGAAATTATTCTAGAAGTTGCCCCAGTAGAACAAGAGTCTGCTGAAGTTGTAGCTGAAGAAACTTCTGCCGAAGTTCTGGAAAAATCAGCAGAACTAACATCTCAGGAGTCACCTGACTTTGTTAAAATGCTAGGCGACCTTAAGGGTTTCTTCTCAGAGACTTTGGAAAAGGCCTCTGAGGCAAACGCTGCTCAGGTTTCAACAATCAAGGAAACAGTCGAAGCTTTTAGCAAGAATGTCGATTTGAGAATTTCAGAATTAGCAGAAAAGCACACAGAACTCTCAACAGCAGTTGATTCAATCAAGTCCATCATGGACACAGTTGAAAAAAGAGTAGACGCAGTAGAATCAGACACTGCAATCAAGAAGTCCTCTGACCTTGGCGGGTCAACAGGAGTAACAATCAAAAAATCAAAATGGAACGGCACTTTCCTCGGTTCCGTTAGCGAATTAACAAAATAAGGGTATGGTGAAAACTAATGAGTAATGAACTATTAGCAAAAGCAGCAGAAGCAGGCACAACACTAACAGGTGGAATGACTGGCGCTGCGGACCCTACCAACGGAATTCACGTAGGTTCCGAGGGTAAGGGAGGCTTGCTCAATCCTGAGCAATCCGCAAGATTCCTCGATTACATGTTCGATGCAACAGTAATTGGTAAGGTAGCACGTACAGTTCGAATGAGAGCTGACACTACAGAGATTGATCGTATTGGCGTCGGTGAGAAGCTTATGAAGCTTGCAGCTGAAGCAGAGAACACTGGCTCAAATGCAGCTGTACAGTTCTCAAAGATTTCTCTCACAACAAAGAAGCTTCGTCTAGATTGGGAGCTTTCAACTGAGTCTCTAGAAGATAACATTGAAGGTGCAGATCTAGAAGATCACATTGCAAGACTTATGGCAACACAGGCTGGTAACGACCTTGAGGACGTAGTTCTTAACGGTAACACAGCTCTAACTGGAGATGCACTTTACAAGTCATTCGACGGTGTTGTTAAGATTGCAAAGACAAATGGTCGTGTAGTAGCTGGAGCGGGTGCAGCAATTTCCCGTGACATCTTCAACAAGGCCCTTAAGGCAATGCCACGTAAGTACAAGCAGCGTCGTCCAGACCTACGCTTCCTTGCAGGCTCAAACCTTATACAAGATTACTTGTATTCAACTTCACAGAACATCCAGAACGTTAACCCACAGGATATTGCTTCAAGCATCATCCGTGGAGACCAGGGTGGTCTAGGTGGTCCAGCAGGATATGTTGCACCATTTGCATTTGGTATTCCAATTGTTGAAGTTCCACTACTTAAGGAAACTCAGGTAGGATCATATGCAACACCAACAGGAGAGCACGGAGACGTCCACTTGACATTCCCAAATAACGTTGTTATTGGTATCAAGCGTGATGTAACTGTTTACCGCTTCTTCTGGCCAAAGAAGGACTCAATCGAATATACAATGTATACTCGCGTGGGTACCCAAATTGAGCAGGCAGACGCATGGGTAGTCGTTAAAGACGTTAAGGTTGCTTCTTAATTTAAGAAATAACTTGCTGGAAAGGCCCCTAATTAATTTTAGGGGCTTTTCATTTTAATTTTATAGTGCTATAATTTGTATACATACCAAAGGAGTATATATATGTCATTTGACACACTTAAGGTCAAGGAACTAAAAACATTAGCAGCGGACTTCGCAGTTGACGTGGACGGCCTAAAAAACAAAGCAGATATTATCGCATCACTTGCAGAAGAAGGAGTAACTTGGTCAGTTTACCAAGGAACACTTAAGAACATAGAAAATGCAAAAGAAGACTCAGATGAAATTCTTCCTAGACTGGATCCAAATCAAAAACTTGATGAAGATATGGTTCTTGTAAAGATGGATCGACCAAACTATAGATATGATGCGCTAGGGTTTACATTTACAATAGAGCACCCATTTGTAGCAATGAAGCCCGATGTGGCTCAAGAAATTTTTGATAAGGAGGAAGGGTTTAGATTGGCTACACCTAGAGAAGTACAGGAGTATTACAACTAAGCCTAACAAATGGCAGAGATATACCAGAATACAAGCACGGCAGCCACAACAAAGCTTTACGTAAAAGGTGAAGCAGTTACGCCTACCGCATCAGTAATCGTAAAATTTTATGATATAACTGGTGATCCAGTTGTCTCTCCACAAATTAGTCCTTCAACAATTATTGCTACTGTTACAGCAGAAGCAAGTGAAGTAGATCAGGGCTCATTTAGCGTATACCTTCCAATACAGCATACAACAAGAAACAGAAAGTTTAAATTAATATGGGATTGGCAATACGACTCCGTATCCTATTCAAATACAACCTACCTTGATGTTATTACTCCGTATGTCGATATACAAGAAGCAGCACAAGAAATGGGACTTGGTTCAGATGCAAATGATCCAAATCATAAAACACATCAGGAATTAAAGCTAGCAGAAAGATACGCAAGAAACATAATTGAAGGGCATACAGGGCAAAAGTTTTATTTGCATGATGATAGATTCTTTACAATAGGAAGTGATTCAGATACACTTTCAATGCCTAAAAAAATAAATAGGCTACATACCCTATATGCCAATGATGAATTGCTTATAGACAATATCAATAGCATTAACAACTTAGGCATAGTTGTTGAAAATACAGTAAGTGGATTTGGAATAAGAGCCAATCATTTTTCTGGCGTTAATGACGATGTATATATTGCAAATGGAATGGTACCGCCTTCAATAAATGACTCTTCCCCAAATATTTTTAGAAGATCAAAGTCGTATAAAGTTTATGCAAGATTCGGCTGGGATTATATTCCAAATGAAGTTAGAGACGCAGCAGTTGAGCTAATGAAGATGTACTTTGCAAAAGACCGTGTATGGAGAGATAGATACGTTAAAAAGATCTCCACAACAGACTGGGACTTTGAGTATTCTTCTGAAGCTTTTAGCGGAACAGGATCTTCTTACGCAGATAAACTTTTAGCAGACTATGTTATAACACAAATGGTACTGGTGTAATGTTTGACGTGGTTGATGGTTTAATGACCATGAAAATGGATGTCTACCGTCAATCAGAACGGCAGGATCCAAACACTGGTGCAATGGTTAGAGAGTTTTCTTATATTAAAACATTAGATTGTTATGCTCGTGGAATTATTACGCAGGGCGGGGCTAAAGGAAATGACAAGCAAAAATTTTCTAACAAATATTCTAATGATCAGTCTATAGAAGTTAGAACATCTGAAAGACTTACTGCTAGAGATAAAGTTAAGAATATTAGAGATGTCAATGGGAAACCAATATGGTATGAATTAAATTACCCAAATGATACAGATACTGTATTTGATGTTATGGGAACAACCCCAATAGCAGATCCTTTTGGAAATGTTGTTGGATACAATTCTTCATTGGAAAGAGCGGAGAATCAACAAATTGGCATCTGAAATTTTAGCAATTAAAGCAGCAAGCGGATTAGTTAATTTAATGTCTAATAAGCCAGTAAGTGGTGCAATAAAAGACAGCACAGTTGCTCAGATATCTGCAGCTTTATTTTATAAAACAAATGTTATGGCTAAGCTTGCTGCTAACCCACAGTTTCAATCAGCATTTAGAAGTGTCATATTTGATCAGGTTCAGATCGACTTTGCAGACTATATAGACGCAAAAGCAAGAACATCTCCAAAATCTTTTCACCATGTTTACGAATGGGGAAGAGTAGGAGATAGCGAGGCAAGACTATTTAAATTAAATAAGCTTCCTGCAGATGGATTATCATTAAAAATTAATTACGAACTAACTGACTCAAAGTCTTTTGTACCATCTGAAAACTCTAACAATAAACACGTCTTTGTAAAAAAAGCTTCTGTTATGGAAGAGGGAAAGACTGTAGTCATAAGGCCAAGATTTTCTGAAAGGCTGGTATTTGATGTAGACGGATACACAATATTTATGCCAAAAGGCGAATCCGTTACTGTTAGAAAACCAGGAGGTGCGGCAACCAAAAACGCCTTCTTTGCACAGTATAGATATTTCTTTACTGGACAGCTAGTCAATATGTCTATAAAAAAATCGGGATTCCAGAGATTATTTAATTCATCATTGTCTAGAGCGCTGGGTGTACCAGCACAAGTTAAATCAGTTAAATATAGTTTCTCACCAAATCAATTGGCAAGTGAAGCTGAGGCTGCAACATCATCAGCATTTGCGAGGTTATCACATGGCTAATTATAAATTAGATGCAATGTTTGAAATAAGAAAGTTCCTTTGGAACAGGCTTACATGGTTAGGCATATTCAACGAGGAAGAATATTATTCAGATAATCTAAATGAGACTCTTGTGCCAATTGTTCCAGTCCAGCAACAACCAGAGATGAATCAGTTTTTAAGCGGTAAGAAGCATATAGTCTACGACAAGATAGGAATGTCTTATGAGAATAACTGGATGATATGCTGCGAGCAAATACTGCTAACACTATATTCTCCAGAACTTATCGATATTGTTGAAATAAGAAACTTCCTAACAGATGAATTCAGAAGAATGGATGAATCTGCCAGAGATGTGAATAAATGGGCGGGGTTATCAGATAAATTCAAATTCCATAGTATCCATATAGCAGACATATCATCTACAGCTCCATCAGAAGAAATCCAAGGATTCTATGCAGCAGATGTCATATTAGAGGTCAAATATTCAAGGATAACAAATGGCCAGGGCAGGTTTGCCTAATTTGCCTTTTATAATATAGTAGAGTAAAATTAGAACAGAGGAAAGGGCCTAGCCAGCCAAAATATATATATTAATTTCATATGAAATCAGGAGGCAATACAATTATGGCAACATATCAAAATACAGGAGACGCCCGCAACATTCTTGTTGGAGCATCACCACTATTTTTGTCAGTAGAAGATTCAACCGTAAATGGTTATGATAATAGCATGGAAGCAGGGGCAACCCCAGAAAATGCTTTCGTTGCAGATAAAAACCGTTACGTACCAGCATTCTTAGCAGGAGAGTCTTACACAGATACATTAAATAAGGTATCTGTAGACACAGCTACTACACAAGCAACAGCTCCGTTTACAGCATCTAACCCAAAAAAGGGTGGAGCATATCGTAACGTAGGTTACACAAATAACGGTCTTCAGATCAGCTACCAGCCAACATTCGATTCAGTAACTGTTGATCAGTTGCTCGATACAGCTAAGCTTTTCAAGTCTGCTATGCAGGTTCAAATTTCAACAGAAATGGCAGAAGGTACTCTAGAAAATATCCTAGCAGTATTTGGACAAAAGGGATCAACGCTAGTAAAGGGTTCTGACGTTGACGTACTAGGCTTGGAAGCAGGCGCACTAGGTGCAGCTCCAACAGAGCGTCAACTAATTGCAATTGGACAAGCTCCAACAAGAGATGATTCAGGCGCTAATATAACAACAGAGCGTGTATACTATGCACGTCGTGTTTTGTCTGTTGAGCAGTCACAGTTCTCTTTGGCTCGTACAGCAGCAACAACATTCCCAGTGACATTCCGTCTTCTCCCATCAGGTGAAGCAAGCCACATTGGTTCAGAGTACGGTAAAATTATTGACCGTGTTCTATCAGCTTAATTATATTAATAATTAATATCAAAGCCCCCAAGAAATTGGGGGCTTTGCTGTTGTACCCTTATAATGATTATGCTATAATAATTTAGACGATCCTTAAGGAGGATACAATGGCAACAACAGTATATGACGTAGAAGAGATTGAACTACAAAGCGGAGCTAAAGTAAAGCTCAAGCCATTATCAATCAAGCAACTACGAAAGTTTATGGAAGTAATTAAAAAAGTTCAAGACGCAGAAGACGAAGCTGCAACACTTGGTATTTTGGTAGAAGCATGCGGAGTTGCAATAGAAACTCAGCTACCAGATCTAGTTGCAGACCTAGACAAGCTAGAAGAAGCATTAGACGTTCCAACAATTAACCGCATCCTTGAAGTTTGCGGAGGAATTAAGATGGACGACCCAAACCTGATAGCGGCAGCAGTACTGGCTGGTCAGAACTAGATTTAGCCGCTTTAGAAGGCCAAGTTTTTCTTCTGGGACACTGGAAGAATTATGAAGAGCTAGAAGAAAATTTATCGATGCCAGAGTTGGTTCAAACCATAACAGCGATAAACCTAAAAGAGCACAACCAAAGAAAGTTTGCAGCATCACTAAAAGGAATACAATTAGATGATGATGTAGAAGAAGAAAAAAAAGGTTCTACCTTTGAAGATATCCAAAGAAGAGCACTTGGTATAACAGCATCAGCAGATGATGTTGTTGGATTACAAGGGCCATTCGCAGCACAAGCTGGATTTGGAATTGGCGCAGGGTTAGGATATTCTAGGAGTAATTAATGGCTGACGAACAAATTGTAACCAGTATAGTCGCCAAAGCCGACTTGTCTAGCCTTGTGTCTGAAGTACACAGGGCTAGTGCTAGTCTCCAGCAACTACAAAGAGAACTCCTTGCATCAAACAAAGCAATATCTTCTTCAACAAAATTAGCAAATAATCTATTCAGAGATACCTTAACTGGAAGCGGACAGTTCTCCAGCCACTTTGTAAACCTTAATTCTGATGTAGATAAATTTGGTAAAAACTTAGATGCTGGTAGACTAAAGCTTAAGAACTATTTCCAAACATTTAGAGAGCACTCTACAACTCAAAAGGGTATGATCAGGGAGCTTGCCAAAGAACAGGTAATGCTTCAAAATTCAGTACTGCAACCTCTGGGCAGAAATGCTCAAGGTTTAATGCAATACAATGTAATGATTCCTAGAGGCTTAGATGCAATAGCAAATAGCGGAAAATTAGCTCGCATGGAAATGCAGATTATGAATCGTGCATTATCTGAAGGAGCAGGGTCTTTAATTAACTGGGGTAAAAATACTCAGTGGGCAGGTAGACAGCTTACCGTAGGACTCACAGTTCCTCTAACTATGTTTGGAGCGGCAGCTGGAAAAGCATTTAGAGAAGCAGACGCAGAGCTTGTAAGATTAACAAAAGTTTATGGCGGTCTTGCAGCTACATCCGCTTCAGATTTAAGAGCAATTAGAGAAGAAGTTGTTGAAACAGCAAAAGTTTTATCTAAGACAATGGGTGCATCTTTTAAAGAAACTATTGCGCTAGGTGCTGATATCGCGGCAACAGGACAAACTGGTGACGAGCTCCTTGGATCAATTGCAGAAACAACAAGACTAGCAATACTCGGTGAAGTAGATAGACAAGATGCAATGAAAGCAACTCTTTCTATTCAGACAGCTTTTAAGCAAAATACTCAACAACTAACTGAATCAATTAACTTTCTCAACGCAGTTGAAAACCAAACTTCAACAACTCTTAATGACCTAGTAGAGGCTATCCCAAAAGCTGGACCAGTAATTCAACAGCTTGGAGGAAGTGTTAAAGATTTAGCTCTCTATTTAACTGCAATGAGAGAAGGTGGAATTAGCGCATCAGAAGGCGCCAATGCTTTAAAGTCTGGTCTAGCATCACTTATTAACCCAACAAAACAAACAGTTGGCATGATGTCAGATTTTGGCATAGATGTAATGGGAATGGTTGCAAAAAATACTGGAAATACAACTGGCTTGCTTATGGATTTGCAGAAAGCTCTTGATGGTTTAGATCCATTAAGTAAAGCAAGAGCAATGGAGCAAATGTTTGGTAAGTTCCAATTTGCAAGAATGAGCGCATTGCTTAACAACTTAGGAAAGCAGGGTAGCCAGACTCTTCAAGTTTTAGATTTAATGAAAGCAAGCACTTCAGATTTAGCAGCAGTTGCTAGCCGAGAATTAAAAATGGTTACAGAGTCCGCATCTGGTAAATACAAGAGGGCTATAGAAGGCCTTAAAGCAGAGCTTGCAGATGTTGGAGAAGAGTTTCTTGGAGTTGCTACCAAGCTTATAAGCGCAGCTACAAAGATTTTAGATTTCTTTACTAAGTTGCCTGACCCAATTAAAAAGGGATTAACATTTTTAGCTGGATTTACAGCACTGGTTGGTCCTCTTATTATGTTAACTGGTGTGCTTGCAAACTTCTTTGGATATATAACTAAGGGAGTTGTTCAACTAAGAGCATTCTTTATGAAGGCCAATGGCTGGAAGATGCTTACTCCAGAAATTATTGCTGCTGAAAAAGCAGCACTTATGGTTGAAAATGCATTTTATTCAGATGCAGCAGCAGCTCAAGTTCTTCACAATGCGTTACAAAAGCTTGTTTTAGATTATCAAAGTCTACAAGCGGCATCAATGAAAAATGCAGTTCCAGTAAATGGAGGAGTTAGCACTGTTGCTGGTAACCCAGTGATGGTTGGCGGAAGAAGAGTTGTAGACCCTAACGATCCATATGTTGGAGATCCTAACACTAGAGCAATGTCTCATATTAGACCAAGAGATCTAAATAATCCTGCAACTATATTTGGCGGAGTCCCAGGAGCTATCCCAGTTAATAGAGGCATATCAAGAACTCCTCAAATGTACATGCACGATAGGCTTCCAAACATTGAAGGACTAACAAGCGTAAAGGGAATATCAACAGGAATTGTTCCAGGAGAAGCAGCTAAGTTCCATGCATTAATGGCAACACTAGGAATGCAGACAGAACAAGAAGTTGCAATGCTCAAAAAGACAATTGCTATGGGTGGAACTGTAAGCGCAGAGCTGCTAGACACATTTGATGATATTCTGCCTATAACTAAAAGATTTGCAGATAGTGCCGCAACGCAATCAGCATCTATTGTGCAACAAATGAGAAATGCAGAAATAACAGTTGAGCAAGCTAAGGCAAGAATACTTGCACTTAATGCACAGATAGAAGCAGATATGGGCTCTGCAGTAACAGCATATGCCGCTGGTCGAGGAAGAAGAATTGATTTAACAAGAGCTCCTATGATGGACCAACCAGTTGTTGATGCAAATGGTCAGTTTACATTAAGAGATCTTTATAAGAAAAAAACAAATGCTTCTGTCATGGAAGAATTTGGAAGACTACGTGGTGTTAGAACTTTTGGAGCACCATATAGTATTCAGACAACAAGGCTGCCTAAGTTTAACATCGGTGGAGACATAGAATCATTTGGTCCAAGCAAGACTATGGTTTCTGGACCTTCTTCAATTGGTTATGATGATAGATTGGGAAGCGTTCCTCTAGGCGGATATGTTTTAAATCAGCAAGCCTCAATGGATCCAGCAAATGCTGCATTAGTTGCAATGGCTCCATCTACCTACTTAAACGATGGCGGAAGCATAACAGCAGCACTTACTCCACGGGAAACAGTCTTTGGTCCTCAGATACAAAGAATGCCTGATCTATATGCAGCAGTGGATGCAGCCAATAACGGATATAGTTTTGGCGGGCAGATAATGAAGGGCGTAAATTCATACGGTAAAAAGATGTCTAAATCTGCTCAAGCTAGAATGAAAGAACAAAACTTTAAGAGACAGTATAGAGAGTATCTAAAGTTTATTAATAACCCAAGATATGAAGATGATATAAGAGTAAGAATGATCATGCTTGACGCCGCTGAATTATCTTATCACAATAAGTTGCCAATTGATAAAGCTATAAATATTGCAACAAGCAATTTTGATAAGGCTAAGGCTCAAGCTGGCGGAAGCGATGAAAATTTTGTAAAAATAAGAATTAAGCAGGTCCAGGGACTAGAAAGAGATGGCATGGTTCCCCGTGTTAAAGATGCAGAGGGCTTCGAAAAAGATGGGAAAACGGTATACCCAAGAAGTAGTAGCAAAGCTTTAAACTGGCAACTAAATGACGTTAGAAAAGCAATGCTAGCAAATAAAAAATTTGCTGGAGTGCATGATCTTATAGCAGCAATTGCTCCAACAACATTTTTAAATGCATCTGATGGGTCCCCATCTATTGGTGGACTGCACGACAAAGCACATTTTGCACGTAAAGATTTAGTTGGGTATACAACCAGTGGTTATATGGGGGTTGGTGCTGTAATACCTGCTGGTATAAATAATGTAATGAGCACACTTGAAACTATAGGGTTATCAAGAGATGTTTTAAACTTAAGTTCAGCAGATGCAAAAGAAAACCTTGCCATAGCATTAAAGAAAACAGGTTTGGACAAGTTTGCAAGCGTAGACGATATATATGCAGCACTACAAGATGATGGGAAAATTAAAAGCAAGGCTGACTGGGAATCTGGCAGAGTAGTAAGAGCAAATAAAGATCAAAAAAATTCTTTAGGCATGCTTTTAGAAGCAGCAGTAAAAAGATCAAAATGGATATTGGCTGGAAGACCTCCAAGACCAGTTCTTGTATCGGGAGCATGGAATTCTGGCGGAATGATTCCAGGTGGTCATATATCAAGAAGCAGAAAAAATTATGGATTTGTATCACCAGCTCTAAGACTATTAGCACCAGCACAACAACTTAAGATTTTGCAGCAAGCTCGTGAAATGTCAGCTGTAACGCCTGCTGGATATATTCCAGCATCGTATAGTCATTTGCTAACACCAAGCACAGGAAGAAGTTTCCCAGTTCCTGGAGTTGCTGGGGTTTATCAAAACGAAGAAAAGAAAAAGGTGTTCTTTAAAGCGGTTCCAAATGAACCTAGCTTAACAGCAGAAATGCGTGGAACAGAAATTGGAAGAATCCTAGGTCTTGAAACTCCAGTTCAAGTTGCAAAATCAATTCGCAATCCACTGGACCCAACTGGCAAGTCTAGATTTCTTGGAGCAGAGTCAGATTACGATGAAGGCTTCATTAATCCAAATACATCAGTGCCTGGAAAGTTTAGTCAAGATGAAGTTCTGGATCAATTTATTGCTTCTATGATTCTTGCAAATAAAGATTTGTCTAGATCAAATGTTCACGGAAGAAGATTGTCAGATGTTGGTAATGGTGGGGTCCTAGCTAAAGCATCTATGAATGATGATTTTGCAAAAACTATGCCTTCTATGGAAGAGATGGCGCTGGCAAACTTGTTGCAAGTCAAGGGTGGATCTAGAAAAGATTTTGCTCGTGATACCGCTCCTATTATTGCAAAGATGACTGCAAAAGAATATGGCGATAAGATTAAAGAAAAGATGGAAGCCGCATATCCACAATTAAAGTCATATATCAAGTCTCTTCCTAAAAAAGATAGAAAGCCTTATGATGCATTGCTTAAGAGATTTGAAGAAGGAATGGATGTTGATTGGTCTAAGTATCATGCAATGCACGTTAATCCAAAATATCTTAATGCTGGAGGCCCAGTTGGTGGAGGCCCTGTTCAAAGAAGTAGATATGCTTATGGACGTAAAAAAGATGGATCTAGAGTATCAGGAAATCCAGCAAAAAGAGCTCAGCAGGAAAGATTAAAGGCTGAGCGATCAGTAACACCTGTATCTAGATCTGGATATACAGCTTCGGGTAATCCTCAAATGCAAGTACAACAAATTCCTTATGTTGGCGGAGCTGGAGTTTTTGGAAACGCATTTGGTGCATCGCAAACTGGACAATCTCAGCAGGCTATAAACACCTTAAGACTTTCACAAATTGGTCAGCTTCCAGCAGGAATAACTAAATCTTTTAAATCTTTAACTGACTCAATTAAATTAGGCACAGTAGGATTAAGATACGGAATTATGAATTCAGGAAAATATCTGAGTTCAGCTTATGCAGATTATGCAAAAGAACGAATAAACTCTGCAAGAACAACTACAAGAACTATTAGAGAAGGAATTTTAAGAGAGCAGTCTAAGAGGCTGTCTGCCGCATATCCAGGACAAATGATGCCTATGTATATGTCTGGCCCAGGCGCTGGTGTAGGAAACGTTGGAGCAGTTGGCGCTTGGAAAGACTCTGGAGAAGATGGAGTCAAGAGTCGTAAAGTAGGAACTTATGGCTATAGACGCAGAGAGTTCATGGATGCAAGTGGCAAGATCTATGACACAAAGGCTGCAAAAGCCGCAGGAATTGACACTAGGGTAAGAGGCGGAATGGGCATGGGTGCCCAAATGGGTATCGGAATGGCTGGCTCTATGGGCGCCATGTCATTAATGCAACAGGAAAAAGTTTTGGGTATGAGCGGGATGACGGCTGGATTAGCTCTTATGGGTGCCACCACTATAATTCCTATGTTGCCATGGAAAACAATGGGAAGCGCAGTAAAGTCAACCACAACTTCTGTAGTGGCATCAATTAAAGCTTTTAAAAGTGTTAAAGATGCAATTTCTGCAGTAGGCGCTTCTGCCAGTAACTTTGTTACAAAGTTTAAAGCCCTTGGTACAGTTCTAGCAATTGTTTTGACAGGGCTTGATGTATGGAAGAAATACAACAATGCTCAGCAAGATGCTGCAATGGGTTTATCTATTACTGCAGATGGTGCCGAACAAGCTGGAATTAAATACTTTAATCTTAATCAGTACCTTTCAGACTATATTGAAAAGCAAAAATTAGCAAATGCTGCTGCTCAGGGATCAAAAAATAACTCAATCGGTATGCCTGGCATACCTCAGTCTGTAGATGAAATGAAAAAAGCAAAAGAAGAGGGCAAGGTTCTTAAAGACTTAATTGAATCAATTAATAGAACTTCAAGCACAGGAGAACTTCAAAGATTAATAAATAATCAAAAAGCACAATATGTTGCAGGAGGATTAAGCGTAGAGCAAGCAAACTCGATGATTTATGGAGCTATTGCTAATAGTAAAAAGGCCTCCCAGGCTTATAAGTTGCTAGCCGATCAAGGCTTCGGCGCAATTGAAGACAAATCTTCTGCGGCAGAATTTGCTGTTGGCAACTTAGTAAAAACCATAAATGGAAATAAATCATCATTTTCTTTGTGGAAAGACAATATTGACTTTCAACCAAGCGATCTGCTTAATCCAATTAGTTTCTCAACGAACCTATTTGATAGCTATGGTCAAACTTTTGCAGATGCTAACGCACAGAAAAAGGCGGTGGTATCTGGTTTTGAAAGCATGATTGGCATAGTTAACGCAGGCACTCAAGCGCTCATTGGAACAAAAAATGCTCAAGGAGATCTTATTGATGAGTTTGAAGCATATCAAACAATGTTGGCAAGCACAGAAAAGAATATACCTGAATTTAATATTCCAATTGGCAAAGATACTTACCAGACTTTGAAAGAGATGAGCCCAGAGCTAGAAAAGATTATAAATGAGTTTGATACATTAAAGTCAATTATAGCAAAAACTAAACTGTTTACTTCTGGAATCAGTATTGACTTAAAGAGTATTGATGCTGATTTAGCTATAAAGCTAGCTGGATTTACTGCAGCAATTGGATCAGGAATTGCTGATTTAACTGCTGCTGGCAATAGTGAAAATACATATGGAGCAACTGGTAAAGTATTAAAAAGACTACAAGAATCAATTTTAGCTACCTCTGCTGCTTCACAAAAAGCAGCTGCTGTTTCACAAAGAAACATTCAAGAAGAAATAAAATTAATTGCTAAAAAAATTAGCCTTATTGAAGATGAAAAAAATAAAAAATTAGAATCTTTAAGAGCAACTCAAGACGCATCTAACTATGCATTAGAATTGCAAAAACTTCAAATAGAGTATGCAGACGCTGTTGCTCGTGGAGATGTTTCTGGTGCAGCCAGAGCAAGAATAAACATTGACCAGCTTACATCTAATAGACAGGCAGACTTAGCTGAAAAAGCAATACAAGATGAAGCAGCTAGACTAAAAGCTATTGAGCAAAAGAAAATAGATGCAAAGCAAGCTGCAGCTGATAAAAAAGCAATTGCTTTCCAAAACAGACAAGATAATGCAACAAGTGCTGCTGCAGTTATGGATGTAGTTAAAGGATTTAAAGCAACTTACGATGAGATAACCGCTTTAAGAATAACAAATAGCATGATGCCAGAAAGCGAAGCAAAAAGAAAAGCGGAGGGAGAGCTTGTTGGTAAGCTAAGCGACCTGCTTAAAAAAGTAGGCGCAGCAGGAACTGGATCAAGTGAAACTGCAAAAGCCATAAGAGAATCTTTTGCCCAGTACTTTAATAAAGATGGAACAATAAAGAAAGTTTATGTTGAATCTCCTGGTTCACCTGCCTCTACAACCAGTGGTGTAACCTCAACAACAATTACCACTCTAAATAAAGATATATTGAAGATCCTTGATAGAGATGTTGCTTTGGTATCAAGTATGGCTACTCAGATTACTGGAGGTAAAGGCTACTCGATAAAAACAATGACTGAAGAAATTGTTGCTGCACTAAAAGGTACCTCTAAAACAGTATATGGCGGAAAATCAAAGGATGTATTCGGTATGGATATGCTTATAAACACATTGCTACCGTCCCAACAAGGAAAGATCAATAAGTTTGCAAAAGAAAAGGGATATAAAGCAGGACAGCAATTTACTTTAAAAGAGTCTAATGGAATTCTAAAAGAATTCATAGTTTTAAATGATGGAACTGTTAAGTTTGTAAAAAATACTAGTCCAACATATGCCATCGGCGGTAAGGTTACAGGCCCAGGAACTGGAACATCAGATTCTATTCCAGCAATGCTTTCAGATGGTGAATATGTAATTAAAGCATCTTCTGTTGCAAAGTACGGCGTAGAGACACTTGATGCATTAAACGCACAAAGGTTGCATAAGGGAGGGCCAGTTGGTCATAGACACGGAAGAAATTTACCAGGGTCTCTATTCAAATGGAAGTCATATCCTGAAGATATGCCAGATTACTGGAGTGATGGAAGCCCATCAGGAAGCCCTTATACTCAAAGATGGGGAGCGCTAAGATACGGTCCTGCTAAGGGTAAAGATATCTGGGGCGGAACAGAGATACCAGGTCTTAGGTTTGACGGAAAAATAGCTAATCGTTCAGATTACTGGCATCAGATAGCCGAGCAGCCTGTTAAGTATAGTGGACCAGGAATGGGTCTTGACAAGGATCCAATGCGTTACGCAGGCTCTGGTGCTTCTATGAGCGGAATTGGAAACGGTGTTTATGGCGCTGGTTCATGGCTAACCTTTGCTAATGGCGGCCCAGTAGGCAATAAAAATAAAAACGGTAATTGGTTTAGCAGATTTAATCCAGTAAATTCAATATCCTCAATGCTTTCTGGCATGTTTAGCTTTGGTGCATCTAAGGCTGTAAACCAGAATGTTAATGTTCAGTCTACTATGACTCAGCAAGAAAAAGATAGAGCGCTTCTTCAAACAGCACAGCTTCTTTCTGGATATACATCTGCTTTTAATTTAAAAAATAGCACAAGCCCAGAAATTGCTGGAAGCCAGAAGCTAGGAACCGCAGCAGACGTATTGGGCGTACTTCCACTTATTGGAGGGCTTAGCAAGATAACTAAATTACCAGGTCTTGCTGCAAAATCTAAATTAGTTACACCAGATATTAATCTAACACCAACTGGTCCTTTATCTAGTTTTAATGCTGCTAAGTATGAGGGCAAAAATATAAGTGCTAAGAACATGCAAAAGTTTTTATCAGATGTGCTTGGAGATGTATCTTTACCAGCAATAAAAGAAGAAAAATTACCATGGAACGTTGCAGGGCAGTATGTCCCTAGGTTTGCAGATAAATCTTCTAATTATGAAAATTTGCTTCCGCATATTCTTCTTAATTCAAATCATAAAACAAGTGGTCAAACTGCAGTGCATGAAACAATGCATCATTTTGATTTTGAAACGCACAACACATTTAAAAGAACACTTGAAATGTTACGCAAATCTGGTAAATATGATTTAGCAGATAGATACGAATCTGTCTATGTAAATGCAGAAAAACAGCAAAAGGGTCTTGGTTTTGCAACCTGGGAAGATTATGCAATTGGCCAAAAAGACATTGATAGCATTGCTTGGAGTAACGGAGCAGCTGAAGCCTTTGCTGACGAAAATACATTTAAAGCATACCTAAACTTTGTAAATAGCAAGAGCCTAAAAGATAAAATGCTGGCTTCAAAAATTGGCAATACATACGGTCCAGGCCTAGGAACAGATAATTTAAGAGGATACTTTAAAACTTTTAGAATGTTTGAGCAAAATGCTTTAGCTCTTCCTTTAAGACTTAATCCACAATTCCTAAAAGGCTTTATAGATAATTCTCCAAATATGCCTGAAAAAACAAAAACTATTTACCAGATGTGGCAAGAAGGACTTCAAGAATTTAATCCAGCAGCTTATGTATCTAAACCAGAAGAGCTCCCAAATTCTGTACAATATAAAAAATTCAAAGACTATATTACTAGTTATAACCTAGATAAAGCCAAGGGATACCATAAAGGCGGTCCAGTAGGACATAAGCATGGAAACTTCTTTAGCAGATTTAATCCAGCAAACGTGTTTGCATCAATTACAAATGGCATGTTTGGATTTGGAGCAAGTAAGGCATTTAATAAAAATATATCAGCTCCTAAAATAGATCAATCTGAAACAGATTTAGCGGCATTACAAACAGCACAAATGTTAACTGGATACACTTCAGCATTCAATTTAAAAAATAAAACAAGCCCAGAAATTTTTGGAAGTCAGAATCTGGGTGTAGCTGCAGACGTTCTTGGAGTATTGCCAGGACTTGGGCTGGCATCAAAACTTACAAGGCCTATCACTAAGCCAATCACGTCAAAAATTGCAGTAGATGCTTTTACTCCTATAAAAGTAAATGCCAAGATTAAAGAAACTTTACTAGGGCCATCTGCATTATCCCCATATGAATCAGCAATGATTAAAGCAGAGAAGCTTGCAAAGGCTGGCAAGTTTACGCCAATTGAAAAATTAGGTACTGTTAAATATGAAGATCTTTTGAAAGAAGCTAGAAATCTTACAGAGCATACTGGAACATTTCCAACACCTAAAGGAGATTATTCATTTAAATTTAAGCCAGCTCAAATAGATCAGTACCCACCAGAGTCAACTTTTAAAAGCGGAATTTCAGGAATCCAAGAAAATATGTACGGAAACGAGTGGGTTGGCCCAATGCACAATATCGAAGTGTATGCTCCAGACGGCTCAGTTGCAGGCAATATAACTTGGGATTCTATAACTGGAACAATTAGATTGATAGGAGTAAACCACAACCACCGAAAGCTTGGCATAGCAAGATTTATGAATGAATACGGCGCATCTATTACTAGAATAAAGCATTCTAAGCAAAGAACATCAGATGGTGTAGGTTACTCCGAAGCAATTGGAGGAATTATGCCTAACATGCCATTCATATCCCCTGGCAAAGTTACTTTAGCCTCCCTGGTATCTAATGCTGCAAATAGCAGGCTGGCAGCATTGCGTTCAAAATTAATACCTGGAAAACCTTATACTCCTACACCATATTCTGTTCCAAAACCAAGCGAAGCTCAGTTAGCCTATGATGCACAACATGCAGCTCGTATGGAAAAGCAGAGGCTAGCTATAAAAGCAGCAGATCAAGCGCATTACGAGTCATTAATGGCATGGAGAAAAAATCCAAATCGCACATACAATTCGTACCCGTTTGGTCACGGAAGCTATGTAGAAATGATAGATAACAAAGACTTACTTCGCTTGATGAAACAAGGCAACGATGTCCCAGCTACTTGGGCTTGGGAAAACCCTTATCTCCCACCGATTGCAAATAGGGCACCACATTCACGCCCAGGGTCAAACATCTGGTCAGAAAATAATTATGGGCACACAAGTGATGCAGCTGGCGGATACATAAACAACACTGGATTAAACCTTACTAACTCTATAAGCACTGCATTTTCTAGATTGGGAGTACCTCAATTTGAAAATGGAATTAATATGGTTCCTGCAAATATGTTGGCAATGCTTCATAAAGATGAAGCTGTTATCCCAGCCAATATGAACCCATTTAATCCAAATGCATCGGCGGCTGTATCAGGTTCAGTATATAATATTAACGTAGAATTAAATGGAACTAATGTAACAGCACAAGATGTTGCAACTCAAATACATAGAGAAATGAGATTAAAGGAAATGGCAGCAGGAGTAAATAGAAGGGTTGGTGGGCAATGAGTTTTCAAAACTTAGGAAAAGGATCTGTGCTATATATTGAAGCACTTGACCCATTTGCAATTAATACTGCAAACAATACTTTTAACTACAAGGGTGAAACAATTACTCCACCAGGAAATGTTTATCCTGCCTATGATGCTCTAACAAAAACTTGGCCGATACCATACGAGGATAGAGCGGTTTTAAAATTTAGAAGAGTTACAGAGCATAATAGAGACCCACTTGCTATAACTACAAATAGAATTGAGTCTAGCCAAAGAATGTCAAATGGAACTCTAAGAAAATATTTTATTGCTGATAAGCTAAACATAAGTGCATCTTGGGAAATGCTGCCATCATTTAGAAATGAAACAGTAGATGGCGGCTGGGGTGCAGAAGATATAAAGAATTTTTATGAATCAGCTGCAGGAAGAGGATCTTTTAGGATAAAACTAAATCCAACAGTATTTAATCCATCCCTAATAACTGCTGATGCTGGAACCTTAGCTGATGATTATACTTATACGGTAATGTTTACCTCATGTGACTTTACTGTCCTTAAAAGAGGCTTGCAGACCTTCTGGAGCGTATCTATATCAATGGAGCAGGTATGATAACCGTAAGCGATACAACTAAGAATTTAATTAAGCGGGGGTCATCAATACCAATTTCTGCAAGCGCAACAATGGAATATAACTTAAACTCCATGGTTGAATATATAAAAGCAACAACTACCCCAGCAGATATAGTTAATACATATTCAGCTGCTTTTAAAAAGTTGTTTCCAATAGATACAATATATAAACCTTTTAGACCATTAGCTCCAGGAATTAAATATTTAGTTTATACACAGGATCCTGTAACTAAAAAACAAACAGACTCACCACGTCAAGATTTGTATGAAAATCCTAGGGATGTAGCTTTTTTGGGCAAGCCTAGACTATATTATCCTGGCTCAGAGATGACGTATAAATACTGGCTTGCTCCTAAAAATACAAACATTAGTGTCTCTTTAGAATACTTTTCAAACGAAGCAAAGACTACAGTGAAATTAGTTCCTGCAAATAAAATTGTTGCAAGGTTTGAAACTAATCACGACACCCCATTATCTTGGACAATAAGTGGAGTCAAAGAAGACAATACAGTAATATCTGTTTCTGGCACTACGCTTAATTCAAGCGGGGAGGCAGTAATATATTATAATGGAACTGCATGGTCAACAGATGAACCTGATGAATATACTACAACTGAGTATTTAAAGAAAATAACTTTAACTGCAACAAACAGAATGAATGGTAAATTACTAGGTGTAATTGAATTAAGTCCAAGGTGGGTAGTATCGTTAGATTCAGATATAGTATCATTTACTGTCAATAAAGAAACAACAGCAGATAGCGACTCTATTGTTCCAGTTGGAGTAATTACAGCAAACTATTTAAGCTTATCTTTATTTAGGCAACATGGTGATACATCTAGATCAATTATGGAGTATAACGTAAAAGAGTCTATAGATAATACAAAACTGTATTTATTTAAAAATGCAATTATAAAGCCATATCTTAATATTGGAGAAGGAGAGTCTTTAGAAAAAGTAACTCAGGGTGTATTTTATACTAACTCATGGACTCTTTCTGAATTTGGAGAAGCTTCTATTGATGCAACTGATGCAGCAAAAATATTACAAGATACCATGTGCCCACAATTATTAGTTCAAGATTCACCAGTAACTTCAGTCATAAAAAGAGTACTTGATTCTGTCGGTTTTTCTACTTATAATATTAATATAAAAATGACTGATGGCAAAGTTGATGATGATTCAATTCCATCTCTATTTTATTGGTGGTGTGACGGTGATAAAACAGTTTGGGAAGTATTACAAGAATTATGTAGAGATATTCAAATGAACGCATTTGTAGATGAAAATAATATTTTAAACTTTTATAGCAGAAATGTAATTTATGATGCAACCACTCCATCAAGTTGGGTGTTTACAGACAAAGAAATTAAGAGCGGAGATGTTGTTGATTATGCACCAAGTATCGCCAGCTTGTCATCAAGAGAAATATTTTCTGCAAATCAAGTTACCGTTAGATACTCTTCAGCATCTACTTCAGTAAATAGCACCTCTAGCCAGCCTCTTTGGACATCTTCCGATTCGTTTCTTGGAGCTGGCAGGCTGGCTGACGATATTGTAGATAGCAGCCCAATGTTTAAGCTAATTCCAAATACAGTAAATTCAGAAAGAATTGATAAGGTGTTAGATGCTTTTAGTGGTTATGTTTTAATTAACGATGAGATTATTGAGTACGACGGGCTTTGGTATCAATATGTACCAGCAGTAGGTGGATCACCAGTTAGAGTTCTAATGAAAAGCCAATCAGATTTTTGGAAGTATGAAGCTTTGGCAAAACCAGGGTCTAAATATTTTTATCCAACTGGTGAATATAATATTAAAACAAGAAATGCCCTTGGAACATCTAAGAAAGATCATAAGAAAAGCTTAACCTCTTATGTTAATGGTATAGGTGAAAATGATGCAAATAAATTTAAATCTTATTCAATTAAGCTGGCAACTCCAGATATTGCAAAAGAAACAGTACCTCCAGGATATATAACAGCACCAGCAAATTCAAAACTTGACAGTATAGCTAAAAGCTTTATAACGGTATCAAGTTTAGATAAAGACAAAAAATCATTTAATCTGTTACTAAAGCCATTTAATACAATTAACACAGGATCGTTGTACATGGCTTGTGGAACTAGAATGTTTTTTGATAGTCAATTGGTAAGCCCATCGCAGGTTGGAGGTATTGCATTTTGCTTAGACTCAACTGGCCAAAATGGTTACTACGTTCTAGTCCGTACTACAGCCTATGCTCTTTTAGAAAACGATATAATGATTGTAAAAGTTCAAAATGGAAAGATTACTGTTTTAAAAGATGGTCAGCAAACATCTCCAAAAACTTTGGCTGGAGTGTATGCAGGTCAATCTTACAATATAGATGTGATTGTTAAATCTCAAACTACATCAGGAACATTGGTTAAAAATACAATTACTGTTTTTATTAATGGGTTTAAACTAACAGCAGTTGATGCTGGAAGCGATTCTACAAGCCAATATATTCCACCACTTACTGTTACAAAAAATTTAGCAGTCCATTGCGGTCAAGGCCAGGTTTACTTTGATTTTCTATACGGGAAGAGTATTGATGAAACTCTTTATAATGAAAGAAATAGAGTGGCGTCATACAAACATGTTGGCTCTTATGCAGACGACACAATCTCTATGTTATACGGAGATTTAATTTATAACAATGCAAACACCGTAGCAGATCAAGATGGATCCCTAATTGAGTTTGGAACAACTGCAAGAGAAATAAGAAAAGTAAAAATTGCTTATGACCCAGACGAAAGGCCCGCTCTGCCTATTATGTTTAGAACTTCCAAAAATCCTTACGCCACAGTTCTTGATCAAAGGCTCCAGCCATTTTCTGCGGAGACTTATATTTTAAACAACACATCCACCTCGGTTGTTTTGCATGATAGCGATTACACAACTTTCTATGTACTTGGAAATAAGATTAGCCGATCCTCTGCTATAGAATATAAGACGGACCAATCAGAAGATTCCCAAAATAAGGAATCTGTAATCTTTGAGTCTTCATGGATTCAGAATGAACAAGATGCAGAAAAACTTGCAAATTGGATTAAATCAAACTCTTTAAATAAGGGTAGGTTTGTTGACATGACAGTTTTCGGTAACCCATTAATATCTGCTGGAGATATTGTTAGCATAAAGTATCCAATATTGGGGATGTCAGAATCTAGCGCTAAATACCTAGTAACTAAGTGTACTTTAGAATATTCAGAAGGGATTACTACCACAATTTCGTGTAGAGCTATCTAATAACGTAATGGTATAATAAATAAATGGGAATTGAAGTAGGAAAAATTGCGGTCATATTTGACGATAGCCCACGCCTTGCCGCAGTCTGGAAGGGTGAGATTAGGGAAACAAGAGCGCTTGAAAACCCTTTTCCATTTTCAAGTGGTGGCTCAGACGGCGGAGGCCCAGGACCATCTTTCCCTCCAAATGTCAAAAGGCCACAGCTTTCAGACATAGTGTTTAAAGGATTTGAAACTTATGATGATTCTTCTAAAACACAAAGAGTAAGAGCAAAATTTAGAATTTATAATTCAAGTGATGAGGAAATAGATGGATTCCTTTACACGTTAACAATGTCAGATACACAGGGGGGAAGATCATGATAACTAAATTTGGTAAACGATTTTTAACCAATTTTGTTGCAGGCAATTCAACTTTTGATTCAAAGCAAATGGCATTAGGTATTGCAACTGGATCATCTCTTGAGTACCCTTTGTCCGATACAAACTCAAGATTAGGATTTGAATTTTATAGAGTTCCAATTAGACAGGGTGGAATAGATGTAGACACATCCGTATCACCACCCAAATATACAGTTATCTATTCTGCTACAATTCCTACAAATATTGCAGGTAAGATTAATGAGATAGGAATATACTCAGGAGAATCTTATACGAGAAATTTATACGATAGCAAGTTTATATCTAACTTTGAGTTGCCATACAAATGGAACCCTGAGCCAGCATTAGATCAAACCAATTATAGAATTGGAGACAGCTCGCTGATATTTGGTTCAAATGCGGCGGCTGCTAGAGAGTACACCTATGAACTTGGAAGCCTAGATGTATCTGGATATGATCCATCAGATACATTATGTTTTTCATACAAGGCAAATGACGCAAACCTATCATCATTAAAGGTTAGACTGTATAGCTCAGACACTGATTATATGCAGTTTACATTTACTGGACATTCAGTCGGATATAATATTAAAAGTTTAAACATGTCTACTGGAGTATCAGTAGGAACATTTAATCCACAAAGTGTTGTTAAGTTAGGAATTGTTGTTACTCCAACATCTGCTCAAACATATGTATCTATGGATGGATTAAGAATTAATGATGAAGATACGTTTGATCCAGCATATGGATTAATTGCTAGATCTATATTAGATTCAACTCTGATCAAAGTAAATGGAAGAGAAGCAGCAATAGAATTTAAACTAGACCTATCGTTCGGAGTTTAGTGTGTCAGAACAATATCCAGATTTAGGAATTAGCCAAAGCCAAGACGGAGACTATTGGGATATAGTTGTTTCAGATCTGGATTTTGAGACAGACTATTCACTGCAAGTAGCCTGGTCCTATTTAGATAAAACAAAAGGCGCAAGCGAATATTCCGATAGATATAATTTTACAACATCTCAACAAGAAGGCCTGCTCGCTCCTAAATTTGTCTCAGCTGACCTTTATGCAATTAACTCAATACTTTATATTAACTGGAACGGCAAAGACTCAAGCGGCGCAGAGTATTTAGAATCAATTTTTAAGCAGGTAAACATTTGGATTAAAGGTGGAGACTTTGGGACAGAGTTTGTTCAATACGCAACGTCTTTTGCAAAATCTGGCCTCATACAAATTAATGCTACACAGAAAACAACATACTGTGTAAAACTTCAAGCCGAATCAAAAAATGGAGATTTTTCACTTTTCTCAAATGAATTCTGCGTAACAATGCTAAAGCAGCCAAAGGCTGTGTATGATGTAAGACATACATGGGATGTATCTGGAAACCTATCCCTGTTTTGGAAATTTGACCCTACATTTAAAGATGCCACTAATGATAATACTCTGGCAGATTCATTTGGACTACAGCTACTCGATGAAACAAATGATGTAGATGCTACTTGGTGGACGGCTGTAGAAAAAGATAAACTTCCACCGTTAGAACAAAAAATTACTATATCTGCTAACCAGCTACAAAAAGTGTTTGGTCAGTTTACAGCATTTGAAATAGACTACGCCAGCTTTATTTATGTTAGAGATAAAAATTTACAGACAAGTCTTGTAACTGGGTATGCCCTAACAAAATATGCAGATCCACTTACTGCTCCAGTTATATCTGCAGTTAAAGCTCCAATGGCATATAACGTTTCTTATACATCGAACTCCGCATTTGATAAAATTTATATTGAAGAGAGCACAGATTCAGGAGTTACTTGGAGCTCAACTCCGTTTGTTACATCTTCAAATCCAGCTTATATTGCTACAACTAATTCTTTAGCAAGGCTGGTAAGGGCAAAGTTTTCTAAAAAGCTAGGAGGATTTACTGGCTATAGTAATATTGTAACAGTAACTCCAGACAAAATAGATCCAACGGATACTACTGCCCCAACAAATCCAACAAATATTTCTGCAACAGCTACCGTAGATGCAAATGATAAAACTGGATTTAGTCTTCAATCAACAATAACTTTTACAAAATCTAACGATACAGATTGTAGAGGGTATAGAATAAGATGGACTACACAAACATCAAATCAAGTTTATGAGTATGGGTATGTAGACAATCCATCAACAGGAAATTCAGTTTCATTTACTGTTTCGGGGTTAATCCCAAATACAACTTATTACTATCAAGTTGCTTCTGTTGATCAATTTAATAATACTCAGACATATTCAATAGCAGGAACTTTTTCAGCACAAGATTCAGTAGCAACAGCAGAAGGATCCCTTGCAAGACTTAAATCATACATATCAATCGGCGGCGCTACTGGAGACCAGTTTAAATTTGGTACTGGAATATTAGATTCAATTAACACAAGCATTACAACAACACCAGCTACCTCTGCTGCTCCAGCAACTGGATATCACGGTATACTATTAAATAAAACGGGAAACAAAAATAATTATTGGCTAACAACAGGACAGTTAAGAGTTGGAACAGATACTCAGTTCATGTATTTCAATGGAACTGATTTATATCTAACTGGTGATATTAATGCTAGGTCTGGAAAGATAAGTGGAAATGTAACAGTAACTAGTGGTGGATCTTTTATTGCCAGAACTGCTGACAATGTGTTAAATAAAGTTACACTGAACCACCTTGGGCTATTTGCATATGATGCTTCAGGAACAGAAACAACTCAAATTATTTCAAATGCTGCAGTTGGATCTCCAACATTTACAACAGTAAAAGCATTAATTGGAAGCTGGTCAGTTGACACAAATACAATTTCAGCAGGAGGAGTTACATTAAATTCAGCAGGATCTATTATTGCAACAAACTCTGGATCATATGTTGGAATAAAACCAAGAGTAAGTGCTGGAACAGACATTGTTTTATGGTCTGGCAATACCGAAACACCAGCAATAAATAGTGCAGCATCTGGACATGCTGGGTTCCAAGTAAATGCCAATGGACAGATGCGAGCAACTGGTGCAATTATATCTGGAGTTGTTACTTTAGAATCTGGATCCTCTTTGGGAGGCTTAGTCCCAGATTCTTCTAAGGTTTACTATTCAGGAACTGCCCCCGCAGTTCCAACTGGTGGGCACAAGCAAGGAGATTCTTGGGTAGATACTGCAAATAGCAATCAGCTAAAAATTTGGAGTGGAACAGCATGGGTAATAACACAAGATTCTGCTGCTGCATTAGCAGTTGCAAATCAAAAAACTAAAACAACTTATGGACCAACACAACCAACAAATTCAATTTTAGGTGATGTCTGGTACGATACAAATACTGGAATTAATTATTTTAAAGTTTATAATGGAACTATATGGACTAGAATGAAAGATTCTGATATAACTGCAGCAGATACAAAAGCAGCAAGCGCTCTTACTGAAGCCGAAAAAAAATCAACAACAACATCTTCAGCCACTGCTCCATTATCTCCTAAAGCTGGAGATATTTGGTTTGATATTAATTTTAATTATTTTAAAGTGTGGAGTACATCTGTAACTCCAGCAGCCTGGGTTAGATTAAAAGATGGAGATCTCACTGCAGCTGAAACTGCTATTCAAACGGCCAACCAGAACGCAACGAATGCTTTGGCAAAAGCAGTTAAGTTTGGCGTAGACGGATCTTTAGTATCTAACTTAATAACAAAATTAAATGATGGTGGTTCTATCTATTCATCTTATATCCAGAGCGGAACAACATATGCAAAAAGCTCTTATGCAAGTACAACACCAGGATTTTTTATTGGATGGGAAAATCAATCAGGAGTAATTTATCCTGCTTTTAATATAGGTAATGATTCTGCATACGTTAAGTATTCAAATTCTACGCAGGTGCTTGAAGTAAGAGGAACAATTAAAGCCACAGCAGGAGAATTTCTCGGAAATGTAACAGCTGGTGCAGGAGCAATAACAATAGGTACCGCTGGAATATCTTCCGCAGGATTTTCAATAAATACATCTGGAGCAGCTACATTCACAAGCGGAACGTTTGCTGGAAATATAACTTCTACTGGAATAATAACAGGTGGCACTATAACTGGATCTACTATATCGACATCTGGAAACTTTAACGGATCCCTGAGAATGAATTCGTCAAACAATCAATTAGAATGGCTTGGAACTAACGCCGCTGTTATTGGAAGAGCATTTGTGTATGCAGGAAATCAAACAATTATTGCTTCTGGTGCTGGCGGAGATTATTCTGCTTTTCCAGCTTCTGCTGGAATGTTAAATCTTTCATCTTCATCAGTTTCTCTTCAGGTAACTAATGCATCAGGTAATAGCATTGGAGGGCTGACAATAGATTCAGCTTATGCTACATTTAATTCTTTGTATGTAAGAAATCTCTCTTCTGCAGTTCTTACTGAGCCAGTTTTTAGAAATATAAGTATGGGTACTGATCCTAAACTAGCATCGGCTGCAGATGGCATCCGTGGCGACATATATATTCAGTACGCATAGGATAATAGATGTCAGATATTTTTATTAAAAGCACTACGGGCTCTGGTGGTTGGAAAAAAATAACTAATCTTTTTGTTAAGAGTACTACTGGATCTGGTGGATGGAAGGCGGCAGCTGGCGTATGGATTAAAAATACTACTCAGTGGCTTAAGGTTTGGCCCCTGTCAGGAATTTTTGCTACAAGAGTTCCATATATTGGATACCTTGCATCAGATGCATATGCAGCCAGAATGCCTAATGCCACTTATCCAGTAGTTAGAATAGGCGACTCCTATTTTGGAAACAATGCTAACTGGGATTTAAATGGATGGAATGCATCATCATACCAATACAAGTGGAAACTTTACGATCAGAACGGTACAGACTTATTAACAACCTTAAGAAGCGGAACAACTTGGTCTGTTGTAGCACCAAACTCTACAGGTAGTGGACAAGATCAATTACCATATGCAATATGGACATCAACAAACTCAGCAAATGCGGATGAGCAATATTTAGCATTTGAAGTTACAGCAAACAATTCATCCAACTCTCAATACAATGGTGTGTCTTTTTCAACAAGAGTAAAAGTTATTAGAGAAAGTCCTATAAATTTAACAGCAAGCTTAAGTACAAATAGCCCGTCAGTTGGAACAGCAATAACATATTCATCAACATGGGAAGCTGGAGAAGCATACAAACCACGTAGCACGTTTGTACAATGGCATAGAAATTCAACAAACACAACAGTCGGTGGAACTTTTCTTGCAAATGGAGCATCTTACACTCCAGTAGAAGCAGACAATGGTAAATATTTATATGTTACAGAAACAAGACAGAACTCTGGAACAGATTATGATCTAGGTATTGCAACTGGTGTTGAAGTCTCAGTAGTGACTACTAATGTAGTTGCCTCAGCTCCAAGTACATTTACATATTCATTAACAAATGTAAGCTCTGTAACTACGCCTTCTGCGCCTACACAAACTAGAGTTTCTTCCACATCAAACACAGTTCTTGTTGAAATGGCTGCATCTTTTCCTTCTGATACTGAGTCCTATGATCTTTTGAGTTATGGTGCTGGATCTAATACGGGGGGAACAATATCTGCACCAATTACTCAAGCAGTAACAACATTAAATCAATATAATTCTTCAGGAAATTTTGTTGCTACTGGAGGTACATCTGATGCGATTTTAAGCATATCTCCTTCTGCTTCAAATTCTCCAATAAGCACAATGACTTTGGCAAAAGGAAATTCAAGAAAAATAAATGTTAATGTCAGCACAACAACTGGAGCCCAAAGCTGGGCTGTAAGCTGGAACTTGTCTGGAGCATCAGGAGGAAATGGCACATATATATCAAACACAAATTCAATGCCACTTACCATTACAGTAGGTGGGGCCTCTAATCCAACTGTATCTATAAATAGCGTAACGGCATACTCTGGATTAAATCAGACGGGAGCTACTAGAGCTGGGACTGCAGGCTCACCGACCTCCTTGTCTTCTATAGCAAAGCCAACTTCAACATCCTCAACTTCTTCTTTAAGCTATACTTACTATGCAAATAATCAGTTGGCATTAGCTAAAAGAAGAGTTACTCTTCCAAGCAATTTTACTAATAATACAAATGTTTATGTATCAACAAATGGTTTTATTGGAATAGGAACTAGTACGTCAACAGGATCAACTCCACCAATAACTGGAGTATTTTTAACACCTATAATGAGAGACCAGGTGCAAACTTTCCTATATCATTATTCAGACTCTACAAATTTTTATATAAGATGGAAAGGCACTCAGTATCAAGATGCTACAAAAATATCAGAATATCAAGCAAAATTTTATTATGACTCAGACATAGTTGATGTTAATTTTATTAGTAACGGGGTAGATTCTTACAGCACTAATGCTGTTTATAATAATAATGTTGTTACCCAAACATGGGCTGAATCTACATTGCAAACATCAGACAACTTTGCAGTAGCAGGAATGACTAGAAATACTAGCAGAGATGGAGTAGATGATAACTTTACTTTAATTGCAGCAATAAAGCCAGTCGTTGCTCCAACAATACTTACAGCTCCAGTTGTAACACCTAGCACTGGAACTCAAGGAGCCACAACCTATACAACAACTAATGGGACCTGGACAAATACTCCATCATCGTATTCTTATCAGTGGAGATACTTTGATCAAGGAAGCGTTTACCCAGCTGCACCAGCAAGTATTGTATCTCCATTTACAAGCACAGGACAAACATACAGGCCTCCAGCAAACTACAGAACCCTATATGGGTCCGCTTTATATTGTGACGTAGTGGCAACTAACTCAGGTGGATCATCAACTGCCTCACGTTCTGCTGCAGTTACAGTTAATGCTACAGCTTCACCGTTCTTCCCACCGTTCTTCCCACCGTTCTTCCCACCGTTCTTCCCACCGTTCTTCCCACCATTCTTCCCACCATTCTTCCCACCATTCTTTGCATCTGGTCCAGCACAAGTTACAGGAGTAACCTGTTCTTCAGATCGTTATGACGGAGTCCAGATATCTTGGAATGCAGTAGCTGGTGCAACTGGATATGACATATGGTACGGCGGGCCACCATCTCCAACATCAACGCCAGACACTAGCGTTGGAGCAGTATCTACTACACTATGGACTAATGCGCCAAATGGCACTCAGACTTATTATGTTCGTGCAAAAAATGCTAACGGAAATGGAGCCTGGTCTAGCCCTGGAGTATCTGGAACTAGATTGTATACAGGTGGCGGATATTAAAATAGTTAATACTATTGACTAATAGTGCCTAAATGGTATAATAAACAAGGAGGAGTAAAATGACTACATTAAAAAAAGAAGACAAGATTCAAATTATTGAAGCAAGACTCAAGTCTATAGAATATAAAAAGTATAGCCTTGGAATAGATCTTGTTGTTGAAAACAATAAGAGTGAACCAGTAGAAGAAGCTGTTACAAATTTAAGTAATGCTATTGAAGAATGTAATAATCAACTGTCTGTTCTAAATTCAGAACTTACAGACGTAAATGCACTAGCCGAGTAGGTAAAAATGGAAAAATTAGAATTGATTGTTAATGCGCTGCAAGAAAGAATTGGACAGCTAGTCTCTGGATATGAAACTCAGATTGCAATATTGAGGGCGGAAGTAACAGAATTAATAAATGCACAGCAGGAAAAAGAAAGCTATGCTAAATCAATTGATTCTAAGTTAGAGGAGGCATAAAATGGGCGAAGTCTTTGCAGATGGAGAGCCAGCAGATCCAAAAAAGCTAGAGAATCTTCAAATTCAGATAGATAAAATAAAAGAAGTATCAGATCAGTCTTATAATTTAAGTAAGACTACAGCAGGTGATTTTACAACACTTGGAATCCCTAATATAAGATCTGGCATGGTTAGATTTGAAAATGGAATAACTGCCAAAGCAGATCCCGTTTCGGTAGACGTAAACCCTGGCTGGGGAGATGAGTACACAGATGCTTTTATAGTTGCATCGCCAAAGCTTAAGGATCCAAAAGCCAGCAATATCAGATGGTCAATATCTGGTGAGGTAACTAATAACGGAACAGCAAAGATAGTTGTCTATTCAGACGTTAAGCTAGGTGCATTTAACTTCCATTGGGTAAGCGTTGGCATTAAGCCGTCCACACTGTAGCATTACAACTATTGACACACCAGCTTAATATGTTACAATTGGTATAACATTAAGCCACGATATCGTGGCTTTTATATATATTAAGGGTTTTAATGAGCAACGATTTAAAGTGGATGATTTCATCCGACCAACAGTTTCCGTATCAAGACGATAAAATGATTGCCCTATGGTTTAAGGTTATGAAATGGTTTAAGCCAGACGTTGTTGATTACCTTGGCGATACAGATGATCAAGCCTGCTATAGCAAGTATACAGAAGGAAGATCAGCAGAGTTTTTAAATCTTCATAAGACAGATAGCAGAGATTTAATTGTTCCTATGATGCGCCATGAAGCAAAGGGTGCAAGAGATTTTTATACAAAGACCAGAGAGATGCTTCCAGAAGCACAGCTATTTTCTGCATTGGGAAATCACGATGTTAGAATTTTTAATTATGTAGATGCGAAGTTGCCAGATTATATTAATGAAGTTACCCCCGAAGCTCTTTGGGGACTAGACTCATTAGGTTATGAATATATTCATTATAATGAATTGCCAAAGCGTCGCTTTGGAGACATTCACGTTCATCATGGGCTTTCAATTGCATCAACTGGATCCGTTCGCAAAGATATGGAAGATCTTCAAATTTCATTAATTAGAGGTCACTCTCATAGAATTGCTTCTCATTTAGTTACATATGAATTAAGAAATAATGGAGAAGGAGAAACACTTCGTGGCTACGAGCTTGGGCACATGTGTGATGAAAAGGGCCCAGGAATGAAATATATGCAGCACCATGATTGGCAAAAGGGATTTGCTATAGCACATATTGTAAATGATTACCCACATATTCAGATGATCCATGTGGCACCAGATTACTCATGTGTTGTTGATGGGAAGCTATTTACACTATGATGAAATGCAATAAGTGCCAAGGAAGAGTTTTTGTAGATAGAGTATTCTCACAAAAATTACACGTAGAACTTTTCTGCATGATGTGCGGTAAAAGATGGATGATTAATAAGGATACGAGTGCACTAGGTAAATGGATAGAAAAAAGAGAAAACAGCCAGCTAAAAGCATTCGGTATTTCTTCTTAAATAACAAAATACATAAAGTATTAAGTCATTCAAGATCTAAAGACCAGATGGTTGCTTGGTGCTATCCTGATAAAAAAAGATTGCTGTATTCTTATTCTCAAGTATTAAAAACTATGGAGAATGCTTATTCAACTAGTCAGGTAGCTCAAATGCTTGGCAAGCATAAGGTTACTATAGAAGATTATATTTTGGACGGGAAGATAAGGTACCCACAAAAAGTATATCCGATAGGTAATCCAGAAAGCACATGGTATAAGTTTATGTATAGTGAATCGGACATTATGGACATTCATGAGTTTATATTAGAATCAGGGTATTCTAATAATATGCCTTCAAGAAATGAGATGAGGGCTCTTCTCAAACACAACACTATATTGTATACTAAGACCACTGAAGGAAATTTTGTACCAGTTTGGAAGGCGGAATAGGTATGAGCAGAGCTGTTGTTTGTGATATTTGTAAGAAAGAAATAGAAGTACGTTGGGGCATATTTGCTCATGACACGTTAACTAGGCATAGAAAGGCGGCACATAATGGATAGAGGGACTCAGGTTAGAGTTGATTTATCTTTTACCAGAAACCTTGGAAATTTTGAAAGCATTAAGATTGGCATTGGCGTAGACGATTTTGTCAGAGACGGCGAAAGCGTAGATGCGGCAACTGATCGTGTGTATAAATTTGTTGAAGATAAGCTAATTCAAAAGACACAAGAAGTGGAAGAGGAATTGCGTGGCAGTAAATAAGGAACCCTATATCCTTCTTTCTTTATACTCTAATTTATATGAGGGCATGTATAACACAAAGCCAACAATAAATAGATATAAAGAAAAGTGGGCTATGCAAGATGTTTTAGATAGCATAGGGTTTGAGCGTTCTAAGAATGTACTAGAGTATTATTTTAAGACTGGTAAGAATAGGCATCCGCTTAATTTTTTCTACAATAACTTTGAAAGAATAGAAGACATGATGATGCAGATTAAAGAAGATAAAGCTAACAGAAGCCGTCTGTTGCAGGAAACAAAAAAGATGATTGAGGGTAACGAATGAATACGGAAGCCGAGCTAATCTCAGCGGTATGCAAGAATAAAGACATCAGCACTATACTTGCAGATAACTCAGACGACCTATTTGTTTCTCATAAAGACATTTGGGAAGGCCTTAAGTCATATTACTATAAGTTTAGAGCAGTCCCAGAAGTAACAATTCTTCAGGATAAGTTTAAAGATTTTGAGCCAGTTGAAACTAAAGGTGAGACGGGATACTACTTAGACAAGCTTAAAAATGAATTTGTTGGGAACAAACTTAAGGGTATTCTTTTGCAGGCAGGCTCATCTTTAAAAGACGATGCTCCATCAAGAGTACTTGGCACAATGCAGTCTCAGTTGGCAAACTTAAGTCGATATACAAATAATGTTAAAGACTTAGACATTACGGATTTAGATTCAGCAGAAAGACACTATGAGTCAGTAAGAACTCGATCATTAGCAATGGGAGGAAGCCCAGGAATCCTAACAGGCTTTGAGGCTATTGATAAGGCGTACCCAACTGGAATGGCTCCAGGACATCTAATCGTCGCTATAGGTTGGCCTGGACGTGGTAAGACATGGTTCACGTCATACCTAGCATGCAAGGCATGGGAGCAAGGATTCAAGCCAATGATTGTATCGCTTGAGATGGCCCCAGAAAATATGCGAGATAGAATTTATACAATGCTAGGTTCTGGATTGTTTAGAGCAAGCGATCTTTCAAAAGGTGATATTAATATTGATGATTTTAAAACATGGGGTAAGAAGAAGACTGAAGGAAAGAATAGTTTTATTCTTGTTTCTAATGAGGGTGCTGGAGAAGTAACACCAGCAACTATTCAAGGTAAGATTGATCAGCATAAACCAGATCTTGTAATTCTCGACTATCATCAATTGTTTAATGATAACAAGCGAAGCAATTCTGAAGTTGAGCGAAATAGAAATATCTCAAGAGACTTTAAGCTGCTTGCAGTTACAAACGGAATCCCAATCATTGATATTACTGCAGCAACTGCAGATGATATTTCAGATCAAAAAGAGCCACCAATGATGAGTCAAGTTGCATGGTCAAAGGCTATTGAGTATGATGCTGACATGGCTATTGCTATTCACAAGCATGCTAATACAGATTTGATTGAGGTTGTATCTAGAAAAAACAGGCATGGACATGACTTTAGATTTTTCCTTGACTGGGATATAAATAGAGGAGTTATCACTCCAATCTATGAAGACCTTCCAGAGTTGAGCAAGTGACACATCAAAATATTAAAAGGTTTCAAATACAAGTTGAGTTTCTAGATGATTCTAATATGATTAGGATTAAAAAGCAGTACGAAGATCTACTAACTGGTCAGATGAAAGACTCTGGTTATGCCAGGGTGCTTGACATAGACCCAGCTTTTTCGGTAGAATTTGACGGACAAACTTGGAAGTTCTTAATGACTATCCACGGAATCTATGTAGGAAAGAAGAAGGCATGGCAATTAGAGGGTATAACTCAAGGCAAGTTGATAGCTCGGAATACACCCCCGCCCATATTAAATCAATAATCCAAAGCCTTGGAATTGATATGGTTGGTGAGACGTCTAACGATTATCTATCATATTGTCCATTCCATTCAAATAGACATACTTCAAGTTTTAGTATTAGTAAAACAAAAGGTGCATACATTTGCTTCAACCCTTCTTGCGGAGAAGCAGGAACTCTAAGTGATCTAGTTAAAAGAATTTTAAATAAAAATGAGTTTCAGTCTTTAAGGTTTATTGAATCAAAGCAGTCCGAAGCATTAGAAAACTTTGATGAATCTCTTAAAGACATGCTTGAAGATAAGCCAGACTTCGTAGAGTTTTCAGAAGAAACATTAAAGAGTTTATACAATGGGCTGGTCAAAAGCGATAAGGCAAAAGAATATTTAAAATCACGTGGAATTAACTTAGAGTCAATGGAACACTTCTCTTTAGGATATTCTGAAAATATGGATATGATAACTGTTCCAGTGCATAGTCCAGATGGAATTGCAGTAGGAGTTGTTGGCAGATCTATATCTGATAAAAGATTTAAGAATAGCAAGGATCTTCCAAGAAGCAAAACAATGTTTAATATTCATCGTGCCAAAAAGATTGGCGACAGAGTTATAGTCGTAGAGTCCAGCTTTGATGCAATCCGTGTGCATCAGGCTGGGTTCCCTAATGTTGTGGCAACCCTTGGAGGTCATATATCTGGAGACAACCTAGGTCTTTTAAATAGATATTTCAATACAGTTATAATCATGACTGATGCAGACAAGGCTGGCAGAGACTTAGGCTCAGCAATTGCTTATAAATTAAGCAATAAGAACATCTTGTGGGCATCGCATTCTTATGGTAGAATATATCCAGAGGGTGTAAAAGATGCAGGTGATATGTCTGATGAGGATATTAAAGCTTGTATAACAAATGCCATATCTAATTTTGAATATAGAACTTAAAAATACGTGGTTACAAACGGATATATACCGTTACATACATAAGGAGAAAAAATGGGAATAGTAAAAGGATTGTCAGGAATGACAAAAGCAATGGACAAGGTTACATACACTAGTTCAGAAGATAGCAAAGCAAAGTGGTTAAAGATTGAAGATGGGGAAGCCGTAAAGATTCGTTTTTTGCAGGAGCTTGATCCAGACTCACCACACTATAATGAAAAAGCAGGTTGCGGATTTTTTGCAATTGAGCATACAAACCCTAAAGATTATCGACGTAAAGCACTAGACACAATGGAAGACGAAGGCCGTGACTGGGCTCAAGAGCAGCACCGAAAAGATCCTAAAGCTGGGTGGGGTGCAAGAAAGCGTCTATACGTTAACGTATTGGTTGATGATGGAAAGAATGAGCCTTATGTAGCAATTCTTTCTCAAGGCGTAAGCGGTAAAACCATTACACCAACACTAATTGAATATGCAAATGAAATGGGCAGTATCACCAACTTGGTTTGGCGTGTAAAGCGAAGTGGTCTTAAGACAGATACAAGCTATACAATCATCCCTTTAGCTAAAGATGAAAAACCGTTTGATTTCTCTGCAGTAGAGCTTTTTGATTTAGAGAAGACAGCAGTTAGAAATGTACCATACGCAGAGCAGGAAGCTTTTTACACTGGAGAGTCATCTCCAGAAGAAAGAGAATCTTCTTCAACAAGCAGCAGCGTAGACTGGTAATATTAAATAGTGGAGGCGGTATTGACCGCCTCCACATTATTTAGTAAAATAGCATAATGAGAACATACGATATACCAGATCCATTTGAGACTTTTGTTTTTAATAAATATAAGAATTATGTCGGAGCAGTATATGATTTCTTTGCTAGAGAATGGCATATGAAATGCGGATGTTGCAAAGAAGATTTATACGCACCAACAAAAAAGATATTAACTAAAATTAGGTTATATCATACTAGAAATGAATGTACAGGCGGATACTAATGAGTTTTACACATTTACACGTTCACTCTTATTACTCGCTTATGGATGGGCTAAACTCTCCAGAAGAATTGTGTCAGGCAGCTTTAGATGCTGGACAGACAGCAATTGCTATAACAGACCACGGCACATTGTCTTCTCATCGTGATATGCAGATTGCAGCAAAGAAGCTAGGGGTAAAGCCTATTCTTGGAGTCGAAGCTTATATATCTCCAACAGATAGATTTGATAGATCTTCTAAGACAGATAAATCAATTCAGGCGTATAATCATATTATTATTTTAGCTAAGAATAAAAAGGGTCTAGAGAATATCAATACCCTACAAGAACTTGCGTGGACAGAAGGCTTTTATCATAAGCCACGTATTGATAGGGAGGTGCTTAAGGAATATGCGGAAGGTATTATTGTACTCTCTGGATGCCTTAATGGGCTTATCTCTAAGGCTATCGAGAAAGGCGAGTTCTCTGAAGCTAAGATGGTTCTCAAAGATTTTCAGAAAACTTTCGGTAAAGATTTTTATGTTGAGGTTCAATCTCACAATCCAGAAGAAATAAACTCAAAGCTTTTAGAGCTTGCAGATGAATTAAAAATTAAAGCGGTGGCAACAGGAGATGCCCACTTTGCTAAAAAAGAAGATAGAGTATTAGAAGAGGCAATGCTTATTCTATCAACATCCCCTAAGTCAGACAAAGATGCAGACTTTGAAATGTCTAGAAAAATGCCAGATATGATGGATAGATTTAATTACTTATATCCAGACCGCAGAATATCATTTCAAGATTATAATCTATTTATTCAAAGCAGGTCTGAAATTGAGGCGGACTTTAATAAAGCAGGTATTAGTCGTACAGATATATATGATAATACAATGGAAATTGCTAATAAGATTGAAGAATATGACTTCCATAAAGGATTAGATCTGCTACCTATCCCAAAGACCAATGCTGACAAGAAACTGTCTGATATGGCCTTAGAAGGCCTTAAAAGACTATCTCTGGACAAAGATCAGGTCTACTTGGATAGAATTGCAGAAGAGTTATCTATAATTAAAGATAAGGCATTTGCCTCATATTTCCTAGTTGTAGCCGATATGATTACATGGGCAAAATCAAACAACATTATGGTTGGTCCAGGACGTGGTTCTGCAGCTGGCTCATTGGTTTGCTACGCTCTTGGTATTACAGATGTAGATCCAATTAAGTATGACCTACTTTTCTTCCGATTTATTAACCCTGAGCGTAATGACTTTCCAGATATTGATACCGACTTTGAAGACCGTCGCCGTAAAGAAGTTAAAGATTATTTAAAGAAGAAGTTTAAGCACGTTGCTTCTATTTCCACATACACCTACTTTAAAGACAAGGGTGTAATTAGAGATGCTGCCCGTGTGTTTATGGTGCCCCTATCTGATGTTAATCGTGCAATGAAATCAATTGACACCTTCGAAGACTTTATGGATTCTCCTAATACAAAAGAATTTAGAGCAAAGTATCCAGAGGTAACTTGGCTTGCAGAAAGACTTCGTGGAAAGATTCGAAGTGTTGGAGTTCATGCTGCTGGTGTTGTGGTTGCAAAAGATGATTTAAGAAAGTATGCACCAATAGAGTCCAGAGCTGATGCTAATGATGAAGTGTCTGGAAGAATTCCAGTCGTGGCATACGATATGGATACGGTTGCAGATATAGGTCTTATTAAGCTAGATGCCCTAGGTCTTAAGACTTTATCTGTGATCTCTGATACATTAAAGTCAATTAAAGATAGATACAATAAAGATATAAATCTTTACGATATTGCTTTAGATGATGAGAATGTATACAAGATTTTTAATGATGGTTACACAAAGGGTATCTTCCAAGCTGAAGCAACTCCATACACTAACCTACTTATAAAAATGCGTGTAGATAAGTTTGAAGACTTGGCTGCATCAAATGCCTTGGTTAGACCAGGAGCTATGAATACAGTTGGAGCATCTTATATTAAGCGCAAGCACGGTAATGAAGCAGTTAATTATATCCATCCAATTATGAAACCTTTTACAGAAAATACATACGGGGTGATTATATATCAAGAGCAGGTTATGCAAGCATGCGTACACCTAGGAGGAATGACTTGGTCAGAGGCTGACAAGGTTAGAAAGGTTATTGGTAAAAAGCAAGATGCAAAAGAACTCAGTCCATTCAAAGATAAATTTATTCAGGGCGCTAAAAAGCATATCAGCGCAGAAGAAGCCGACAATCTCTGGAAAACATTCGAAGCTCACGCTGGATACTCATTCAATCGTAGTCACGCTGTCGCTTATTCTATGCTTTCTTATTATACCGCTTGGCTTAAGTGCTATTATCCTTTGGAATTTTTATTCTCGATCCTCAAAAACGAAGGCGACAAAGACGCCAGAACAGGTTATTTAATTGAAGCAAAAAGACTTGGCATAAAAGTAAAGCTTCCCCACGTAAATGAATCTGATGTAAACTTTTCACTACAAAAAGATTCAATTAGGTTTGGGTTGGCAGAAATTAAATTTATTTCAGATAGCATTGCAAACAAGATTATAGAAAAGAGACCATATGAAAATTATAAAGACCTCGTTGAGAAGGCATCCAAGAAGGGTAGCGGTATTAATTCTAGGGCCATTGCTTCTCTTAACGCTATTGGGGGTGCTGCTTTTGATGATAACGCTAGAAGCGGTAAAGAAGCCGAGTCTTATTACGAATTTTTAGGAATCCCTTCATTCAACCTATCTAACCTAGACCCAAAAATTAAGGCACAGGCTAGACCTATTGACGAGTTTGAAGAGCTAGGATCATTTGTTATGTTTGGAATGGCAAAATCTATAAAGCGTGGCAATGGGTGGTCAAGAATAGAAATTGTTGATGAAAGTGGTTCGGTTGGGTTGTTTGACGTAGAGCAAACAAAAATAGAAACAAATAAGATGTACTTTGTACTTGTTGGTGATAATAGAATATCTAGATACGTAGAGGTTGATTTAATCAATAAAGACTCAGAAGATGCTTTTGTAAAATACTTGTATGCAAAATCATACCCTATTGACGAAGATCAAAGAATTGTGATAAGCTATACACCATACAAGACAAAAGCTGGCAAAACTATGGCACACCTAGTTATGTCAGACAAAGACAAAAATTTAAACAGAGCAATTGTTTTCTCAAGCATGTACCCGCTTTCCTTGGCAAAAATGCGAGAGGGAATGATATGCGAACCAGTTCTAAAGACTTTAGAAGATGGAACACTTATGGTTAAGGACGTAAAATGACAAATGAAAATGAAGAAATATTTAAATCAATGAACGCAACTAAAATATTAATTGCAGTTCTAAACCAAATAGGTACTATAACAATACCTACAAGTAAATTCTTGGAAATTAATTCTGAAGACAGACAACTGTCTGTTGATTATGACAATGTAGATATGTCATTTACATTTAAAATGCAAGATTCTAAGCCAGAAATTAAACTGACTGGAAGAATATACTAAGTATGGATTCATCGGAAGAGCTAAAGTTTGTTGGGCATCAGCCACCAAAAAGAATTATTGACACCTTTGATGCAATGAGAGCAACCAGTATTTTAGTAGCAATACTTAAACACAACGGAAAGCTTGGGGTGCCTAGATTAATTTTAGATGAGTTGCTAACAGAAGAACAGGTTTTCCCAAATGATTTTATAACTAAAAACGGAAGTATGGCAAGAGTTACTTACGATAGAACAAAAGATATGTTCTTTTTTGAACTTGGATACATGGACGAAAAGCCTTATCCAGACCACCTAATAGGCTTTCAGTGTACTAGGTCTGATACAAGAGTTGGAGATATAGACTACAATGATCCCTATTACAGAAATTGAAAATATTTTATCAAAGCTGGATCCCAAAACAAGAGCACGTGTCCAGTCTGCTCAAGATGTTAAGATTGAAAAGCAGTTAACTCCAAGCATCGGATTAAACTTTGCATTGCGTGGAGGTCTAGGATATGGCAGACAAGCTCTTGTATGGGGAAATAAGTCTGCTGGTAAGTCTTCTTTTTGCCTACAAATGATTGCTCTTGCACAAAAAGAAGGAAAGACATGTGCTTGGATTGATGCAGAGGCATCTTAT